GGGGAAGACTTGCTCAGTCAAACACTCCAGTACTTTCAGTGGTATAGCCGGGAAGACTGTGCAGAGTTTGTACTGCTTCAGATTCACGGGGGTTGCGATGTTCGGGGCGGATATACTGTACCGAAGGTCTATCGCACATGTGACGGGCTGTATGACAACGCACGGGCAGGTATTCATTGCCCGGTGTGCTATGCTCATTGGGAATCTGATGAAGGTTACTATTGGTCGCCGTGTGCTGAGCAAATTGACCTCTCATTCCTTGACGGGCATGACACACACCCGGCATTGCCGCTTGACATGGCCGAACGGGTACCTTGGCCGTTGTTGAACCTTGATGAGAAGTCGTACTTGCGTGATACGAAGCAAGACGCTTATATCCGTGTAGAGCTTGACACGGAGGAGTTCCCTGCTGAGAATGAGAGGGAACGCGGGAATCTGTATATCAACTCGGAGGGTCAAGGTTTGTGTCCGTATTGCCTTACCGGTACCCTCTTCGCAGGGTATTGGTAGTCGTACCTCCGAGAAGGCAAGCCCCGGTGTGGCAATATCCGGGGCTTGCCAAATACCTGGTAGTCGTACTAGCTAGTACTACGGGCACGCTGAAATCCTGGTATTTGTACCAGTTCCATTGGCGTGGATATTGCGGTATAATCTTAGTAGAACATCTAACTCGGAGGTTAGCATGGCTATTCAAGTTGACCGTGATGAGCTTGTCAAGAAGCTACATCCCCGCAGGTTTCCCGGAATGTCAAGCAAAATGGCCGCTATTGTGGGGTACTTCATTGGTGAAGTCTACACAAACCCGGCGATTGTGGGCTTGTATGTCACAGTAGACGGGCATTGCCTTGCACAGTCTGAAGGTGAAGTCGGGTACAACGTCTATGTTGGCGTGTTTGCTGAGCTTGAGCGTAACTGGCGTGAGCTTGTGGGAATCTCGGAAGTAGGACTGTCGGAGGAAGAGGAAATCTTTTGTCTCCGTCTGTTGGAGACGAAAGTAACTCATGCCTAGTGACATCAAGATTGCGAAGTTCATAGTGGCCGGTATAGGCGCAGGGATTGTCTATCCGTTGTTCGGGCTTATACCGGCATTCTGGTTTACCCTTGCCGGATGTTTCCTTTACTCCTGCTTCAGACCCTACAACGACCCATAGCCAGACCCATTTCCCCTCCAAGCAATGTTACTAGCTAGTACTACGGACAATCATGTGCTCAAACCGACACAAAACGAGCGTTTACCCACATGATTGTAGAAACAGGTATTTGTACCAGTTCCATTGGCGTGCATGTTGCGGTATAATCTTAGTAGAACAATCAACTTCGGAGGTATCGTCATGGCTTACGTGAGGCCAAACTTCAAGAACAAGAAGGCACTGAAGAACTATCTACAATCGGGCAAGCCGGTTGAAGTCTTTCAGCCCGGTCTTGGTAGTGTCCCGGAGAACGGTTCAATCGCACTCGAAGGGCCGCACTATCCCGCACCGCATAGCTGGTATGCTACTGGCACAATGAAAGACGGTTGCCTTGTCGAGGTAAAGTAACCATGCACTATTCGATGGAAAACATTCGCCGGATACATCGGCAAAAGATGAATGGACACTTCTTTGACAAGGACACCATGCGGTTCTTCAACTCGCGCATACTGGAAACCGTGTACCAGGGGCCGGGCGGAGTGTTCTTCGTGACTTCTGAGCGTTTTGTCGGTTCGACATATACCGGGCCAAGACTTTACACGGTTCGCAAGTTCAACCCGGAAACTGGCGACATCGGCACACACGGCGAGTACAACAAGATAACGAAGTATCAGGCTATCAAGGCCGCGACTGAGGCCGCAGCAGCAGTAACAGCAGCAACAGAGGCAGCAGTAACGGCTTAGAATGTGGCCGGACTCTCCCTGGTAATTCTCCCAGGCTAGTAGAATTACCAGGGAGCTTTTTTCATACCTGGCAATCGTACTAGCTAGTACCACGGTGGATGAATTTTCAAAACCCGTACTTTTACCAGTTGGACAGGCACATAACTTGCGGTATAATCCATGTAGAACGGAGGTATCGGGAATGCTTTATCGAATTCGAGGTAAGGGCAAGGTGCATACAGCGTGCTATTGGCATGCTACCCTTGCCATTGACTCTACATGGCGGGGTACTATCATTGACGGTATTCTGCTAACTGGCATGGGCAAGTGTGCAATATGCAACCGTACCCTTGCCCGGAATCGAAACCGGAGGTATTAGCATGGCACGAATCAAGCATTATCACTGTCTATCGGGCGGGCATGGCTATATGCCTGATGACAACATCACTTGTAGAACTAAGGCGGAAGCATTAGCATGCGCAAGTGACAAGGCGCAAGAACTACGCTCGGAGGGTATCCGGGTACACGGGCGGAAGTCCGACGGTTACTATGATGTAGCTTCAAGGGATGTTGGCAAGGCGGGCTTAGAGTATATCGAAGTCACGACTTGCACGGAAGCAACATGCCTGTTAGATTTGGAGGATTGACATGCGATTGTGTATATACTGTTTGGGTAACTACTTGGCCGGGCAAGCGTTCTATCAGAGAATGCAAGCCGCTAAGATTCGCAAGCGTGTTAGACTTCTCGGAGGATAGCCATGAGTGCATTCACGGAAGCAGTAGAACGGGGATTAAGCGGGCTTGACCATGTATCAGTCGGCTATATGTCGTACGAAAAGTGTGGCGAATGTCCAATAGGCGGAGATGATTCCGATTGCGGAGATGAGGGACACTTTTCATGGTCGGCTTGCGATTGTTGCAATTCGACTCTTGGCGGTACCCGGTACGCAGCACACGGCATTGATTCTGAGGGTAACATAGTTCACTTGGATGTATGCTCGGATTGCGTCATGTATATCGCAAACGGAGAAGAACCGGAAACTTGGGAATCGGAATAAACTGGTATCCTTGCTAGGGCGTTCTCATGTGGGGTATGGAACAATCTACATGAGAACGCTTTAGGGAGGTATTCAAAATGCAAAATTGGCAGGATACAGGAAGACGGGGCGATTATGGCAAGATATACCGGAATCGCCACACTGGGGAACTTGCAGAGGAACATGACAACACTTACCTGGTTGCGGTCGGAACAGGGGAAACAATCCCGGAATGCTTCAACGGCCATTCGTACCTGATAGAACAAGACCGCATAGCACGCGGTTTGCCTGTTTAGGGAGGAGATGAGGAAGCCCGGTAGAAATACCGGGTTTTCCTTATGCTTTACCGTGGTACTAGCTAGTATGGCTACCAGGTAGGGAAAACCCGGTAAAAATGCCTGGCGGGGCGTACAGGGGCATTTCCGGGCATTCTGACAAAGACTCGTACATTTACCAGTTGTGTTGGCGTGGAATTTGCGGTATAACTTATGTGAGAGGGAAATTCGGGAAGTCCAGCCCTGTCAGGCAATTATACCGGGTTTCCCTCACACTTTGGAGGTATCAGACATGACAACAGTATTGACGGGCAAGGAACAGATAACGGGCGCAAGACTGCTTACGCTTAGGCAGGGCTTGCGTTTGGAGTGCAAGGGCATGACAAGGCATGGCCGTTCGTGCTATGCCATAATCAAGGAAGAATTCGGCTTGCACGGAAGCAAGCAGAGTGTTTTTGAGCAATTCACGGCGATACTTCAGGATAAGGGGGTATTGGTATGAAACTGGTCATGATGACTAATGACGGGCAAGTTATCGACTCTTACGAGGATATAGAAGAGTACGATCTAAACGACCCGGATACCCCGTTTGGGCTTATAACCTGGTTGCGTAAGACGGTCAAAAAGGGCTTGCCGATGGAAAACAAGTCATGTATCATCGGCGGGGTATGTTTGACTTGCGGGGAACTTGATACAGATTGTGAGTGTGTGCGAGCCTGATACCTCCGCACAAGGGAAGCCCGGTAGAAATACCGGGTTTTCCAACAAAGGACAGTCGTACTAGCTAGTACTACGGTATACTGGAAATACCTGGTGATTTTACCGGGTAGCCGTCTGAGTCCAGTTGCCTCCGCTCAGACGGCTTTTTGTGTTTTCTGGTATATTTACCAGTTCCCGAATCACGCAGGAAGTGGCATAATCTACATGAGAACAAAGAACGGAGGTATCAGGAATGTATAACCCGGAAGCAAGGAAACAGGATGTAGAGGTATTGGAAAACGTCCTTAGTGAACTGTCAAACTGGAAACCGGTTGTAGTGTTCGACAAAACACGAAACCAGGTTCACTATCGGGGCGAAATTCATGCTTTTGTGCTTAGTGAGATATGGAACATGGAAGAACTCCATGCCTTTGTGCAGAGTTTGGCCGGGCCGGAATACAATCTCGTAACTGTCGAATAGGGGGTATCAGACATGTTAGTTATTGGCGCAAGTGAACACGACATACAACAGGCATTGAACGGCGCAAACAAGCGGTTTGCGGGAAACCTTGAATTCAAGAGGTTTGACAAGGCCGGAATCACGCGGGATAGACGGGAAAAGTTCAATGTGACACTAACCGTCAAGTCAAGCCGCGAACCGGGCGCAAGACGGGGCTTTAGGGGGCAGAGGTTAGCGTGTGCATGTTGGCACGCTCATGGGTACTTCCTTGACGGTTTGCCCAAAGGTACCGAAGTCCGTACTACGTTGGGGGTAGTCAAGGCGGGTATCACACGTTGGCACGATTCAAACATCGGTTCAATGATGCACCCGCTCAAGTTCTCGGAAGCATGCGATTGCGCACACTAGGGGAAAACAGGTATTCCACACAGGCTCTATATAGGGCTTGTGTGGAATAACCTATATAGAAGACAACGAACGGAGGATACAAACCATGTCTACTATGAATTGGAAACTTACCCTTATCGGAATCGCCGTGCTGCTTACGCCGGTTATCTATGCTGCTATTGGCATAGTGAACACACTTCATGCGTTCTTTGGGAACTAGAGAAAACAGGTATATTTGACAGTTCCCGGATTGCTGATATAGTGGCATAATGTATATAGAAGCAAAGAACGCAGAATGAGAGGAACCTGGTAAAATGACTAGCAAGTATCACAGTGAAGTTGAAGCAAGAATGCAAAGACGCTATACCCGGAATGAGCATGGACAGTTTGCAGTCAATCAAGAGTTAGCGCAAGTCAAGGCGGGTAGTGATACATTCCGCTTGATTCTTGATGACTTCGTAAATGGTGACAAGGTGCGTGCTATCAAGCTGATGAATGGCATTCGCCCGATAGATGTTATGGAGTACATCTTGGGTAGACAGTTAACTAAGGAAGAATCGACACAGTACAACGAATGCCATGAGCATGTGAGTGATAACCTGATTGATATATTCCACCTTGCACGAGAATGGCAAGCTACCGTACAGACCGGGCGCATGTATCTTCGGGGCAGGAAGTCAAGGGAAGTCATGCTTGCACAGTATAAAGCGTTCTTGACCGGTTTAGAGAATGGCCGGAAGCGAGTCGAGTAAAAATACCAGGTAGGGAACATTCCGGTAGAAATACCGGGATTTTCTCGTGCCTGATTTCCAGGTATATTTACCAGGTTCGAGATTCCCCCCACCCGGCCCCTAGTACAAATACCGGGTCAGCTACCCTCACACTCTCGACACGACGACTTTCACGTCTACAGGAGGTCACACAGAGGTTTTTCAGGTACAGAAATCCCCTGACCTAGAACATTGGAGTTGTGTAACCATTCAACTTTGTTGAGAGGATTTTTCCGGTAGAACGTGTTTTCTCTGTATCCACATCCGACCGGGCATTTTCACCAGGTTGCTGAAACCTCTCAATACAGTGAAATACTGCACGGTATTGAGTATACTACTCAACCATGATGACCTTGTGAAGCTCTGACTGCCAGAATGCGGATTCAGGACTGTGACCTTGTGCTACGATACTACGATATAAGGCTACTGCGTTTTGGAGAGCGGTGTTGGAGGCTGCCTGCTCTGTTTCCCATTGTGCCTTTGCTGCTGCAATTACGGAAGCAAACTCTTGTTGTAGAGAACCGAGCACGTAGTTTATCAGATTAGGCTCTGACACCACGGTCGTAGCCCCTGGGTATGTAGTAGATGGGGTATATTCAATCCAATAACTAAATAGGCCGATGGTATCAAGTTCCTCCGCCGTAAAGCGTATATTGTAGGAACCGTCGATACCTTCGGCCCAATCTGCTGCTGTCAGGGTCTTAGTGACGATACCATCACCGGTTTTCTGGTACTTGACAACAAGCCCGGAGGCGTTGTATGCCACTCCTGTAATGCCTTCTCCTGTGTTCTTGTCTTGCAGGAGACCAGGAAGCCAGGTTTCTTGACTCTGTACCGCTATCACCAGTGTAATACCATCCCTACTATACTATTTCTGCCTCTGCTATTATTTTACCGGTTTTCGTTGAAAACGACCTGTCCCTACACCAAGTCGCTTGTTGATTACCCTGAACTTAGTGGATGGAACATAGCTGATGGTAATGCTGGCTGCCAGACTTTTTTCGGCGTTCATGCTGTCAGCAGCACCATAGGCGACAGAAACCCCTACCGCCCCGGCTTCGGTCATACCAGATACTTCTATCGTGTAGGCCCGGTGGTCGCCACTGTCAGTGACATGTGCCTCAGTTCCACCAGTGACTACGACATCTGAATCATCGAAACCAATGACCGGCTCTGTAAATGTCGCTGAGAAGCGGACAGGTGACCTATTGGCCGGGCTGCTTTGACCCACAGCACGAGTTAAGGTCAAGACCGGCGCACACAAACGAAGGACACGAACCTCGACACCTTCTATTTCGACACGAGAACAGATACCGGTGAGTCCCGAAAGATAGTCACCTATCTGATTCGTGAATGGAATAACTTTGCCGGAGCCGACTTCGAGGTCAACGGCCATGTCTACGCCGCTGCCATCATCAATGTAGAAGTAGCTGTCACCAATCTCTGTGACGTTGCCCCAGGTTCGTATCAGGAGGCCCACGTTATTCAGTCCATAGCCATCCCAGAATCCTGATTGACCAGTTGGAGGTGGGCCAGCATCATACCAGAAATCGCCTCCGCCAACAGACTTATTGGTCATGCCAAGTGGTCTTAGAAATGTATTGTGAGACGACACGGTATATGACGCATTGTCGATGAAGCGTTCGCCTTCGGTGGTGTTCATTGTGCCCGTGGTGACTGTGATTGTATCACCGGGATACGGACATGCTGCGGATTCGACCTTGATACCACAGGCCCGGCTCGACTCTGAGATGTAGAAATGGCCCATCTTAGGGAATGTCCTGGTAACCACTTTGTCATCCAGGGTGTCTGTCAAGACCGTATTGTCCGGCAGAGTCTTGGCCCAGGCTATGGTATGCACGCCAGGCGGAGAAGACGGCAGCGGTTCGCCACTTTCATCTCCACCTGGAGGCATGATTTGGGCTACGGCTGCTGTACAGAACAAGAGGAACGCGAAGATAAACAGGTAACTACGTGTTTTCAACAGATACGACTCCTTCCTTAGTCTATGATGGTGATTGACCCTACGGCAATTTGAGGGTCTATGTTCGGGCCGCAGTCGGCCTCAAGTGTGATGGTGTCCTTGACACGGTGAACTTTGGCAATCAGCCTGACAATGTGGCTCGACCGGCTCTTCGGAACGAGTTCCGTGTATACTTTGACTGTTTTGTTGGTCTTGCCCTCGTCATGAATGACTATGAACGACCCGGAGGTGTCTTTTCCGGCACTGACGACTCGTCTATCGCGTAATCTGACCCATTTGCCCTCTTCCGGGCTGGAACCGAGTAAATCGGCCACAGAATTGTATGTTGTGAGGTCTTTGATACGCACCAGAGAGTCATCAACCGTGGATTTCGTTGTTGTCAAGTTGACTTCCGGGGCCTTTTCGACTTTAGTGAGTTGGGATTTATATGCCCATGCTACTGGAGCCGTGATACCTTTGATGCAAGGCCCACCTCTGACCAGTAAGTTGCCGTCTTTGTCCTGATAACCCAAGATAGTTGGACACTCAAGAACACGTCTGCCATCTGACAGTGTTGCCAGCGTGCCGATGACATCGACCAATTGACCGGGGCGCATAGTAGAAGTAGCTGGGATGTCCACAATCAGAGTCTCGCGGTTGGTGTACCAATCATGGATAACCAAGTATTTCTGAGGTTCCTTGTAGATTGCCCCGACATGCACAGCATCGAGAGTGACTAATGCGCCGTCTTTCTGTGTCAAAGCGTGCTTGATTGTGCCTGCTCGGTCGGCCCACGGTGGGTCAGATGGCTCAGCTTTCTTCGCTGCTTCGACTGCTGCCACATGTTTGGCGTGAGAAGCTGGCAGCTTCGTCACCGCACCCCAGGCAGCCTGCACTACAAGAATGAGAAGTGTGATGGTGATGAGTCTTTTCATACGACCTCCATTGTGAGTTCTGCAATCCTTTTCCATCGCCAAGAATTGCGTATTTTGGTGAGAGCTTTGTATTCAATTTGGCGGGCACGCTCTCGTGTGACCCCCAAAACACAACCTGTTTCTTCCAGAGTATGACTGGCTCTACCAGCAAGCCCGAAGCGGAGATGAATTACGTCCTTTTCTCGCGGTGAGAGCATCGTCAGCAGTTCTTCGGTTATCTGCTCTCGGACGATAAGACGATTCAGAATTTCGTCTGCTGTGGGTTGGCTCTCGTCCTCGATGAGGTCGGCCAGTGTGCCTTCCTCACATTCGTCACCCACGGGCGTGGTGTCAATGGAAATCGGGTCAAGGATGTTTCTGAGCAGAAGGTCGGCAATCTTTGGGTCGAACCCGGACGCTTCAATAAGTTCTTCTTTGGTGGGTTCCCGGCCAAGCTCTTGAACCATGTCGTTCATGGTCTTGTTGAGTTGGAAGAGCTTTTCAGTGATGTATGCCGGGAGACGAATGGTGCGGCCAGAGTCACTGAGACCTCGTGTAATGGCCTGGCGTATCCAGAAAGTGGCATAGGTAGAGAACTTGTAGCCCTTACGGTAGTCATACTTCCCCGCCGCTTTGATGAGGCCAATGTTACCGTCCTGAATGAGGTCTGAGAAATCGAGACCACGACCGGTGTAACGTGAGGCAATATCCACGACAAGGCGCAGATTGTGCTCAATGAGCTTGGTCTTTGCAGCTTCGTCGTTGTATTCCCAGATTCTACGGCCTAGTTCGAGTTCTTCTTCAGAATTGAGCAGAGGCAGTTTGCCTGCTTTAGCCATCCACGTGTGGACGACATCATCCGTATTATCTTTCATCATGGCTCCTTCTACTTTACCCAATGTACTCCTACACTATTTGGGTCATCGAGCAGGAAGAGACACGACACATCTTTTCTCTGTGCCAACTGACGTACATCATCAAAGAGCCTCATATCAGGTTTGAGGTCATCTCGTTCAGTTGCCTCCAGGAACAGGTCGGCCAATTCTTGCTTACTGAAGCATACTATGCCCCAGGTATCATACTCGACAACACCATCATCTCGTGTCAGTTTGAGACGAAGTTGATAGTATCTGTCCTGAGCATCGCTCAGAACGTATAATAAGTCTGGAAAAGTGTCGCAGACTATGGATAGGCGTGCTGTGCCTTCTGGAGTCTGCTCTGCTTTGAACATCTTGTCCAGCAGATTCCTGATTTCTTGGGCTTTGTCCATCTATGTTGCCTCACTTGTATAATCCTCATTTCCTGAGAAGATAGCTGTCTCTTCAAGATACTCTTCGGCATCTGAGAGAATATCGTCTACCGTCAACTTGGCTTCGCTCAGGGCTTCTCGAAACGACATGCGACTTGAACTGGAGCCATAGTCCATGCCTGTAACCTCATTCACGAGCGAATATACCCAGCCAGAAGCTATTCCTAAGTAGTTTCCTGGGTCATATTCCAGGGTAATGAGAAAACCTTCATAGTGAATCATCCTGTTTCTCGGTTTGTGGTTTCCCATGTCGCACCCTCCATACTATACCGTAAATCCTGATGCTCAGCAATCAGTACAATTACCTGTTTATGCTTGGCGTATCTTATCCAGGATGTTTGTGGTATGCACAGCGGGGCCTCCCTGCACAAACATAACCTTTCCGCCGTAGGATTCTACGACTGGTGTTTCAGGAATCTCTACTCCTTCGTATTCCGGCCCTTTGAACCAAAAGTCCGGCTCGATACTGCGAATCATCTGAGACGGCTCTGAATCAGAGAACGGCAATACGACATCAACGTTCTTCAAAGCCAGCAATACGGCCATACGGTTGTTGAGTGTGTTCAGCACCCGACCCTTGACTCGTTGCAGATAGTCGTCTGTGTTGATAAGCACGACAACACGTCCGTGTTCACCGACAGTTTTCCTCATTTCCTCGAACATGTAGACATGCCCGGCGTGAAGGATGTCAAAGCAACCAGAAGTCGCTGCAATCTTAACGGTGGTTTCCTGTTCCATTTTGAAGCTCCTGTTTTACAGCATTGATGAAGCCTTGTGTTATCTGCATAATTGTCTCTTCCAGTATACCCTCTCTGGCCTGGTCAATGCCAATAAGAGCCATGTTCATACGGACATCCACATTCCGTGGTTCATCTATGTAACGCAGCTTCAAAAACGGAACCTGCCACTCAGTTTTCGACTGCCGCTTTCTTAGCAGCCTCTTGAGCCAGTTCCACAAGAACATTCTGCATAGCCTCCTTCAGAGCAGCCTCCATTCGTTCCTTGTCTATCTGTCGTGGGTCATTGACACCAGGCAGAATAGCGATTCTGACGTTGAACCCACCAGCCTCGAACTTGGCGATGGTCTTCTTCCCGGTCAAGGCCGGGAGCACCAGGTCTTTCCAGATGTTCATGATACACCTCAGTGAGTATGAAATGTCAGCAGGTATCCCCAAATCCCAATGGCAAGACCTGCAACGACGTATACCAGGATCATTCTCGAATCCCCTTGATGTCATCGGGCAGCATATCATACAGCAGTTTTCGATGGCAGTGCTCGTCTGCCGCACCCTCCCAACAACACAGAGTAATCTCATCTTTTCCCGCCAGGTCACAGAGCTTCTTCATAGCCTGGCGTAGGTCAACATGTTCTAGCTGCTCGTGATATATACGAGTATAGGCTGACCATGTTAGTTTGCCGTCCTTGTAGCCTTTCACCAGACCCCACGACGGAGTGATGAATGCTGCTAACGTGGGGAACAGCTTCTTAACGGTACGCATCTTGACACCTTTCGGCATCGAGTTTGCTATCGACAGCTTGTTCGGTAGCTTGGACGAGAAGTTTGCGACATTGATTTTCATTCGATTACCTCACATGGGCCGGATATGCGGCCAAATACCGTCATGCCCTTTCTAGGGCATTCTAGGGCCATTTCTGAGCGTTTTAGGAGTCATCCTCGTCTTCCGACTCCAGGTGACACAATTCCTCTAATCGCTGGCGTATCAAGACAGCCATTTCTCGATACCCTTTTGGTCGTGTGCCTTTCGGCATAGCATAAACCTCAACAGCTACCTCTTGTGCCAGCTTTGCACAGCGTTCAAAGGCTCCTCTTTGTGGATTTCCCCGTTTGCTTTTTGGAATCGGTACCCTCATCACTCGATATACGTCTGGGATAGGGCCAAGAAACATGCACAGCATCTCTGGGTCAAATGCACAGTAACCGAATCTGCATGACCCTGTTGTATCTGTGCCTTGTGTAACTGCCACATACAGTTCTGATGATGAACTGGAGTTCTTCTTGATTCTACGTCCAGCTTTCGAGATTGATTCATCGAACTGTTCGACTACCGTATCAGCAGCCTCTTTTCGGGGTCTACCCCGGCGTTTCTTCTGTTGCTCGCTCATTCAATGTGTGCCCTTTCGGTAAGAGTGGGAGTTCCGGGTAATCAGCCCGGTCACCGGCAAACCAGTCCGCAAAACTCTGTGCCCAGTCTTCCCGGAACTCACTGGGAGGAACAACTGGGTCGTCACCAGAGCAAATCATTACCGGGCAACGAAAACAGATACCACCCTGGGAGATGGCCTGTGGGTCATCATCCCAGGGGCATCCGGCACAACTATCAGGAACGTCATACTTGTCAGCGATTCTCATTCGTAGTCTCTCACAGCAACTCCGACAGGGAATCTCGGTAATCCCTCATCAGTGAGATTTTGGTAGCGTACAGTGAGTTGTGCGCCTTGTGGACTGTAGCTTCCGGTACAAAAATCATACCAGAGTTGCTTTCGCTCCTTTATTGAACCTTCAGGACGCACGGTAAACTCTTTCCCATCCGCTGTTTTGCAGACGTAAAGAATAGCCTCTGCTTCACGGCCTTTGCCGTCTACACAACTGTGTATCGTAAACTCCTCATCCACGAAGTCTTTGAGTTTCTGGAGGTCGATGCTTCGCTGACCGATGGCATACTTACCTGCTGCATTGCGCAGAATAAGCCCTTCGTAGCCTTTCTTGAGAGCTTTAGTTAGCCATCCAGCTATTTCATCTTCGCTCTCACACATGATTGTGCTAACCATACGAACCTGTTCTGGAACAGCATCAGTTCGGCCTAACCCAATAAGAATATCCAGGGCATCTATACGTTCTCGGAATGTGCAGTTGTTGCCATCTACAATATCGAAGACGTAGTAACCCAACTGTGGAGTGTTCTTGTTCGGCTTCTTGATGGCCGATGTCGTCTCCTGGAAAGTAAACTCTGGGGGCAACATGATTTCACCATCCAGAATCATACCGTCAGTATCAAATCGTAGATGCTGTGTGACCTCTGGCAAGTAGAGCTTGCCCTTGCGAGTCCAGAACTTCTCTCCATCGAAGAGTGCCCGGTGACCATCCAGTTTGGGCTGCACGAAGCAGGGATAGGTGATAGCCTTGCCCCGTTCTGTGAACTTGTGTGCGAGCATTGGGAGTGGAAGCACTTCAGAGACTTCGCCTTCTTTGTGGTAGCCCTCGTCAGTCTTCTTGTTGGTCAGAGATTCAAGCTCTGAAACAGCCTGCTCTAACGGAGTGGTTTCATTGGCCCGGCCTATGTTCTTGCCGGACACTTTGGTGAACTCTGAACGGTTCTTTTTGCTCAGACTACCAGAGGCCGTTTCTTGCCAGGATGTGGTGTAGTGGATGACTGTGCCGTCGTCACACTGAGCCACAAAGCCTTGCCAGAACTTCTTTCTCCCCGATGAATTGGTCGCTTGCAGTTCCGGGGTTGCATGCACTATCTTGACATCACTCATCAGGCTGCACCTTTGTCCCCACGTACTGACTCTTGATGTTGGCATGGAAGAAACTGCCCGCACTCTCTGCCGCAGCAAAGTCGTTATAGACTTCTTGCGGAACATCAGGATACTGATAGACAGTTCCCTGGCTGAACTCTATTTCCAGCATTTTGCTGGCAGCATCATAGCCCACTGACTTGATACTGGACGAACCTATTACAGTTATTCGATTCATAGTTGCCTCCTTCAGAATATCAGTGAAGCGGGGTCATCCCACCGACTGTATAGTTTGCAGTTCTCCCTGAGAACTAGATACCGGAATGATGAAGTCACCTCTTGAGGCATGCAGTTGTCATCGAGCACTGTCGATAATCCATCCACAGAGTATCGAATTGCTCCAAATGGAAGTCTCTCAAGAGGTTTTCCGTGCGTTTTGATGTAGTCTTCGATACTTTGAACTGCTTCCTTAGACGCCCGGTGGTCAGCAATCCACGTGTCTTGGTCGTTGAACTCTTTTCGAGTAGTACCTGAAGAATAGAGCACACGGAAGATTATCTGGTCGGCTCCAAGCTCACGAGCACGATGAAATATATCACCGGGGCGGTGAATGAGGGTGTCGTAATAGTCAATCAGGTTGATGGAGAGCCGAAGATTGAAGTCATAACGCTTTATCTCACTGCAGAGGTTTGGAATTTCTACCCGTGCGTTTTTCGGCATTCCAATGATGTCTGCATTGCTGGGAGAATGCCAGATGTTGCATACAGACACAGAAATCGTAGATACACGAACCGTATCTCGTAGGAATCGGAGCTTTTCGTCGTTAAGCAACACTCCCGTTGTCTGGAGTTCTATCCAGTGAAATCTACGGTCTCCCAAAGCCATGTTCCAATGGCTGAAGTCACGTAGAAACGGGAAGTTCTGTAAAGGTTCCCCGTCACCCGTGAGAATGATTGTATTGCAGCCGTTGTCTCGTGCAAAAGCCAATCGGCTGGTATAGTCTTCCTCGTAGAGTCGAATGAAACGCTGATTGCCCTGTATCTGGTCTTTGTAGGGCGATTTACTCATGCGACTAACACAAAAGGGGCACTTGTTGATACATTTGCCCTTTGTGGGAACTACGATACTGAGAGTCTGGATTTCCATTGGGTTCCTTTCTTGGAGTGGGCGGGAGATGGACTCGAACCATCCACCTCACGGTTTATCCCCACTGTGCGCTCTTGCCTCTGAGCTATCCCGCCCGTGTGTTAGTCCTCTACTTCTTCACCAGCAATCAACGCCTCTGTATGGGCATAGCCCTTGATGTTGAGCATCTTCTGGTCATTATCGAGGTATTCGAGAAGAGCATTCAGTTCGGCTGCGTGCGTCTTCTCTTCATCAACGATATGCTGGAGCACAGCTTGAACGTGCTCGTCATCTGTATTTTGGATATGGGCTTCGTACAGGGTCACAGCATCGAGTTCGGCTGCAATGTCCTGACGAATAGCCCTAGCTACCTCTTCCTTTGTCATGGTTCGGTCAGGAGCCATTGTGTTGAATGGATTACTGAGATTCATCGTGTTCTCCTATACTGGCTGCCGGAGAAGGACTCGAACCTTCAATTACCGGATTCAAAGTCCGGTGTGCTGCCAATTGCACCATCCGGCAAAGTCCAATGCGCTTTTCTATGGCAGTTTGCACATAGTATAGTGCATTTTGCCATTTCTTGTAAGATACGAGTTTTGCTCCAACCGTTACGCACACACTTTGATATAGTCATCTCTTTCTGTGCTGGGTTATTGTGATGAAACTCAAGGCAACTTATATGATTTTCTCCACAAACCGCACATTGTAACGGTTGTTTTAGTTCTCTGTACCAACGCAACAATTCTTCTAATCGTCTTTTGTTGCGATTACGGTAGTAGTCTGGATGACTACGATAGTGTCTTCTCACAGACTCCCGCTGTTTTGCGGAGTCTTTATACGGCATTTTTGTTGGTCACCTCTGGTTCAGGTACTTTGAAGCCCTCGACGTTAGGACTGAGCCAGTAACGACCGTCATAGGGCATGAAATGGCAGTATTTCTTGGTACGCAGGACTTTGCAGCCGATAACTACCAGCCACATAGCAGGCCATTGTACGATTGGAAGTCCGATGTACCATTCCTTGATGGCCTTGATTTGCCGGAAAGAGAAGCCCCCGATGCTGAGTAGAATGAACCAGGCTACTGGAGCTAACAGTACACCGTACCAGAAGATTGCAGTTTTGAACATGTGCGCCTCCTAACAGTTTCACTCATAGTATACCAGACCCACTGGAGCTTGGCAACTGGTATAATTACCAGTTTTGAAACCTAAATCCACCACCGCCATCAGCTAGAACTACTCTATTATGCCATCGGTAACCACATTTCGGGGCGTTGCAGATGAATTCCTGCTTTTGATACCAGCCGTTCTCATCAAAGTCTTGGCCGGACATAGCCCCTTTTCTGATGTCCGTGGTTCCACACTTAGGGCAATAAGTTGAGTAGTCTTCTATCTCTTCGCCCTGTTCGTTGAGTATCTTAGGCTTCCTCATTGGTTAGACCACTCCCAAAGTTCTTGATTTCGGCAACGAGTTTGCGGTTGCGTTCACGTAGCTCTGCCATTTCACGTGCTTGTTCTCGATTGGTTTCTTCCAGGGCATCACAACGCTTCTGCAAATCTGCTATCTCTCCAACAAGCTGCTTCCGTTCTTGCATAAGAGCATCACGTAGGCAGGCATCGTCGTCATTTTCGACTTTGCGTTTCTGCACCTGTACATTGAGATAGATGCCGATAGTTCCGGCAAGAGCCGCTATTAGTGAGGGCAACACATACTGTAGAAAGATTGCCATATTATGTCCCTCCGCCGCGTAGTTCTTGTAGGGTGCGCTCCTTCTCAACGATTTCTTCAAGCAGGGTAGTAGCTTTGGATAAGCCTGACAAGATACGTTCGACCTCACCCTGCATACAGATGCTCACATCGAGGTCTTTTTTGGCGATGTATCTATCTTGTGCTGCCAGTCGGTTCTGACTAATCATGATGATTGGTGCGGAGTAGGCTGCTTGAAATGACAGCATCAGGTTCAGTAGAATGAACGGGTACGGGTCGAACGCTCGATGCCAAATCAAGGTATTCGATGTTACCCAGAAAACGATGAAGATGGACTGCACAACGATGAATGTCCAGCTTCCCAATCCTGCCGTCACCTTATCTGCCAGCTTTTGCCCAAAAGTCATGCTCTGCGTACTCATTCTGTAAATCTCCTTTTGGGCGCAGCATATTTCCGCCCCCCTGTCGTTTTGTTGGCTACTTAGAGTATATCATATCTTTTCACAGCAGGTAAGGGGTAATAATGTCCACTAGCCGTTGTGCTGACGATAGTTGAGCCAGATTATTGAACTCAGTTTCCACCTCCGTAAACAATGTAGATGCTTGCTCACTGCGTGCTGTAAGCATTCGTGCTCGAACATCGGCTTCCATTGTAGCCCGTTCGGATGCTGTTATAGTACCACTGAGGTCTGCATCAAATGAACTGAGATATGCGTAGTCTCGTAGAAGTTCGGCTCGTTTGTTGAGTCCGGCATCAATGACAGCTTGTTCATAGCTATCAACTGTCGGGTTGTAGGTTTTGTTCGGAAACTTGCCAGATATTCTAAGCTCCTGCAGACGGGGAATTATGATGCCAAGCTGCATTCTGCGTTCTGTTTCGTACTCCAGCATATATGTCCGAATGCCCACAGTCAAACTCGGAAATACGTTCACATCGTACACTATCATGTTGATAAGCTGTTTAACTTGAGCAACCAACATCTGCACAGCTACGTGCATATAGTTTATCGGTTCATCCAGGTCACTGCTTGAGAATGACCCGTTCAACACACGGTGCAAGATGACACCATAATACGTATATCCAGGCACAATCTGAGCATCAAACTCCGCTGACTCTTTGAAGAAGTAATCCGGGTCTTCTGCCAGAACTTCTACTATGGTTTTTGTGATTGGGTATCCACTAAGTGGTTGTGGGTTTGGAATGCTGGCAAAGTCTGTTGAATTTCGCTCTCTTTCGTCAACATACCAACGACCAGCCCCCAGCCATTCCCAGTAGTCGATAGCGGCTTGAGAATACGGCCCACCACCAGTCATCCACCAGCTTGCCTCATAGTATGACCCTGTGATGCTGAGAGCATCTGATGATGCCTTTATCGAGTTGTAAGTATCTGTAAGCTGACTCTCAGGAATAACGCCATAGAATCCTGGAATTGGGTCTCCACAGTAGTCTTCTTTGGGTGTCACCGGATTATCTTTGGTTTCGAGGTAGACCGTTAAGTCTTGTAACAAGTCTCGTAAACGAGTATCACCGGGGAATATCACTTCCCACGGCAACATACTGGCTTTCATACAGTCCAGGGCCATTGCCTGAGACATATAGACAATATCTGAATCAGTGTACAGCATAGCTGTCAATCCCTCGTCCAGACCTACATTGTCGATGATGTCCAAGACGTTGATAGGCGTATCGAGTCCGTATGATTGGCGTGAGCCAGTATACGCCTCGATTCGACTGCTGACTCCGGGATAGTCAGTATCCATAGCATCAAGTTGTCGATAGGTTACTGTAATCACCGAGAACTCCTATGGTTGCAGTGGAATATCGAAACCACGAACGTTGTTATTGAGATTGAAGTACACATTGCACTTCCACACAGTTCCATACGCCAGACCTAGAGCATCATACGGATTATCACAGGTAAAAACTGCCATTCCGTGCATAATCTTTCGCTCTACATGTGGGTAGGTTGGGTCACTTGCATAAAGTTTGTGATTGCCCCCAAATATAACACTGGGGCATGTCAGATTACCGCATGCAGCACCTTCACAGTTGTTTCCTGCCCAATATCCTGGGTCAGTTTTTGCACAGATAGGACTCCCGCCTGTGGTGTCTCCGAAGAAGATAGTCCTGTAACCATAGCGGAATACGTCGAAGGCATGGTGCATCATCCAGAACTCGATGACAACGGATGCAAGTGGTATGTACGACAAGAAGTATAGCCTCTTGAAGAATATCTCACTGTACATCGACCCCACCTCTGGAGAGTATAAGTCCTCCAGAAGCACTTCTTGAGCATCTGACGGAGCCAACAATCGAATCGTTGCCGGGTCAGTCAATATCAGTGGCCCACGTGGTGCATTCGCATACTGTTGGAGTAGACCAGCAGACACGCCTCCAGCAGGGACACCTTTGATTTTGTAACCCCAGCTTGCGTAGGCTCCATCTCCCCAGGGACTACATATATAACCAGTTTCGTAGATATTCCCGCCAATGATGTTGAATGCCTCTGCGTAGCCAGAGTGTGTGCTTTCATAATCGAACTCACCTACTCGTATACCAAGACCGTTTCTACGAGCTTCAGGGTGTGCCCAACGGTCTACGCCATCCATGTTATCGGCTTGAAATTGCAGTGTGATGCCGACCCATGCTTGGGGGCCGGTTTTGACAATACAAGCTCGTTTTGCGTCTGACTCCCCGACAGTAATGACTTGCCCAACCCCGGAGAGAGCATCATCATATCCTATGCCTGTTATCTCCTCCGGGATATATGGAGTCTCCTGGCCGTCAGACTTCTCTAGCCCACGATACAGAGTCAACAGTGTGCTTCGTGGTATCATTTTGAAGTCTTTGGTGCTTGTAGAACCGGCCAAGTCCGATAACTGAGTGATACGAGAGGTGTTCTCACTGATATATTGAGTGTAGCGTGCAATGAGTGCGCCATCCCGCTCTGCTTCTGGTTTGGCGTTTTCAGCATCGAGTATACGCTGGTACTCCTCGTTGAACTGACCCAGACTTGAGCTTTCCTCATTGTAACGGTCTTTGTTGCTCATGCTAACCGCTCCAAGATTCAAAGCATAGAACCCACCTCTGCCCGTATAGTTGAACTGAATTGGATATTCTTCTAACATACTGGCAGTCTTAGGTGGTACTAACATTTCATAGTCAGCATCTTCTCCGATTGGATTTGTATTATGGTCTACCCATTCGGGAAGCAGATGAGCCGTGCCTTCAACGTCATAGTATTGCCGAGACCAGTTTTTTCGCAGCAGTCGCACATCGAATTTTGCCGGTACAATCGGACGGCGAATGAACATAGTCCAGTAATCATCTGCACACTCTGCCTTAGAAGAGAATGCTGCTACTGGGTCTCCATTTTCTATGTCTCGGTCAGGATACAACCACGGAGAGATTGAAGGAGTGACCACACGCCGCTCTACGCCGTCAAAGGCCGCTGCTGAACTTTCTGCATCAGTTGTAGCCTGATTACGCTTCACAGCGATTCCTGAGCTTCCTAGAGCCGTTAAACGGGCATTTAGAGTTCCCTTCCAGGTCGAGTGAATGCCAATTTCTACCTGGATGGAATCTCCGTATGTCCACATCCCATTTGCATAGGCTTCTTCCATCTCACCCTGTAGACGACTTATATCATCTTGAACAGCCTGTATTTCCGCTTCCAAAGCACTGTTTGTATGGTCTGGGTCAAGGGATATGTAGTCACCGCCATAGACTCTGTAGTTACCATAGGGCTTAGGATGACGATACAAAAGTCGTCCTGTCATATAGTCAATCGCCGCTGCTTTAGCATCAGCCACTTTGAGAGTTCCTAGCTCATAGTCTTTGTCGGTAGCTACGGACTCACCTACCATGCCATTGGTGTAGGCTTGCTCTTTCGAGCCATAAGTGTAACCACCCTCAGCTACAATATCATAATGTCCACCGTGAAGAACTCGAAACACTGGTTTTTCGCGGTCTACAGAGCCATCATCAGCCTGTCGATTGAACAGTTCGGTCACTGTGCCATAACTGCTATCTAGTTGCTTCAGACCAAGTGACTCATCCACAGGGATAATCTGTACAGGTACAGTCATGTTCTTGCTGTAGTACTCGCTAACGATATGGGCTTCAGATGATACTCGGTCATCATTCAACGTCGTGCTTGACTCATTGACTGTTGGCAACTCGTCCGGGTCAAATGTTTCCGGTATATTCCTGTCACCTGCTGTTGCAGACTCATTGATACGAGCAGCGATTTTATAGTATGTTGCAAGTTTGGCCGGAGTGAAATCACGCCCGTTGAAGTCTTTTACTTTAGGGAATTGTTCAACATTGTAGTCCTGGGGTATAGGTGTGACCTTTCCCGATTTGATTCCAGCAAGCAGACCCCCACCAGCAAAGTCCACTACAAATCGGATGACTTGAGAGGCTACCCCATTGTCACCACAGAGAACTGACATGACATTATTCGTGATAGTTGCACTGATAGGAGTTGGACTGGCTGGAATACCCTGGAGACCTACCACCTTGTGTTTGAGCGTGTCCATCACGACAGCTACAGCTTGTCCTCCATCTCCTGACCGGATGATAGAAACTGTATAGAATTGCTTTGGGCCAATGTTGGCATCAACCACTGACGGAGTTCCAGTCAATACGCCCAATGTATCGAATGGAGCTTTCAGGGTCTTGACCCCCTCCATTACCCGTGCTACCTTACCACTTGCCCGGCCTACAACATCAAACTTCAGGTATGTGCTTGTGCTGTCCAGGTGCGCCATAAGCATCCCACGAGGAGTGATTTTCAGTCCTGTGACTCGTGTGCCTGCTGGTGTTGCTTGGCTGCATATATCAGGAAGATTTTCCCAGTCAACACTGTCCAGAGGAAAACCGTTGGTATCGAAACCTGCTTCTCCTGCTCCAGCATACTTGTCCGTAACACGTATGAGGTCATAATCTTGGAAACGGTCTACTACAGCCAGATAGCTGGCTCCAGCACCTATCATTACTGGTGTATTCCATCGGCGTCCGGGAAGCGTGCGAATATGATACCCGTTCAGGCCACTATACTCGTCTATCTGCTTCTTGTTAGGCTCATCTTCCAGGTATCCAAGCACAAATACAATGGTTGCATCGGCCATCTGTCCTTGCGTCTGGATTCGCTTTTTCAACAGCCCTTCAGGAGGAGTTTCACCAGTATATTTACCTTCTGGAGCGGGTAGTTCTTCTTTGCATTTGCCGCAAACGAAGCACTCGAATTCCTTGCATCCCATTATGTTGTGACCTCAGTGCCTACATAGTATGTAGTGCCTTTCTTGTAGACGTGATAGGATTTGCCTATCTGAACCTGCTGTGTGGTGTTGATGAATGCTCTTATGGTAAAGTAGCCGTCACTGATGATGGCGAAATTCCCATTTGTAGGTTCAAATCCGATGCACACACCGTAGTCTACCAATTGTTCAGCCATAAGAGTCCTCCTTACGATGCCGGAACGATGAGTCTGCGCAAGCTCAGTGTTGTGATAGCAGAATCACTCGTAATAGCGTGTTCTACTGAGTCAGCGATGCCACTAGACCCAGATGCAATGATGGATTCTCCGGCAGCCGGACTCGTATCTATGGTTGCTGTTACCTTGACCGATTCCCAGTAAGCTCCGGCACGTTCCAACGCCTTTTGGCGCACACACATAGCCCAAAGTTTATTCAATCCGTCATAGCCCATGTATGGCACAGATATTTGAAAACACTTCTTCTCTCGTTGGTCTTCATCATAGGTCGATGCTGTGCTATCGTAGCTATACAGACTCCTGTTGGTTACAGTCTGTCTCGGTGGAGTGTTCACATTGACCGCTACCCCGTTCAACAACTTATATTTGCCAATCAGAACTGTCGGTTTTTGCTGCCGTAGGTTCGATTGAGATGTATCAAACACGAAGTCCGGCCCCTGGTTAGCTCTATCGACATAGAACTGGATGGCAGCATTCGTCATACTTGGAGAGTCTGCTGCTTCAGTCTGAGTATCTTGTAGAGTCCATGAGCCTCTGCCGTCGTTATAGTATGTCTTGGTGACAGACGTATTCTGTATCCCGCTTTCTGAGTATCCGTACCACTTTCTAACCAGGGTTTGCTCGTACTCGCTTTCATCTGGGTATAGAGATGTCAGCGTTTCCTCATAGGTCAGCACTTGTGCAACTCGTTCTCCAGACTTGTAGACGTGCATCGGGAACTTTCGCTGCTCATACGTATACCAGGTCTCTACAACTTGCACCAAGCCTTCGTAAGAGTCAAAGGTATTCGTAATCGAGTGAATGACGTTAGACTCAGAGATGATGACGTTAGCTATCGCACCTTGTGCAAGAGCCTGGATATACTCGTCTATGTCACTACCACCGGAATAGAATGACCCTTCATTGTTCACAACTTGCACCACGAACTCGACGGTGGTATCTGTTTCTGTCCATTGGTCTGTTCCTGATTCATCATTACTATCACGAGAATCGCTATGGTAGGTGTGATAGCAAGTATCCCATGAAGTTATCGTAGTTGTAAGTGCGTCTGGGTCGTCTGTGTATTTATCAGCCCCAGTAAGCAGAATGTCGGTGTCACCCAGCTTGTTATCCGGCATATACCTACGAAAACTGCGCAGCTTGTCTTCAATGTTGGCTATCTCGTAGAGATTCGACACTTCTCCACCCTTAGTGTAGTCGATGCCAATGATGGATAGACCGTCACGTTCTGATACACGCACAAAATAGTGTATGTAGTCGAACATGTTGAATGGCTGGCATAGTTGTTCTGCAATCTCACAGACATTCTGATGGACTATTTCATAGTTACCGTAGACTTGACAGTTTGGCAAATCACAACGTCCAAATGGAATGCCTGCTGCTTTACAAGCCTTTGAAAGAATGGCATGCGTTGTGGTATTTGCTCGTGCCTGGCTTTCATTGACAGCCAGGTCGAACATCAGTGTCAGTTTCGTTCTGTGGCACTGGTTTGACGGAATAGATGACAGCACAATGGTGTAGTTGTAGAGGTCAGGATTCTCAGTGTCATCCATATCCTCTACTGTGCCACTGAAGATGTTATGTACCGGCACGGTACCGTATCCGGCATAGACATCCAGCATTGCTCCGTTTGGTCGAATTGTTGTCCCGGAGAGACTTTGTGTATCGCCTGGGAATTGAAACTCTCCAATAGGTGCGCCAATACGTTCGAGAGGAGCCAATACAGCATTGCAGGTCTTGGCCCTCTCGCTCAGGCTGTCTACTATAGTTACTTGTTCAATTCCTAAGCTCATACCGCTACCACTTCATAATCCTTGCCCGAACATCGAGCGTCTGTTTGTAGTTTCCTCCAACAGAGAAGTCCAGATTGCTATTGGACGCTGTTACTCGTGCCAAGAAGTGTCCTGTGGCACGCCAGGTATAAGTCTTGATGATATTGGCCCGTGCTGTAAAGCTGCTGCTCTTAGTATACCCGGTATTGACCCAGAATTTCAACCGGAGTTTTCTTGTTCGTCCGGTTCTCTGGACAGAGAAGCTGGCTCGACACATAGCTGATTTCCAGTTCTTTATCTGAGCCATCATGCTGATGGTTTGTTCCTGTCGGGGCACAATACGAGCTTTGGCTTTGATACACTGTGCGAAGACAATTCGCATTCGAGCGTCGATAGTGCTTGTATAGGTCTGCTTGATACGGCTCTGCCCACTGACTGTTTGGGTGTAAATCTGCTTGATACGAGCCATTGCAGTGAGCTTAACAGTATCCGGTTCTACGATACCCAAAACAGGCGCAAATTCATTTCCACCGGGTTGGTTTACATCCCAGCGTGAGAAGTACCAATATAGCCGGTCATCGGCGTCTCTACAGAACTTTGGAAACTGGAGAGTCTTCATATTTGTGCCTACTTTGTTGATATTGCACACATCATAGAAGTCCACACCAGTTGTTATGAGTTGTTTGCTCCCCGAATCGTAATCGAAGTATCCATATCGAATACGACCAATGTTTTCGAGGTTTTGGATGACGATAAGACTGTCAGCCGGGAGTATAAGCCATGATGTACTTTTGACGGCTATACCACGTTCAAGTTGATTGCTGTTGACGTTTTCACCCAGACCCAGAGCATAGTTTCGTGCTCTATAACCGGCTGGCTGTTGGCTGGCGTATGAGTACCAGCAGTATTGATGGTTATTTCGTGCAAACACACCATAACCAGGAATCTCTGCCCACGAATAAGTATTACCCAACCCACTCCAAGCTGGCGTTGTTGCACTGTCCAGAGTTTGTTGTAGAGAAAAAGCACTGCCAGTATCCTTGTAACGAGCCAAATCACCTCCAGTCTCGAAACATACATACTCATCATTGACTGAATCATAGAAGATGGCAGCGTACGTAGCGGCTGTAAGAGTGTAGTAAAGAACACTCCCACTACTTTTATCTACGGCTTCGATACGAGCCGTGGTGATGTCCACCACCTTATCCGGGCGCACTACAAACATTGAAGCTATCTGGTTGAAGCTGTAAGACCCGTGCATGGTAACCAGACTGTCGTCACCTGTGTCATAACGACCACCCCATTGTAGATAGCCGCTGAATGCTCCATAGGAGAAATAGAGCACAGTGCTACCATCCCATTTGAGGTAGGTAACATTGTTGACATCCAATGCTGGACTGGATGTAGTTCTAAGCTCTTTGATGATTGTCCAGTTTGCTGGGTCAGCATCAGAGATGTCAAGAATACAGATTCCTCCTGTAGTCATTGCTACAGCCAACTTGTTACCATCAGCACTAAGGTCGAGTGCAACCACATCATTTGTCCAGATAGCCGGAGTACTGCTATCGTAGATACGAGTGATTGTCTGTGCTGTAAGGTCGATTATGAATAGGCCCCCGTTCGTTGCGTCATTTCCACCGCACAGTAGGGCGTTTTTGCTTTCATGATAGATGACATTCGATACATCATTCATCGAGCTTGGCACATCTAGTGTGGTCTCTGAACTGATATACTGAGGGCTTGTATGTTCCTGGTAGCCGACAACTATGCGTCCGTCTGAAAGTTCTTGAAGGTCTGCAGCCGCTACGCTAAGAATTCCTTCCAAATCAAATGCTGGTGAGCCTGTATAGTTGGTTAGCTTTTGAACAGATGTCCAAGTAGACCCATCATCACTGGAAAAGAATGCACCAACGTCACACCGCAGCATACCAGCCGGAAGGTTGGACATTCCCACATAGCCACTTTCAACTCCGGCTCTTCCATCTAATGCAGTTCGATATGCTCCCACCATTGCAAGATGCCCGTTAGAAAGCCGCTTCACACTCAAACTCATTGGCTCTCCATTTGCAGGAAAGACGGTCTTGGACGCCGCTGACCAGCTATTGATGGTGAAGTCAGTATTGGTGTACTGGTAAACATACGGTGAGCTAATAGAACTTCGGGCTAGGCAACAAATCAAGTACCCACCTGTGATGTGAATAACGCTAATCCACTTTTTGTCTGTTGGACTTCCTGTGATAGGGTCGTATGGAGACGTGTCTGCACCAGTGTCTTTGTCGAATGTAAATCGAGTTAGAGTGTTGTCACGCATGAATACAACACCGATGTCAGAACTAGAATCACTGAGGTCTAACTGAATGATGGCTGGTTCATCATCCCAGTATCCATTTGAAATCTCGACTTCAGTTGACCACGTGAGACCATTATCGTTGGAGCGAGTCATATACAAACGCCGCTCATTGCTCACTCCACCCAAGTAATTGCGAGCGAAAACACAGTATATGTAGCCATCTGTATGCAACAACATCGCTCCTTGCCCCGCTGCTGCATAGTTGGCAAACTGTGATGATAGGCTTTGTATTCCGACATGTTGTCGTTGTAAGTCTATGACGGCCATTACTTGATTACCTTCGCTCTCACATTCAAAGTTTGCTGCGTTCTTGTCGTAGTTACTGGGTCAGCAATAGCCAGAACTGAATCAAATATCGCAGCCATAGGTACTGAAAAGTGCCCCGTAACTCTACAGCCATAAGTCTGGAGAATACGTGCTTTGGCAGTGAATTGCCAGTTACGAACCTTCCCCCCTGTATAGAATACCACACGAAGATGGCGTTGTGTCGTTTGTTGAACGCTGAAAGATGCTGGCACGTGGGTAGTAAAGAATCTTGGTAAGATGTTTGCTCGCACCTGAAGTGTCTGAGCCGCTACAATACGTGCTTTAGCCTGCATCTCGATTGTTTTTGCGTACGTAACCCGACTCTTTGCTCGTAGGGTTTGCACAGGGAATGCAATGTACTGGTACACTCGTGCTCGACTATCTAACCGGGTGTCCTGCCATAGGGCATATCCAGGGTCACCCGTATCAGGAATCGGCCAACCTTGTTGTCGTGAAATCCAGGCTCCGGCTGTGATTCGTTGAGGTGCAAACACATAGGCTTTGCTTTCCAGCATTGCTGTTTGAAGTTTACTCAATCGAGCACGAGCAGAAATGGTTCGAGCAGCACTGACAATTGCAGCCCGCATTTGTAAGGTTTGGCTAGAGAAAATGCCAGCATCATAGGGTGACCGGGTGTCGTCGTAGATATAGCTATCTAACTGGTCATAGATGATGACGGCTTGAATTCGAGCTTTGGCAGATAGCTGTACAATAGTGTTTCCGCTTGCTCGATACGGAGTTGAGCTTCTATATGCAGTTCCAGAGCGGTATTGTATAGCCACATCAGCATTCCTTAACTGATTCTGCGAATCCAATCACATGACGCAATGGATTCCACAGAACCACAGTTATATGAGTTCAATGCCAAGCCTATTTGGTCAGGGCCAGATGTAAAGAATGTGGTGATGGACTCAGATAGCACCTGGTGGAAATAGGCTCCATCAGTTGATATTGACCACACCAAATCTGTTGCCGTTTTTTCTACTTGGAAGTAGTAGATACCATAAGGAAATCGTGTATTGCTCCAGCCACCTGACGAGTATGTCGTCTCATTTGTATACCTCATGTGATTGAGGTAGTTTACTCCGGCCCTCCAGTTGATACCAAACAGTTCTATTTTGCTGGTACCACTTTCCCGCAAACACAGTCCAGCGAATGGGTATGCGCCGGTGTCAAGTTCCCATTCCAGACAGACCTTCATTCGGATTTTCCAAGTCCCGTCTGGAGCAGTTTGGACAATCATCTTCACATCATCACTGGCTGCATGAGATGCTTGAGAAAGCAAAAGTCTTCCGCCAGCTACAGCAACGGCTGCGCTGCCTTGATTGACCCAACCCCATTTGCCATCAAGAGAACTTCCATCAAAGTCATCACTGAATGAAAGAGCCTCATCAATGGGATGATTTAGGTGTTCATCCAACTTAGTGACAATCTTGCCTATCTTGTAGTCGTGACTGGTTGTGACGGCTGAATCATCTACACCGACTTTAGCTTCTAGGGATTCGATGGCGTCATTAGCGTTGGCGTGCTCCAGGTCGTGCTCAACTCCAACAGCATCCATCGCGTCTGTTGATGCTGGGTTGGTTAACGTATCTAAACTGGTTGGAAAGTTCGTGCTCATCCTTTTCCTCTCGGATATACTTGACCGGACGTGGGTCGTGCTGAACCGCCTCCGCCGCTGACACGTATGCCTACGTTGATAGTCCTTATGAGTTTGACTGTTGCGTAGGCTTTATCTTGACCACCGATTGAATAAGCCATTATTCGTACCTCACCGCTACAGCCCAGTCACCAGTATTTCCATTGATAGATATTGCAGTATACACTACCCCACCAGTTACAAAAGTACGGCTAGTTCCATACATTGTAACTACGACCATCGTTCCACCTGAAGCGATGTCGTTTGTAAAATAGGCTAACCCGCCCATATCGGGATTTGCAGCGTAACCTATGTTTGGGTATATTGGGTACAGTCCTATGTTAGCACCATAAGTGCCATATCCGGCTGGAGGTGCAGCACACATGGCACTTGTATGTGGTGTAGCTGGATAAGCAGAACCAGATGCCGGTAACATCTGTTGAAAATATGGAGCACCATTGAATGATGAAAACCTTACTATGTTGACTCCATCTGCATTAGGAGTTCCGTCGTCATTCTTGAGTCGTTCTATGTAAAACCCACAACAGTATGAGGTAGAAGCTCCTACGTAGAGAAGGACATTTATCCGCCCACCATCACCGCTTACATAGCAGTCATACGCAGTAGTTGAAGCACTCCCACAGAGAACTACTGCATCGCTACTTACTGTTCCAGTTAGATTCCCGGCCCCATCTGTAGCATGCCCAACAACGATTTTCACAGCAGGATACGTTGTTGATGAACCGCTACCATAGTCTATACGAAAGTAGACTGGATTTGATGTTTGTAGCGCACCATCATCGAATCTCCAAATCTCGTAGCCTTGATATGTGGTTGCACCGGCTGGAGCCGTTACAGTTGTCCAGTTGATTTGACCGGTATCAGCCGTTTGAACTAGCCCAACCGCAGCAAAGGCTGCTGATATAGCACTACCCCATAGCCTGAAATAGGCATCTGACGCATTGGTCGGAGCTTTTTGATGAAATGAAGTTGCCATGTTATCCCTCGATTGGCACTAGCGTCACAGTCACCGTTATACTTCTACTTACAGAGTCGTCATTTGTTACGGTGATAGGCAGTGTAGTGCCCGGTGTCGATTCCAAACTATAAGCCAGAGCCGCTGGTGATAGACCCACAACTAGGGTTCCCGATATTGTGATTACCTCTAGTAGCACACCACTTCCTGGGTCTGGGTCTGTATCACGACTACGACTAGCGTCTGCGGATTGTGCTGCTGCTGATGAGTATATTCGCACCCATGCTGGATAATCGGTTTCCAGTTGAACCAATAAGCATCCTTTCCCAATGTCAAGGCTTTTCCCTGAATCTGTGGCATCGGCTGCTAGATTGTCTGTCGTTGCCTGTGCTGTCTTACGAATGAAACTACCATTGCGACTCTTGTAGTCAAGACTATCACTATCTGCTGAAGCATCAATACCTACTTTGGCCTCAATAGCTTCAATAGCGTCATTGGCATTGCCATGCTGGACGTGATGTTGCAGTCCAGGGGTAGCATTTGCTAGTGCATCTCCCCCGTTCGGGTTTTGAAAATCATCTAACGCTGTCGGATAGTTCGTACTCAACTATGTATACTCCCACGGTCTCCAGTTTCCCCGTTCGTCAATGGCTATGATAAGTCCTGGCCCAGGGCCTTTGAGACCACCAACCTTCCATCCAAGCAACTGGAGCACCGTTGTATGCGTGTTCGTGATTTCTCGGTCAAGCCCGCTTCTCATCTGGGAACCCCAGGTATGTGTAACCTTACGGGCATACACAACATCACTGTCTGGTAGATATTCACCATCATACATCAGGTCGATTTCTTCTCCGGCTTTGAATATCTTACCAGTTTCCTTGACCAGTGTAAATGTCGGCAAGGATTCCTCATTCACATATCGAGGAACCACACTGAACTGTGCTACACGGTCAAATGGTATATCTGTTGACCGAATCTCCGTTTCAGTGCCATCCGGCGCAGCCACAAACTGACTCATCACTGAGCCATCAGTAAACTGTGCCTGCCACTTGTAAACAAGGTCAGGACAGATTCCAGGAATGGGGTTGTCTTGTGAGGCCATGAAGTCAAGTAGCTTCTTCAGCCCGGATTCGCTGAAAGTGGCTTGGTTCTCAAACACTACAGGCTTCCAGTATTTGAACTTTACCTCTCCACTTTCCGGGTCTACTTCGACTCCACGTTCGGTATCCGGGGTCTGAATGCTAATATCACCTAAGTCCAGGGCTACACACTTTCCCCATTCTCCTGTGAGACAGCATCGTCCGAAAACGACTTTCGGTTGCCGCAAATCATCTCGAAATGCGACCAGTTTATCAATGTTGCATTGAACAAGCTCTGTGCTCACTCTTGGTTGCCTCCAATCGTGTACTTATTGCGTCTCCATTTGAGCCATCTGTCGTGAATGTTCAATCGACAACATCGACAATAACGACCCATGCGCAGCATCCGTAGATGCCTACTTTTCTTGACGCGACTCATTCTACGTCTCTATGTATGAGAGACTGAATGTCGCCAAACTCGTATCGCCTGCCGGAGCCGCTGTCGTTGTTTGCAACTGAAGCACGAGATAGTCCGTGTAATCGCTTGTGGTGATAGAAGATGTCAGGCTTCCACCGTAGCTCACATTAGCGGTTCCAGGGTCACTTGTGCCGATGGTAGAGGTTGCAATAGACGAAGTGGCATTGGTTGGCTGATTGTAGGACTGCTGGTTGGCCTTACACTTGACTACAAGCCCTGTGTTTGGGCTGAAGTCTGTAGACATCCAGAACCTCAAGTCGTAGATTGAGGAGAATGTTCCAGTGAAGTGGCCTTGCAGCCATACCTCGTACGAGTTACTACCGGCAGGTACAGGATAGGTTGAATAGTCGGATGTCCCGATGCTATCAACATTCTTGAAGTTCATCAGGTTTCCGCTAGACCCCAAGTCTTGTCTTGTCCCCGCAGGTGCGCCGACTGTCTGTGCCCAATTAAAGGTTGCAGGCATGGCTTTCCTCCTTACGTTCCGGTGTACGTTGCGATAATATCGAACTGTCTGGGATTTCCTGCAGGAGTTGTGCCTGTAGGGACAGCTACCTTAACCCAAAAATCGGCACTGGCATCGGCTGCCAACGTTCCGATATTGAGGTCTGCAGTTCCATACGTGCCCGGATTACCTCCGATGTCTTCGGCAATCTGAGCAAAATCAATCCCGTCATTTGAAGCTAGGCGAGCAATGGATACCTGTACGGATGTGGCAGACTGGTCGCCCACGTTTTTCACCGTGAACTTGATTGCCTGATTCGACCCGCCGTCTACTGCTCCAAAGTTTGCTGACGTGATAGGAGCACCAGTATCATCTTGTATTTCGATTGATGCAGCCATAGCATCTCCATTATACCATCAAACCTGGTATATTGTCTAGGTTTTTCGACTGTGTTCCACCCATCGTAGCGTCTCTTCTACGATTCCTCCAATTGGGATTCTGGATAGACACTCAAAGGGTTTGTGCCGGAACCATTGCTGGGAATCACAGGGATACTTGTACCAGCACGGCGCACAATCGAGGAGTTTTCTACTGTCTGTTGCGCTACCGATGTAGTTTCCCATTCGCATGCGTTGGTCGGTTGGGCCGAATAGTCCAACAACAGGAGTTCCGACAGTCCCGGACATGTGTAATATCCCGGAGTCAACAGATATAACGACAGCCATCTGTTCCAAGAGCGGCATAACTTCTCGCACACGCTTGTTAATAAGATAGTCAACTCCGGGGATGGTGCAGGTTGGGTCAATAGTGACCGGATAGAGACCTTCATTCAATAGAGCTTTACAGATGGCCTCAAGTTTTCCGATTCCGAGTGCTCGTTTCTTATCACAGGCAGACAAACCAACTCCGATGACGGTTTGACCTTCCCAGTGTTCTGCAGCATACGCCTGAGCGGATGCCCGCTCTGCATCGTTGATTCGATAAACTGGTGCATAGCTACTGGGGATAACCCCTGCGTGTTCACACCAGATGACATATCGTGGTTTTTCAATCCCGCCATTATCCATTGCACCCCATTCGTAGTCTACACAAGCAGTATTCAGGTCGATGGTGATGTCAGCCATCTTCCAGATGAGTTCATCTTCGATATTAGGCGTCTGTGCGCTGAAGTATTTACCCCACACATCCTTCGTCCGTTGGGTGGTGCAGTCGTATGGCTCTATCGGATGAATCTCGTCAATGAAGGGATTGCGTTCTGCAATGTCCATTAACGCTCCACCCAGATAGATTTCTGCCGTTGCCAGTTTGATAGTGTGATGAGGATACTTCTCTCGAAGACCTCTGTATACACACGACATCATCAGACAATCGCCTATACCACCGAGTTGTCGGACTGCAAGGATGTATGGTTTACGCATGCTGCCTATTCAACCTATGTAACAGTGCTTCGGGTTCGTCTTTGAGGTTGTAACCCAGGTGTTGAGCCTCTGTCAGGACAGCTACGAACATAGGGTCTATGTCCTCTGACCCGATGATGTCGAGGAACGACTTGAGAATGTCGAGTTTGGCAGCGTCCGCTGTGGTGCGAACTCTGGAAGTGATTACCCGGTCTTCTTTCACAACTCGCACACCACCAATTTCACGTGTGATGGTAGTAGGAGCCGGATTTGCTTGCTTCTTTCTTGCCTTGAACGGCCACATAACTTATGCCTCCTGGATAGTACTGGCGCACGCGATGACAACAGGCATCGGGTCGCTTTTGGATTTTGGTTTGTTCCGGGTCAGATACACAGTATCGGTTTCTTTACCAGCTTCTCGGATTTCGAGTTTCATCTTAGCTGCTACAGTCACATACTTCTGACGAATCAAAACAGTTCGAGTTGGGCTGGTTAGGCGTACCAAGTCACCTGCACTGGTATCAACACCATAACGCTCTCCGATGGGTTGAGTCATGAACTCGGTCAACTCGAAAGTTGGAAGTTCATCTAACTTATCATACCATACAGGACTTCCACCTATTTTGGTGCTGGCTATCTTTTGGGCATAGTTCACCAGGTCAACGGATTCCCAGATGATATACCCATCACTGACTAACGAATGTAGACCATCCCAACCCTCAAACCAACCCCAGTATATTGGCTGCTGAAAAGACAGAGCAAAGTGATTTTTCACTGCTGTGATTTCATCGTGCAGGTCACAGAACTCTGCTGGCAGACCCATCAGATTGATGATAGGTGCGGTTGGTTGAGTTGGTGGATGTAAGCCATACCGTAAGGACACCTCTCTCCATGTCTCTCCCGTGTTGATACGGCTGACAGTCTTCTTCGAGACTCCAAACTCATCCGCAATCAACCGATGTGGAACTTTTTGTTTGAGGCGTTCCAGGATGGCTATTACTTGTGGTTCTGTCAAGATGGCCGTAGGACGAACTGTCATACTAAAGCCTCCTCCAGCCCGGCTATAATCATTGGAAAAGTAATACGCCGGAGGCAAGACCACTGCTGAAATCTCCACTGGCACTGGCAGGACTTCAGTTCCTCCGGCGTTTGGCAATATCCGAGACTTTTCTTAGGCACTACAATGCAATTATACCCTTTTACCCGCAATTCTGGGGGCATTATCCCCCACAAAGCGACCTGGGGAGTGTCCACTGCCTGTGCCAAGTGAAGCAAACCAGTATCGGGCGTGAGAATCAACTTACAATGCTTCAACAGAGCCGCTACGAAGTCTAGCTGCTTGCCAATACAAGACACAGCATATTTGTTCGATAGTGGTTTGATGAAGTCAATGCTCATTGGGAGATACCCTTTGGTATAGAGCCAGTCTGCAACCCGACCAGACATCCCGTCGTAATCCCAATCTCGTGCCCACATTCCGGCTCTCAGAACGATACCAACGATAGGCTTGTTCTCAGGATTCTTTTCTGCCAACCATGCTCGAACCTCTGCATCCTTCTCATCAGATACCGTGTACTTCGGTAACAGGTTGACGTTGGGGTCATACAGTTTGTGGTGTTCTAGCCAGAATCGTGCGATTCCATAGGGTGTCATCCCGTTATAGTCACGCTCAAACTGCATGAAATCTGCATTGCAGTCTAGCACTAAGTCAGCCGTCTGGACTGTGTAGGGTAGTGGGTCAACTGCAGCCCCGAATAAGAGGGGGTCGATTTGCTGATTCAAAGCGGTAGTCCATTCACGAGAGTCAATACACTCGATTCGGTCTACTCCGGGAATGCCTTGAAATATGAGAGGCAACGCCCCGCCTAAGTAACGGTCGTCTGTAATAACCGTTACTTGGTTATCCAGATACTTCCGTTTTAGTTGGCTAACCAACGGTGACAGAAGCAGGCAGTCTCCTATGCTTGGACGTTGACGAATTATGACGGTTTTCATACTGGTTGCCTCCAGTGATAGTATACCGGATTTCCCTATTCAAGTCAACTAAGAATCCGCAGGAAATCCGAGAGATGTGCTGAACCACACATCCACTGATACCACTGAGAGCAACATTGTGTATGTGTAGGCGATATTTGACCCATAAATGGGCTTAGCTGTAAACGATTCGGCTCCAGGACTGAACACAACGGTCATCTGCATTCCTTTGTAGTCTTCAAGGGTAAATGAATAGCCCTTTAGACGATACAAAGCATACAGGGCTTTCAGTGTGTTCACATCTGTGAGAACTCCCGAAATCTGGACGACCAAATCCGATGGGTTAATGCCCCGGTCTTGGTAGACGGTATCACCATCTATCAACCGATGCACTGACCCTCTTCGACGGCCTCCCAGCATGATATAGTTGTCCGGGTCTATATCAAGCGGTATGGAATTCAGTTTTACTTGAGAGATACCCGCCATTAGCCTCTACCCCCGCTTTGTGCTGCCAATCGGCAGAGCTTTTCTCGAATCTTAGGCATCCACTGGTCGATGTCTTTTTCGGTGATAGTAGCTCCACCAGAAATTGCGATATTGATAGGAGGTAGCTCTGAACCCTTCCCACCTTCTTTGCCCGGCTCTGTTGTTGATGTAGCCGGTTTTCCTTTCTTTTTGGCATCAGGAGTGGTTACATCCCCCACAATGCCCTTAGCATAGTCTGTAAGGGCCTGTAGAGCCGCTGTGGAGTCATCTACGACCTTTGCTAGGTCTTCCCACTTAATTGCGGCAGCAAGGTCATTCTGCTTGCTAAGAACGTCGATATTCTTATCAGCAATTTCAGCAAGCTGCTCATCCATCTGAGCTTTCTTCTCTGCCATTGCCAAACTCTTACGCTGCAAGTCTATGCCTTTTCTTACCAGACTCTCAGCTTCACCCAAGCTAAGTCGTTCTTCTCCACGTCCAACTATACGGGCTGCCCGTTCCATCATTCGAGCATTTCGTGGATTCAAGCTGGCGTTATACATCTCAGTCTGATATTGAGCTTGCTCTACATTCAATCGTGCCTGTGGTAGAGCCATGTGAGCCATCTGCTCTTGAATAGGACGAGCCTGTTCTTCAAGTCTGAACTGTTGGGCTGCTAATGTCTGAGCTTGCCAGTTGCGGAATATGTCCTGTTTCGCTTGCTGGATACTTTGTGTCTGGAACTGTTGGAATTGTTCAGGTGTCCATCTTTGACTTCTTCGTTCACCCTCAAGTTGTGCAATGAGATTATAGGCTCCCATTGTTTGAGGCGTACGCATAGCTCCGGCCATTGTTGACAGCCGACTGGCTTCCATTTGGGCAATCTCTGATTGTGCTGTTGGTATCTGACCCAATCTACGGGGAGCAACATAGGCTTCTTTCATCTGGATAGCCTGGAATTGCTCTTCTCGCTGTGCCAGCAACTTTTCTCCCATCGCCTTGCTCATGCTATGGAACACATGAACAGCTTGGCGTATCTTCTCTCGAACAGCCCGGAATGCCAGACGAGCGGCATCAAGAACGTTTTCAGAGTCAACGCCCAACGATAGATTCTGTATGTCATTCTCGATTTTCCGAAGCGGTTTGTTGAATAGAGCATCGAAGTTGGCTAGAGCCTGTTTTAGGGTCTTTTCATAGTCTGGCCCTAGTAACTCTTTCTGCCCCAGCATTTGCTGTTGAATCGAAAGACGACCTTTGATATATTCCCCCGCCACAGGACGAAGGTCAAGAGCCGCTGCCCGTTGCTGTAGTTCGAGCTTCATTGCTTCTTGCTGGTCTTTTGGCCGTTCCTGAATCTGTCTGCGTAACCGATTGTATTGAGCATCCATGATGTTCTGTTGCTCTTTTTTCAATCGGTCACGTTCTGCTTCTTCTTGTTCGGCTGCTGTTCCTGTGAGGGTTTTACCTCCACGGGCTTCTGATGCTTTGGCGAGTTTTTCCATTCCCGCTTGCATATCTTGCCAGCGTTTTACCAGGTCAGTATCAACTGGACGTAGCTGTCCACCAGTATACATTTGCTTCAATTCAGCAAGTTGAAGCTGTGCAGCTACTTCTGGCCGTCTCATCATTGCGCCCCGACCATAACTCATGTCAAGAGCCTTAGATGCTGATTGCCAGAACTGTAGTTCTTCTTGGGCAGACGACACTTTACGGTCAGCTTCAAACTTCAGATTACCTTGCTCTTTGAGTTCTTTCTGAGCCTTTAGGTTTTCTCTTAGGTCATGCTGCAGAGCTTTTTGACCGCGTGGGTCTTCTATTTCTCCAGGAATAGCTCCCGTTGTTGTCGCTTTATCAATACCCCAAAGTGGAATAGGAATCCATGATATACCAGGAGTAGCTTTTGTGATTCCCTGCTCGTCCAAGTTGGCTATTTTACCAGTTTTCATAGACTGTCTGATTTGACGTTCTTGCTGCTTCAAATCAGACATCTTTGCACCGGCTGGGAACTTTTCACGAGTTTCCCGGAGAGCCGCTGCTGCCGCTTCAAACTCATCCGCTGCTTTGCGCCCAGCATCACCTAGACTCTTGAAAACACCAACCAAGACACCTGCTGCCCCACCGATAGCTGTGCCAATACCCGGAGCAATAGTAGAACCCATTATGGCCCCACCAACACCGTAAGATAGGGCATTTGTAATACCTGCTCCCATAGGTGACTTGTTCAATCCTAAGCTGGAACTGGCAAGCTCTATGCCTGTGCCAGCCAGCATTCCATACATTCCACCTTTGAGAGCTTTTGCACCCCACGGAGCGAGTTTTGAACCCCAGCTAGTAAATGTAGGAAGATTGCGTTGCGACCAGGTTCCGGCTGCTGCCGCTTCACCTGCTCCACCAGCCATAGTCCCCATTGCAGCCATACCCAGAAATCCACCAAGTTCTTGTCGGGCTATATTGCCTTCCGCTCCCATAACGATTCGAGCTTTTTCCGCTTCACTTAGAGCCTGGAATTGTGGCATCCCGCCCAATGCACCCGTGCGCAATCGCTGTGAATAGAATCCTTGTGCCAAGTTTTGGGCTTGTTCGACTTTTCCTGCCTGCATCAACTTACGAACAGCCGCTTGCTGATTTTCGGACAAGACCCAAGTAGTTGCTAAAGCTGCTTCACCGGCAGCCATTTTCCCACCAATACGGGCTGCTGCTGGAACACCACCAAGCATACCTCCACCACCGGCTGTGCCTGCTGCAGCCGCATTGCGTTCGATGGATGCTGTTGTTGCATCTATGGCTCTTGTTGTTTCGAGAGCCGTAGCAGCCAGCTTATCAAGGGTTGAGGCAAATCCAAGAACCTGACCACTCGCAGACCCCAGAATCCCAACCAGTTTGAGCAGCACGGCTCCTATGATGATTTTGTCACCATAGTTTGCTAGGAACTCTACGAACTTCATTATGTAAGGGATGGCTGGAGACCGCACAATGGCTTCCAACGCTTTGAAGATGGACATGAACATATTGGAAAGCGTCTCAGCAAACTTCTCTGCATCAGTTCCCGAAAGAGCCTCACCAAGTTCTTCCAGTGCCGGACTGATGTTCTTCATGAACTTTCCACCGACCTTAGACCAGAAGATGTCGAACTTGGATTCGAGGGTAGACATGATACCTTCGATAGACTTACCAAAACTCTGTTGAATCTCCGGGGACATAAAGCCTTTCATCTTGTTCTGCAGGAAGTCGTAAAGCTCTTGCCCAGACCGTGTGGAAACATCTACATTGGAAACACCCAACGCACGTCCAATAGTAGACCTACCAACGTTGACACCACCACCCATCAAAAGACGAGCCGCATTTGCAATCTGTTCTCCCCGTAGACCGAGAGTCTTAGCTACAACCGCAGCACTTTCAGATAGGTTCAGGATTTGTGTAGGAGCAAGGCCCTTTCTTGCACCAGCCGCCAGAGATGATTGGAAAGCTCCCAACTGTTCTTGGTAAACCAAGATGTTTCGAGCCTGGCGTTGTATGATGTCGAGATTGAATCGTTGCGCTTGCTGTGTGGCGAACTGGAATGCTTCCGGCCCACTTACTTCTCGACCGGATGTGCCAGTTATCTTATAGGCAGATTGAAGAGTCGCAGCAATAGCGATTTGGGCAGTTTGGAATTCTCTCGCTTTTTCGATAGAGCGTGTAAACGCCCGTTCAAGCAACGCAAAGCCTCCCAAAGTTGCACCAATACCCAGGGCACTATTGAATAGGCCGGACATCTTGTCCAGAGACGCATTAAGGCGACCACTCACACCAACCATGCGTTCCATGTGAGTGGTCGCCTGACCAAGTTTCGCCATTCGACCGAGAGCAAATTCTGCTCCAGTACCGAAGCCAGACCCCACTGTAGCCAGGCGAGTGCCCATACGCCGGACAGCAGAATCAATCATACTCTCCGCTTGGCCTAGACCGGCACGTAATCCAGCATTATCTACGCCTGTATCTACAATGATAGCCATTGTTGCTACGTCCTCATAACCCTAACAGGCAAGCCCATTCCCGCTAATTGCGAGACTCCGGCTTCTGTTGTGGCATCTATCGTGCCTGACGGAAGTGGAGAAGTCTCTACCTCATCAGTTTCACCTTCTTTCTTGAATGAGGCCATAGGATTTGTTATGACACTCACTTCGATGTCCCAGACTTTGCGTTCCCAGTAGCGTTCCCATAGACAAGCAACCTGCCGGTAAGTCAAGCTGCGGACATATTCAATCGTCCATCCCCGCTCTGTAAGAGCCTCTACGATACTGGCATAGTCGGTTTCGGGGACTCGGATTCGTCTTTCTCCGCTTCCGATAACATCTGTCGGATGGTCGGAAGCATGAACCAGTTTCCCCCTGATGCCGTTATCTCATCGAGATGGTTGAGTTGTAGGAACATATCAACCAGTGCGATGAGACCCCCAGCACCCAGCTTGAGGTTCTTATAGAACTTCTCGTCCTTTGCTCCTCTGCTGGACTTTGCCAGGTACTTGAACAGAAGAGCTTCCTGGTCAGCAGAAACCTTCTTGAAAGGTATACGCTCTGTGACCTTCTGCATAACCCCTTCGACTTCTTTCTCGACTTCTTGGACAAAGTTTCTGTCCATAGCCTCTGAAACGAAATCAACCAGGTCGGGCCGGGATAACTCCCACTGCCTAACGGTTTCTGGCTCTCCACCTGTTACTTCCGTAGGGAATGTAACATCTACAAAGTCAGGAACCAGGGCTGAGTCATCCCATTTGAACTTCTTCGTGTCGCTCATTTGATGCCTCCTAAAAAGAGTGAACCGGCGTCAGAAATCAATCTGATGCCGGTTCCATTCTACCATAAAACAGAATGCTCGCGCAAGCTATTTCTCGCTTTACTGCTCGATGAACAGTTGGTAGTACTGTTCGCCAGCGTCTTTGGTTGTGTCGGCAAGCAAGCGGAACTGACACTGGTACAAGTTCCAGTCGGTTTCCCGGAACGGAAGAGTCAATTCGCCCATCGGAGAGGCTTTGTAGCCCTCGAAGACGTGTCTCTTGCCACTGGCCTTGCGGTGAGTGAACCGAAGTCCTACGTATGCATGGGTAGGGATTCCACCAAACTTGAGTAGGTCACCGCTTACCACGTCTGTTAGACCGGTTTGCAGTGTTCCACTCAGGGCTTGGCTAGACCCATCCAAGAACGTGGGAATAGTGCCGCTGGTGATAGCAGCCTGGCCCAAAGCCATCTTCAGTGAAGCCACTGTAAGCTCAGCCAACGTAGCTGTGACCACTACCCTCTCACGAATGACTTCCTGGAGAATGGTGACCAACGGTCGGCCACTCTCGAAGTCAAGCACTTCCCTTGTGTGTGCAATCGTAAGTTCGGTTTTGATAGCACCTACGTCCACGTACGCGTCGAACACGTCATTGGTGTAAGTGCCCAGTTCCAGGTTGCCGAGGCCCAAGCTGATGTTGTTTTTGTTGACTATGGGCATTTCTCGTATTCCTCCTACGAAAGACTCGGTGTGCCTAACATTAGCTTACTACATTCGGGCCTCGATTACCTGTCCACATTGAGGAATTTTATGTAGCATCGCCCACTTCTACATCAAATTCGAGACTACTTTCCCAGTGGTTGAGGTCTTTGTCGTGGAATGGCACAGTTGGCCCGCCCGCATTGAAGCATTTATAGACGATGATGTTGCCATCAGCATACGTAAAGAGATGAAGAAGGTTCTGGACGATGGTCTGCATCTCGTAAGTGTCAATGAATTGCTGAGACTGGATTTGAACGTAGAGCTTTACAGAGTCAACATTCAATCCTACATCCGTGCTCTGCACTTCATACGAGAGAGTGATGAGAGGATATTCGGGGTCTTTGACTTGTGGCAAGTACTGACGATACACCCGCTTCTTTGTGATACCTTTAGCGGTCAGAGCGTCGTTTGACACCAGAGTATCTTGAACCTTGTCGATGAATAGAGGTACTTGTGCCATTATACTTTCACCCGTAACCGGATTCTCCGTTCAAGTGCAGCGATTGCCGGAGCCGTTACCTTGAATATCTCTGTCCGAAGATGCTTTGTCCACGGTCTGCCTTTCATGCGGTCAGTTCCGCTAAGCAGCCAGTTACCCAATGCTTTTTCACCCCGACTGTAGACTGTGATACTGATTCGGTCTTTGCCAAGCAGTAGAGGCCCACGAAGCACTAAACTCTCGAAGAATCCACCACTTTGTCGGTTAATGACACCAGCCGGTAGTCCTCCAGGTCGTCCAGGGCCATTTACCTTGTATGGATGACCTATTTTTCGCAAGTCAGTCAGACTGAAATACTGTGTACCGACATTCCTTTCCAACACCTCTCGGATAGGTTCTTTCAGACGTGCCAATGCTTCCATCTCCAGCCGGGTAACCTGCTGCACGATTTTCTCAACCGGTAGTTTTGTCCATCTTACTCGTATTGTCGGTTTCATAGTTGAAATGGTCGGGACAGCAAGACTCGAACTTGGGACCCCTGGTTCCCAAGACCAGTGCTCTTCCAAACTGAGCTACGCCCCGATGTTTACTACAGGATTCTTGCTTTGATGGCAAGCTGCCGAACTGTAGGGTCGGTTCTCGGTGGAGCTTGAAATCGGGATTTCACTCGGTCAATCTTGAGCTTACCGATACCAGCCTGTTCCGTTGCCTCAAATATCAACCACGGTTCTCCATTGAGTATCACGTGGTCATTTGGTTCCAGATTGTACAGAGCCGGTATGATGAGCCAGTCGGTATTCATGCGAATGATACCAACATCTTTCTCATACCACCGCTCTACAGTGGAGACAAAGAATGCGGGCACTTCTTCCGCTAGACGAACCCAGGTCTCGACCTGCTTATCTGCATAGTCATCTGCCTGGCTAATAACGGTAGGACGCCAGAAATCGACGTGTACGGACAAAGAAGGCCATTGTAGGGCCAGTGCGTCCAGTATTTCCAAGACTCTATCCCGGAATATAGCTTCTTTTGACCCTGGTTCCATACCTTAACTCCGCATCACGGTTCCACCAGGCCCCGCTTGGGTATTGATGGCCCTATCGTAGTATCGTTTCGCCTTTGATTCCCAATATCTCATCGCGTCTTTGCTGTCAGCAAAGTTGAGTAGGTCTACTCCGGCAGTGGTAGCATACAGATTTGCCAGAGCATCTGCCGTATAGTATTCTGCCCACTGGTAGAACCAGTCTGAGATAGCGTCGTTGATGTCAGTCAACTGCACTTTGGTCGTCATCTCGACCATAACCTGTGCATTATCTTGTTGTGGCACAGGGAAAATACGCAACACTGACGTTGTGCCTCCGCAAATGCCAATCAAATCCCAACCCTGAGACCCGAACTGCTGCTTCCAAGCATCGAGTTTCTGGCGAAGGAGCATCATCTGGCTTGGCTGATGGAAGAATGAGCCGGTGAATATGACCATCTGTGCAAGCATAATCCAGCCTGGTGAATAGATATTCAGGCTAGACCAGTCTCCACCCGGAGACCATATCACATCAAGAATGTCTATGGCTCCGGCGCATATCCCGGCTGTTGTAGCATCTTCAGGGTCAAAGACGTAGTAGTCACTGACCTGTTGTTTCGCCTGGAACGATACGAACTTGTGGATAGGCGAATATCGGGTCAGTTCTCGAAGAGTAGCGTTGATGATACCCTGATAGTCGTCTTCTGTCAGGATTTTCGGAAACTTACGCTGCTCCAATTCTGCTTTTACGTCTGCTACAGTTATAGCCATAATGATGCTCCCTGCCGTTCAGTTCTAGTATGCTTCGTCTACGAAGCCCCATTGGATAGCGACCGCCTTCGCTTGTGCCTTTGCCATCTCGAATGGGTCTGTGCCGGTCAGCAGGAGAAGAAGGACTTGCAACCACGAAATGTTCTTCAGCAACCACGCCAACTGTTTGAAGAAGTTGCTTGGAACTGAGTCCACCGATTGCGATGGTAGAAACGCCTTGATGACCGTCAGATACGTGGTAATCACAGTCTGAATGTCGGCCAGAAGCAAGGCAGCGTTGGTTGTGTCTCCTGCCTGAATCAACGAGTTCACCTTCTTGATAGCTGCGACCAGCCACTTGATGATGTCGTTGACTGCATTACCGAGATTTGTACCGATGTTTGCCATGTGAATGCACCTCCATTTCATTATACTCAATCGAGTATCTGGTTGGGCGTCTTTTCTGGACAATTCCGAATCCACAGTGGACAAAACCCTTCATCTCCTTCATATATCAGAGGGAGGCTAGTGGTTTTTAGCTGGTCAATCATCTCATCACCAAATCCATCATAAGATTCTGGTGGGATGTTGACTTTCATACCGTAGATTGCCGGGGCTTTGCCCCTGTTAAAGACGTGTTTTCCCATAGCATCATTATACCACAAAAAGAGGAAGCCCCCTAAGTATTTTTAGGAGGCTTCCCCGTAGCACTTTCTCTGTCTTGTTCAGACTAGAGAACTACGCCCGTTGAGCTATCAACGTCGATGTAGCCCATAGCATCGGAAACCACGACCTTCTTTGCGGCCCTTGAAACGATGCCCTGCTTCTGGCTGAAGTCAGCCGGGTCAGTCAGCATCGGGGTCACGTAGTCGGTATAAGGTGCCCAGATGTAAGGCGTATCAGACCACTCAGTTCCCTTGCGGATACCGAGAATCTTGCTGCCGTTGGTCGTGCCTGTTCCCCAGAAGTTGGTCTTGAGCACGCGGTACTTGGAACCATTCGGTGTTGCGATGTTCCCGAAGAACGTAGTTCCGGGGAACTGCTCCATAACCGCTGCATCGACGCCCTCTGCACCAGAGAATGTGAACACGCCTCTCATGGACTTCGCCATTGCGAGTGCAGCATCCACACCGGCAACGATGTGAGTCATCGGGCCGTTCCTCTTGCTGAAGATGGCATTGTCGAGCTTCTGCAGGTAAACCCACAGGTACTCATCCCAGTCTTTCTGGTTATCGAAGCCAGACGAAGGCTTTGTGGTTCCGAAAGTCAGAGCGGCAGCACTAGCTTGCGCCAGCATGTCGTCCAAGACTTCCTTGTTCCACTCAAGAGCCATCTCACGTGCGATACCACCCAGGAGTTCCTGTGCAGCATCCAGACCGTGGTATGCCCTCAAGTCTTGCATCTCTTCGATAGACCAGGCTGCTCCCAACTTCTTGGTGTGCGCAGACACCAGGACGCTGGACAGTCTCAGTCTGATTAGGTTAGCCGCTGCGCCTTCCGTTGCGTTGTCAGCGTAAGACGAGTTGAACGGGTTCGCACTCGTGTTGAGGTCAACACGAAGCTCACTCGGACTTTCGTTCGCCCGCCAGTGGTCTAGGAAGAAGAGCTTCCCTTCCGGTCTGTCCATCGGCTGAATCGAGCAAATCTCGTTCATGATGTACATTGGGTACACCCTTCGGATGAGCGGGAAGATGAGATAGTTGCTCAACGGAGCACCAGTTCCCGGATAGGTCGCAGACCCGTCACCGATAACGGTAGAACCGTCAGCAAGACTCTGGGTCAGGATGTCCTGTGCCCTCTCAATCTTACCTTGCTCAAGAGCCAGCAAGCCCAGAGCCGCATCCCGTCCGTTGAAGGAACCTGCTTGCTCGCGGGCAATGTTAATCATCAACCGCTTGCAGGCTTCTTTCGGACTGCGGAAATGGTTCGGAATCTTGCTGTTCTGCAGACCCTCTTGACCCGGATAGTGGTCAGGCAGGTCTTGTACCAATCTGTCGAACAACTCGCCCACCGTCTTGGGGGCACGTTCCTCGTCAGTCTGCTTCACGAAGAAGGTCGGCTGGTACGTGTCCGACTGTACGACTTCCTTTGCGCTTTCCAGCGGGAAGACGCTCTGGAGGTGCGGCAGAAGGGTCTCGCTCGTAGTAATCAGAGCTTCCAGCGTCTCACAACCTTCAAGGGCCTGCTTGTAAGCCTTCAGCCCCAGGTCGGAAAGCTGAGCCTGGTCAACGAGTGCGCCCCTAGTCTGCTTCAGTTCAGTGATGGCCCGGATTTCCGCAGCCTTTGCCTGAACATCGGATTGTGTGGTTTCTTTTGTTTTGTCCACGGTTTCTTCTGCTCCTTGTGTAGGATTAGGGTCGCTTTGGTACTCGACGCTCTTCACGCCGCTACCTGTGGATGCCCCCCTCCACACTGCGTCGATAGCAGTGCAAATGAAGTCATCCTGCATAACGGGTCGCTCGACTCCCCGCCAATCTTGGTTCTTGAAGGTTCCATATCCCCGTGAGGACATATCGACCTGCACTCCGGCTTCGAGCAAAGCCTGGAGGTTCTTTCCGTAAGGCTCGGTCGGCACAACGGTCGCCTCGAACCATACGTCTGCTCCCTGGAGCCAGAACTTATCCCACTTGATTGCGGTGTCCACAAGTCCTTGTTCCTCGTCTGGATGCTCCAGTTTACCCAGGAACTTGCCCTGTTGCGCCAACTCGTTCATTCGCGGCAGGTTCTTCTCCCATACGGTTGAAGGATATACCTGACCCGCCTTATTCACGATGTCGCCGCGAGTTGCAATTCCCTGAATCTTCATGGTTTTCTTACCATCAGAAGATTCAGCAGTCTTGACACTCTGGATGTAAGACATGCTCACATCAGCTAGGTCATAAGGAATACCCTGCACAACCGGTCTTGGGTCGTCCTGTCCCTTGTAAGGAGTAGGAGTGCCATCGGTTCCGGCAGGTTCACCCTTGTAACCAGGAGCTTCTTTGCCAAGTTCTGCTGTCACTTCAGCATCGGAACTGCCATCAGCAGCCGCCTTACCGACACCTTCCTCATCGGAAAGTCCAGGCTCTTTCGTGCCTTCAGCTTCAGCAGAAGCGTCAGGAACAGAAGCTCCCGGAGTGCTGGCATCGGTCGTCTTCGCATTGGCTTTCGGGGTAACGCCAATTTGAGGAGGTGTGGCAGCAGCCGCAGTCCCGGAGATAGCGGTCTCGTCCGCTACTTCATCTTGCTTTGCGACTTTGTTCTTGTCCATGCTTTGCTCCTCGTCTGTTCCAGGCATCGGATGGTCTCCCATCTCTGCCTCTTCGTCTTCATCGGAGTCGTCGTCTTCCATGCTAAGCTGTTCAATGACGAGCTTCACATCGACCCGTTCAACGTCTCCTTCGATGGAAACTTCTCCATCCAAGCTGGTTGCATAACCAACTTTGTAATACTCGATTTCCGAACCGTAGTCTTCGCAGTAGAAGACAATACCATCGGAAAAGACTCCAAGAATCTGTGCCCAACGGTACTTGAAATCATCTTCTTTGCGAGACCACTCCCTGAACTCGTGATGCACCTTTTCCAGATGCTCTTCAATCGAGCCATCCATCTTACCTGGGTAGGTAGCACAATACCACTGTCGATTCAGAACCGTGTAGCAGTCCTCTCCTACCAAAGGAAGCAAGGTGTCGTGAGCTAGAGATTGCTTCTCGCTCTCGGAAATCTTGATTCCAAGTTTCTTCGCAGCCGCTCGAATCCTGCCTTTGATTGTCTTCAAGTCCCCCGAAGAATACTTTTTGGCATTCTTAGGCATATTGATATACGACCAAGCGGCTCTTACGTGTTTCTCGGAATCCAATGGGTACTTCTTGTTCGTCGGGTCAGCGAACTTGACATCCCCATACTCCTTCTCACCTGCTTTTGGTGAGACATCTTTGCGCTTCGCTATCTGCAGAACTTTCGACCGCAGAAGCTCAGCTTTTGGCTTTGCCAGGAGTAGGCTCATTTAGTCTGACCTCACACGTAAGTAATGTTGCTACTGATACTTTATCAGATAGGCAACTGAAAGGGGTGTCCACATTGAAAAATTATACCAAAAATGCAGAAGCCCCCGCCACTTTTCAGTGTGGCAGGGGCTTTTTGGGGTAAAGTTGTGGGGTATTTCTAGTTTCTGAGGACTTCCAGAGCGTCATTGCATACCTCAAACGCTCTGGTCTTCATCTTCGCTGCGTGACCCATCAGCTTAGATTCGATGGCGTTGTCGGGATTCACTCCGGCTCCTCGAACTATGCGCACGTGGTCGTAGTAAGAGTTGATGCCGTTAAATGTTCCCCACACAGTACCTCGAACGCCGGGGATGTCCGCTCCGGGGCCGTCAGCGATAACCTGGTTGATGAGTTCAGCGTGGTTTATCCACTGTGGCTGCTTCTTATATTCGCCCTTCGAGAACTCTTCCAGGTCTTCCTCTGTGACACCCAGGCTTGCGTAGATGAGATTCTGATTCTGTTCCTCCGTCACCGGGGTCTCTCTGAACAGCTTGAACGCTTCCTGCACTTCATCGAAGTTGTGATGGGCGATGGAGATGACTCGCTGTATCTCTGACATCTTGACCATCGCAGTGTCCGTGTGCCTGACCTTGAATGGCTCAGACCCGGCTCCATCCCGGCTGCCAAATGAGAAGTTCAGAATGTTCTGGCAGACGATTCTGTGCGGGATAAGCTGCACCAGCAGGTTGCTGGAACCGTCGTGTGAGTTGAGAACAAGCATGTGCTTGCGTACTGAGTCGTCCGGTAGGACATCGAATCCACCCAGGTCAATACACACCCAAGTGTACCGACCGCCGTGCAGTGCTCCGGCTGACGTGATACACGCACCATCTTGTCCAATGACGTTCTCCAGCCAGGAGAATGCGTCCTTGTTCTGGACAGGAGTGTACCGGGTCTTGACGATTCCCAGGGGGTCTCCAGTATCAGTTCGGTATGTAGCGAAGTGGCCGGGGATGACTTTCCCACCGGTCTTCTTTGCCATCCGAATCTTATCTATGGCGACTGTCCAATCCAGCCCGGCTGTAACCAGAGCGTCTTTCAGCCCCAGCGCACCATCAACCTGAACTCCACCATAGATAGAACCAACGTCACCTTTCTGGACAAATTGGCTCGCCACTCGATTCGACATTGTGTTTGCCTCCTAAAAGCAAATTAGTTGCTTATTCTATAGTGAGTATACCGCACAATCTGCCCGGTGTCAATAGAATAAGCAACTAATTGAGAAAAATAGGTATTTCTACTAGGTTAGCCTTTGTTCCTGAGTGTGGCGTTGTAGTCTCCATTTGCATAGAGACGAATCGCTACACCGCCTTGTCCCGGAGGAGGCCAGCCAGCTTCGTACGCATAGGTCTGTTCCCAGCGCAAGAATGATGGAGCTACGACCGTCCATTGAGTCCGGTATGTGAGTCGGCATCGTTCCGGGTCTTCCACGATACAGGTCTCCGGGTTCACCAGAGGGTCGTGGGTATGGCCGGAAACGAAGAAGTTCATGAAGTCGGTAAAGATACGAGGTCTACCGGCTGCATTCAGTTTACCACCTTTCGTCTGAGATGATGTTGTACCGTGGAATGCGTAGATTCTCCATCTGTGCCCCATTCCGAGAATAGAACAGTACACCGGGCCAGAGAAGTAGGGCACGTCAAGCGTCTGTGCCACAATCTTCATCGGGTCGATACCTGCCCGTTTCTGTGTCCGTTTCTCGTGGTTTCCGGGCAAGGTAAAGAGAATCTTGTGGGCTATGGGGGCCAGAATCTTGCAGATGCCGTTCACCTGGAGGTCTGGCGGAATCTCCTGAGAATACATCATACCTCTGCCGTCATCCAGAGCATTCTCTTGTAGGTCTCCACCCAGGAATGTCAGGATGTTCGGAGTCTCCTCTATCCATCGTATGTAAGATAGCAGCTTCTCTCGCTTATGCCCATAGTGTCCAAAGTGAACATCATACAGAGGGGCTACAATGACTTCACCACCTGTAAACAGTTCATCTGGTAGCTGCACAAGCTGGTAAGGCTGAACGAAGTCTCCTTCAGTCGATTGTGAATGGAAGAATTTCCACTCACGGGACTTAATCCTGATGTTGTCCCGGTCAACTTCCGGTAGGAGTATATAGATGTTCCTACCGTAGTTGTCGATTTGTGTGAAGAGGTTGAGACCTGGATACGTCTCTTCAAGCAGAGCATCCGTTGACGGGCCGAATACATCCTCGATTTCCTGGCGAGTGCGGGCTGTAAGCAGCAGGTCTCTAAACTCCTGTCGCTCTCTAATGCCCTTATACTCGAACGAGGGCTTGGTATCAGCCTCTTTCAGGTCAGTTCGAGACGGTAGGCCCTCATCTTTGCGTAGCTGTCTGATGAGATTCTTTACCTGGTCAGGAGTACCGTCGTGTGTCTTAGCCAGGTCAAAGTCACTAGCTCCTCCCAGGTAATCTTCGATGAACTGGGTCATCGACTCAGGTTTCCAATTGTTCTTAGCCATGCTGTCCTCCCAGCAGTTTCTCTGCTTCTTGGCAGTAATTTGGGTCAATGTCAAAACCGATGCAATCAACGCCCAGTATCCGGCAAGCTCTTCCGGTGGAACCAATACCCATGAAAGGGTCTAACGCCAAGCGTATGTGTTCTACGCCATGTAGCATCAAACAGTTTTCTACAAGTTTTGGCGGAAAGGTAGCGGGGTGAGGGCGGTCTTTGCGAGTGCGGATGGTTTTGTATGGAATGAACCATGTGTTTCCCCTGCATCGACAATCGGTTCTGACACCTTTCCAGCGTTTGACATTCGACTTATCGGCATACGGAACTCCAATAGCCAGCCGATTGAGCGGAACATCACCGTTCTTGGTCAGGTGAAAGACATACTCGAAACAATCATTGACGAATCGGGATGAGTTGAGCGGCTTGAAATGCCCATACGAATTGCCATCTTCCAGGGCAATGCTCTTCACCCAGATAAACGTATTCTGAAGTTGGAAACTTCGCCGGAATATAGATAGGACATCATACGGAACCCACGGGTCAGTTGGCTTAGAGCCGAGATTCAAGAACAAACTGCCCTTGTCAGAGAGAACCCTGCCTAACTCGTTTGCCACATCTACGATGAAATGCAAATACTCTTGCCGAGATACATGGTCATCGTAGGTTCCGTAATCTATGCCCAAGTTGTAGGGCGGAGAAGTCACTACAACATCCACCGCCCCATCTGTCAACCGAGATTTCATCCCGGATATACAGTCTTCGTTGAAGATGGTGACCATCTATTCCAAACTCACCTTTCTGTCAGCGATAGCTTCCAGGTTTGCTCTGATAGCATTTCGGTAGCTATCATCTAGTTCAGGAACGTTGACGCCTTGTTCTCGGAAATCCTGATGGACTTCTTCAGTTATAGTATAGAACAAGTCTACCAGGGCGTCAATAGGCACGGTCTCATCTGACTGCGTAGGTTTGACAGCCCCACGCTGCTCAGTTGTTCTTTGCGCCCGGCCCTTGTTCTGATTACCTGTACCACTGGAGTTGTCACCCGGAATACGGTCTTTCGGAGCCGTACCCAGTGGGCTGGTTTTTGGCTGAGCATTAGTCTCGATTGTCTTGACCCTAGCCTTAACTACCCGGTCGCCATACTTCTCCAAGAACTTCTGCAGCATTTCTTGCTGGTCAGAGTTCAGGTGCATGAACTTGTCAGCCAGTAGCTCTGGCGGAAGAGAACCGAATGCTTCCACAAAGTATACCGCTGCCTGCGCATAGGTAAGCTCGATTTCTGCATCCTCTCGCAGGTCTTTGGTGTTGATTTGTGTAAGCTCGATTTCGTAGGCATCGTCACTCGGTGTAATACCATTCAGCATCAACTCGATGTCACATAGACGGCGAAGCCCTTCCAACAGATTGCGTTGGACTCTTCGGAGCATACGAGCAAACTGTATCTCCACATCGGCTTTCTTCGATGCTGAGGCCGAAATGTGAGTCTTCTGTGCCGTGGTTATCTGTAGATAGGCAATAGGAACCTGAAGCCTGCTCAGCAGCTTCTCACGGTGGTATATGATGTCATTCAGATTGCCAAGCTGTGCATTGTTGGCACTCAGCAACTCGATTCCACCCCTATTAGTTCCATCGTCTGGCAGATAGAAGTCTGTCTGCACGTCAAGTGGAGCATCCACCTGAGTTACCAGTCCGCTGGAATCTAGGATTCGACGCTTGGTTACTGCGTCCTTGTGCATACGAATCCGGGCCATTATCTCACCTGAAGACATTTCAGGCTTGACCGGAATCTTGTGAACCATCTTGTCATAGGCTCTGATAAGACGAGCTATCGCCATACCATCTTCCATCTTGGCAAGACGAATCCAGTTCCTTCTGGCTGGAGCAAGTGGCGGGATAGAGAGATACCCACGCTTTGTACCGAAGATGAATGGCACTATCTGCCATTCTTCCAGGTCATACTCTTTCCCGGTGAAAACGTCACCATCTGTCTTGAGAGTCCAGCCAGGACACTTGTCACCACGAGCGTTCGTCTTCGGGTAAATCTGGTAGCTGATTGTCTGCTTAAATGCAACTACCTGCATTGCCTGACGGTCAACTACAACTTCCCGGAACTCATTGCCGTGCTTGACCATATCCCGGCAGATGTACCATATTTCATTCGGGAGATTGAGTCGCTTAGACATGGCATCTAGGACAGCTTGGATACGGTCGGTCTTGGCCCGAATCTTGAAGTGTCGTTGTGAAGCTGCAAGCTCAGAGTACGACACAGAGCAGTCGGCTATGATGTCCAGAGCCGTAGCAACTATTTCGTCTTCTGAGTCCATCCGCTCGATGTCTTGGTAGATGGACTTGCGATTCTGGTGAACTCTCCAGGCATTTGCCATATACGTGATAGTCGTCGTATCGGTGATGCCCGTGATTACCAGATTGTCTCCAATCTCCGGTACAGGATGTAGGGTCGGATTCTGTGGAGTCCCTGTATCAGGGTCGAACAGGGTCTTCAGGAACCTTCCCATCTTCCTGGCCCAATACGGAGCGGCAACCCGTTCGTTTGCCCCACTGGTTCCTCCATAAGAGCCAATCGGAGATGGCAGTTTATTGTAGTATGAACCGATTGGTGATGCCATAGTTTATTCTCCCGTTGCGAGCGTACTCACATGTATGATAACAGAAATCGACCATTTTAGGCTGTTCTTTGTGCCTCCAACCATGCATCCTCGAAGTCTCCTGAACCTGACGTAGCGGCTGACCAAGCAAACCACAATGCCATTATCGTATCAGAAAACTCTCCTCCCGGATGAGTTCGGAGTTCTGTCATCAGTATACTTATCATCGACGGGTCGTCAGGAGCCAACGGAAATCTGGCTGCCGGAATAGCAAACTTGGATTTCTCGAATGCTACTGCCATTCCAGGAAGACCGACTTTCTCATCAGCCTTGTTTGACCCTGTTGTAAATGGTTCCAACGGCAAAGTCTTATCTCGCTCACCGATAGCATCTATAACAGCCTGCTGGTAGGCATTGTTTTCAACCTTACCGAGTCGCCAGTTATGTTTACGAGCTTGAGCTATAATCGCCTCAACAGTATCCGGGAAGGACATCCTCCGTCGATACATCTCCTTCAAATAGAAGCGATGGTCATGTGGATTCACAGCTATCGTCCAGATGACTGTCCAAGCGTTCTTACGCCCAAAAGCAGACGCCAGGTCTACCCCGCCATACGTTATCCATTCATCATCTACATCATCTCCTATGTCGGCTCTAGTCAGGTCAAAGCTGCGTTCCAAAGACTTCTCCGGGAATGTACGTTCCTCGTCCGACATAGCATTCAAGAGATACTGTCGGGCAAAGACTCGCTCGCCAACTTCCCCTCGTTTGTCATCGAGCTTTGCTTCTGACCACTTATCTTCCCACAGGATGTGCTTCGTAACCACTTGTTGGCCGGTTTCCTCGTCAACAAGTGGATTACCCTCTTCATCATAGTGCCGCTCATAACGAATAGCAGGCACTATCCAGAGCTTGAACCGACCGGTAGCCTTTATCACATGTGTGGCATCAGCTACGTGATACGGTGTGCAAATCCATACTATTGACCCAGTTGCAGAGACCAACGAGAACCAGGTTTCCTGTATCGCTTTGATGACCTGCTCTCTCATGGCCGGGTTGATAACCGAGTTCTTCAGGTCAACAACGTCGTCACAAATCAGCAAGTCGGCTCTTCCACCGGCTCCGGCTGATAGAACACCGGCAGCATCTACAGAAGGGTCTCTCTGCTTGACATCACGCTTTACAAAGAAGTCTGTGGCCCTGTCTCCTTTTCGGACATCAATCTCCAGGTTAGGAAATACCTCGTGTACACGTTCACTGTCTGAAACGAAGTCTCGAATAAGGCCCAAGATTTCTTTGGCTTTGTCGTCTGCTGCCGCAATAATCTTGATTCTGAGATTGGGGTTATGCCCCAGTTCCCAAATGACTCGTCCAACAATCTGGATGGTCTTACCGTGCCCTCTGGGAGCTATAATCATCACACGGTCATTATCCGTGATAAGCGTTTGCCACTCTCTATGAAAATCTTGTTGTTCGACTGGCTCTCCAGTTTCTACGTCAACGAAAACATACTCGATGAATGCGTTGACATCTTCCCAACAACACTTGATGAGCAATGGTTTGAAGACGACATCATACAGAGATTCCCATAAGTCATACTCACGTGCCAATGCCTCTCCTTCGTCAGGGTTGCGAAGGTAGAGGTTCACCAACTCTCCTATGATTTCGTCTTTCTCAGTGGTCATAATGCTGTTCCCACGAGTATGCCTTCAAACCAGATGTACTCCGGCCATTCCCACTGTAGTTCGACAGCTTCAGTAGTAGCTAGACCATCTACAAACTCGGTCAGTTTAGCTTGGTCGATTGCCGGACTGAAATTACGAGTTAGTAGTTTTCCTGGATTCTCGTGACAATACCCTATGTACTGTCGGGTTTCTACCAGGGTTTTCTCACTCCCCGCTGGAGTCAAGCCAACAGTCTCCCTGGTGAAATGAATCATCTTGTAGTGCTCAATCGGCAACAGCACCTCTTTGGCAGCTTCAACACGATTGATAGCTGTAAGCGTTGCCATACCTATCCTTCGGTTTCGATAGTCATAGCCTTGCACCTGGTCACCAGGAACCAGGTCAGCGACCACATGTTTTCCTCGACATATTATCAGAGCCAAAGTAGGTACGACTACATGTCTCATTTCAAACCCCACGCCCAGTCTGCGATGGTAGTGAAGAACCGGGCAATCACCGATTCCAATGATTCAAGGTCAGAATCATTGAGCACGATAGTATCCCAGTCTGTAAAATCGTCTAGTGCCCGTTCAGACGCATGCCCATCTTCAGTGTCAATTCCACCTCGTTGCACCTGAATGACAATGCCTCCTAATTGCTTAACCATCTCCACCTCGTTTGGGAAGCGAATATCAGGTATAAGCACCATCTCACGGTCAGTGGTGCAGTTGGTTTGAATCCAAGCACGAAGAGTGTCTACCCAATAGGTATCACTGACCATTCCACGCTTGAACTCAGTGCCCCACCACTGGAGCAGTAGCCGATAGCGTTCTTTCACACCATCAGTATTCATCTCAGTGAATATGTCTGCTGCCGATTTGGTGTTGCCTAACTGGTTGGCTACCATTGCTGCACACTCTTCTTTGAGAGCATCAGCCAATGCCCGGCGAGTGGCTTTGACTCCAGCAAGTTCGGCACAGCGTATAAGCATCTGTGCCACTGTGTCTTTTCCACTGCGCTTTTTTCCTGCAATTCCGATAACTAGCATCAATTACACCCCGCACTTCCACAGTCTGTGCAGACAAAGCAACCTTCCTCAAACCGGAGGGCTTTAGAACCACAACTAGCACAACGAACTGATGAGCGAGTTCCGTCCTTTATGTATCGCTTCAGCACCCGTGCAATGACTTTGGTATAGGTGAAGAAGTCGGCATTCTGCTCTTTGAGCAACTGGTCAACTATGTCCACCAAAGCAGTGCCATTACGTAGTGCCATTGAAATCAGACGGCTGACAGCAGAATAGTCATTGTTCTGGAACGCACTTCCCAGGTCTCGCACTACAATGTCTTCTCCACCGTCAAAGGCTTCTAGCTCATAACGATTCTTGCTGTGTTTGTTGACATGCTTAGTAATCCTGCCTTGACTGTATGATTTCGGTAGGTTGAGGTATTGCGCCTCCCCGCCGAATATCTCAAAAGGTTTGTCATCCTTGAAGCTCACCAGCACGATAAACTGCTGAGTGATTCCATGATGAGTAACCTCTACTTGCTGTATTTCACAGGGCAAGACCTCCGGGCGTTCTGACCATTCCTGACGAGAGGTAATCAGAACACCGTCTCTTGAACCGGCCACATAGACAGTCAGCCCTTTCAGCCCGTTCTTATGAGCTTCCTCATAGAGCTTTTCAACGACCTCTACACCAGTTCCTTCCGGCAAGTTGATGGTGGAACTGATACCGTGGTCTATGTAAGACTGAATAAGGCCCTGTATCTTGACCCGTTCTGTCCAGTCAATCTCTGATGCCGTGACAAAGCAATCAGGCAGACTATCAGCATCGGGATTCGCCTGCATATAGTCTTTCACATTGTGATGATAAACCGTATGCTCTTCCCACTTGTCACTGGTAGCATCTACGAAATCGACTCGACCAGCATTTTCACTGGTCAACTTTCTCCGTCGAGTATACTGATTCGCAAACACCGGCTCTATACCGGATGATGTCTGGCTCATTATTGATACTGTACCCGTAGGAGCATTAGTCAACAGTGCTCCATTTCTACGCCCCCAGATAGCGAGTGAATCATAGATGTCTTCCGGCAGATTGCGTAGGAATGGACATTCCTTCTCTCGCTCCCAGTCAAAATCTGGAAACGGCCCCCGCTCGATAGCAAGTTGAATGCTGGCTCTGTATCCTTCGTTTCGGAGAGTTGCATATATCTCTCGTATGGTTTTCCGTGAATCCGGTGCATCATAGCGTAGACCCAGGGCTGCCAGAGCATCTGCAAGGCCATGTGTGCCGAGTCCTGTACGCCTAGCTCCATAAGCAGCTTGCTTCATTCGAGCAAACAGAGTTCTCTCATCATCAGTATCCGACTTTGCGATGATTTTGTCAAGACACTCCATCTCCAGGTCTACCAGGTCATCGAGTAGCCGCATAGCGATATTTACGTGTGTCTTGAACGAATCCCAGTCGAACTCTGCATCAGGCGTGTGAGGATTGACCACAAACCCTTTGAGGTTCATAGAAGTCAGTCGGCAGGAGTCATAGGCACTCAGTAAAATCTCAGAGCACGGATTCACACAAACCGACTTATATTGTGGGTAGTAGTCAAGCGGAAGATTGCGCCGGTAGTTATCAATGAAGATGATTCCTGGTTCTGCTGTGTCGGTCGCAGTCTGACATATAAGACGCCAAAGGTCACGAGCACGTATACGATGAATCTCGTACTTTGTGCCAGTCAATACCATCGGCAATTCAGCATCGACTGTGGGTTGGAATTGTAGATACCACCAGTCATCATTCCTGAGAGCATCCATGAACTTGTCTGTGACCATTACGCTGATGTTTGCGCCTGTCACTTTCGTTCTGTCCCGTTTCATCGTTACAAACTTCTCGATGTCCGGGTGACCGATATTCATGGTTATCATCAAAGCTCCACGGCGTCCTTGTTGTGCCGTGTGCCGTGATACATAGCTGTAGAACTCAGCAAATGACCAAGCTCCTGAAGAGGTCTTGGCCGAATTAGTAACCGGGGTTCCATCCGGGCGCAGAGTCGAGATGTCGAGTCCGGCTCCACAGCGTCGTTTGAACAAGTTTGCCAAGTCTCTTCCACGTTCATAGATAGATGAGATGGTGTCTTCCGGGCTATCAATGGCTACGCAGTTAGATAGACTCACAATTGCGTATGGGTTTCCAATGCCATACATAGGAGACCCACCTGGAACTATGCGTCGAAAACCATCCAAGGCTGCTCTGATTTGTTCCAGAGACAACGAGAAGTTGGGTGGACACTCACTGTCATAGCTGCGTTCCACACGATGAAATTCCGCAGCTATACGGTCGTGCATATCATTTGGACTCAGTTCGTAGTATGCTGTGTCGTCGTGCAAAGCATACTTGTCTACGAACGTTTTTGCAGCCAGGTCATCTCCATCGAAGTAGTCAAGGCTGGCTTGTAGTGCTTCCTGTTCAGTGTACTTTTCCATTAGCAATCCTCGAAGTCGTCAATACTGTCACTGAAGTCAACCTTGCTGGTATCGCTGGTACGAACATTCCAGATAGCAGGCTGGCACAGTTCTTTGTGGTTACAGCGTGTGCATTCCTTATCGGATGGGCGAGCCGGGAAATATCCAGCCTGCACACAAGCCGCAATTTGTGCTATCTGCTCCTCATACCAGTCAGACTCCCACTGGGGAATCACATCAATATCTATCTCCTGAATGAGCGGTGTCGGGAACAGACGGATTATCTGGTAAGAGAAACCCGTGTAAGTCCAGTTCTTGAACTTCTTAGCCAGATAGTCAAGTGCAGCCCACTGATAGATAATGGGCTGGCAACCGTACTTAGCACGAGGTTCTGCCCATTTATCATAACTGAATTTGTGGTCGATGACCCGTCCATCTGCTTGTACAAGGTCAATTCTGCCAGTGAGTTTGACACCACCACGCACTATCTCGAAGTCCTGTTCCACCGCGACAGGGATATGCTTCGGATACATCTCAGCATAATAGTAGCGCACGGCATCTATGACCTTGTAGATTTCCGACTCTGACAGATTTTCAGCTTTCGCTGCTCGAATGGCTGCCCTGTCCGCTCGTTCTGGAGAGATAAGTTCTCCATCATGCTGAAGTTTGTAAGACAGCATAAAATCGAGTGTGGAGTGATAGGCTTGACCTCTTCTCATAGGTACTCCACCCGGTTTCCGAATGCCGTCAATGTAGCTGTATTTGTATTGACGTGGACATCCCTGGAAGCACGACACACGAGAATAGCCGAGATGAAAGTCTCCGCTTTTAGTATGTATTGTTACTCCAGGTTCCGCCGTCGTTGATGGTTTGGATGATGTCTTTGACACGTTGTAAGCTCCTCACTCCCTCACCAATTCCGCCAGCTTTCTGAATACGTCTCAGATGTTTACGCTGACCAGATGATAAATTACCATCGGCATCTTTCACCTCGATACCAATGAATCTGCCTCTATAGCACACCAGAACATCTGGCACATTAGACTGGTATTCGTTGCCGTGGATATTGACAGCATACGCTCCCTGTTTTGTCAGATACTCCAGTATCTTTCGTTGTATGTAGCCTTCACTCATGCTGCTATCTTCAAATCAACGGCTTCTCCCAATGACGGGCCTGCTTTGGCTTCAGCACAAATAGGAACATTTAGCTGAATATCCAACTCATCCAGTATTCGAGGATGACTCATTATCTTGAGCACTTTCTTGGCAACCTTTTCAAGAGACTCATTGCGCACCTCGAACAAGATAGAGTCATGCACCTCACCAAACATATATCCGTCTTCTGGGTCTAGCCAGTTATGGATTTCGATTATGCTCATCAGCTTGAGGTCAGATGCAAACCCTTGTACAGGAGTGTTGATAGCCATTCTGACCGCTTCTGAATACTTCGCTTTCGCTTCTCTACTGGAATCCGAGTCAAGTCTGATGTTGGGCAGATGTCTTCGGCGTCCAGATAGGCTCTCTACGTAACCAAGCCTCTGTGCCTCTCGTTCTTGTTTGCCATACCACGGTTCCAAACCTACGTGGTCAGCGAAGAATCCAGCACGAGTCTTGTTGCATTCCGCCATCGACAAGTCCAAATCATAATCAGTAAGAGCGTATGTCTTGTACTTGGCAGCTTGCATTCCATAAATGAATCCGAAGTTTGCAGCCTTCGCCTTCTTACGTTTGTCTTTCTGCTCATCAGGAGAGAGTTGTGCCCACTCCTCTGGGGTCATGTGCATAATGCGCATAGCCCTGATGGTGTGAATGTCTTGACCCTCCTGATAGGCTTTCAGCAACAATGGGTCTTTTGACAGTTCACCGGCGATACGAAGCTCTATCTGGCTGAAGTCCACCTCCATGATACTCCAACCCTCACGTGCTCGAATGCAGTGACGCACACTGAGCTTCTTCGGCCCGTATTTGGTGTATGGTAGATTCTGCAGATTCATTCCATTGTCTCTGCTCTTAGCTGCTGTCTTCCGTTCATTCTCTTTGCCGGATGCCGTTCTACCGGTTACCGTGCCTGTGAGTCTATACGATGTAGTGATTCTCCCACGAGTTTCTGCTGCTATCAGCATCGGCTCAATGTATGTAGAGAGCATCTTCGCCAATCCACGCCACTCTAACAGCTTACTGATGAATGGTTTGCCCTTCAAATGCAAGAGAGCATCACTGCCAGTTGATAGACTTCCAGTCTTCGTCCGAGACAAACGTCTATCAGGATTGACCGGGTACTTCAAGCGGGTGAAGATGATGTCTCCAAGCTGCTTAGGGCTGGCAAAGGCTTTGGATGTAACCTCTATACCATGTTCATTAAGAATATCATGAAGGTCTGCTTCGACCTTTTTAAGCTCGGAAGTGACTATCTTACGAAGCTCTAAGCACGTGTCTCGGTCAACCGGCCAACCCTGCAATTCCATCTCAGTGAAAATGCTGTCCATCGGTCGAATGACTCGTGTGTAGAGCTTCCGAATCCGCTTCTTGTCAGAAGTCTTCAATGCCTTGATATACTTCTGTGCCAGTAGTAACGATGCCACAGTATCCCTGGCCGCATAAGGAATCAACACATCAAGGTCTTTGGTGAGCTTATCAGAGATGTCATACGTAGGATACCCCAACTCTGAAGTGATAAGCTGTTTGAGTTTCAGCGACCGGTTCTCATCGAGGTTGTGTGCTACATGTAGAGTATCCATGTAGACGTTTGGAGCTTCAATCGGTTTACCAAACTCTCGTTTACCCCACTCGTACAACCACAGCCGGTCAAACTTGCCGTTGTGCCAAATGCACGCAGACTCCGCCAGGATTTCTCGGACTATTTCTACAGCTTCTTCCAGAGATTCTTCACCCTGCCAAAAGCTGCAACCATTCTTCTTGCTCGTGTAGTAGCAGTCGTCTTCAATCCCCAAAGGAACAAACACACCGCCGAAATCTGTGTCCCAACAGAACTGTATCGAACGAACGTGCTTGCCCGGAGTATAGGGGTTAAGACCTTGTGTTTCAATGTCAGCAGCAACAACTCCTCCGGCATCACGCTGGATTCTCTTCTGTATTGCTCGTAGCGAGCGGAGGGTATCTGCCACATATATAGGTGGGTTGAATTCCAACGTCTCAGACTGCCCGCTAATCCACTCCACAAAACGACGCAGATTCGCCCATATCTGGTCTTTGACTTGCTGATTATAAAGACCTTGCAACCAGTGATTAGTCGGGTAGATATAAGCCTGCAGAGTCTCGTCATAGTAGCGATTACCCATCTTCTCAAGCGGGCACTTCCTGTGCGTAACGCCATAGTGAGCATTGCTACCAAACGTGATGATATGCTTAGGCTTGAGTCTCGCCAACTCTTTAGACAGATATTCACCTGCACAGACCTTTACCTGCTTTGCATCGGGCTTGACATCCTTCGAGGGTCGGGAACATTTGAGAGCATAAGTGCAGTAGGCATTGATACCGTTCTGCTCGAAGAAAGAGCGTATCTCTGTCAGCCCCTTGCCAGAGTATATGCGCCCATAAATGTCATCTTGCATCGGAGGTTGTTCAACTACCAGCACCACATCACAATTCTCAGGAATGTTCTCCACAGAGGGCATTAGGCACGGATTCTTTGGTGGTTTGGCATTGTCAACTCCGAATAAGCACAGATTACATTTTGGATTACGCATAAGGAAACCGCCTTGTTGAGAATAGCGACCCGGAGAGGGAGGAAGCCGCTCTCCGGGTCTTTGTGTCCGGGGCCTACAGGAGGACTATTCCTCGTCCTCATCCACAGACTTCTTCTTGCCCTTCTTGCCCACGCTGGACAAGTCATCGTCGTCTTCATCTTCATCGAGGTCGGGGTAACCGGCTCGACCCTTAGACTTCGGCTTGTCTTCGTCCTCATCGTCGTCATCATCCGTTGACTTCTTTGAGGTCTTCTTGGCGGGTTTCTCGTCCTCATCGTCGTCATCATCCGTTGACTTCTTTGAGGTCTTCTTGGCGGGTTTCTCGTCCTCATCGTCGTCATCATCCGTTGACTTCTTTGAGGTCTTCTTTCCGCCCTTGACCGGGGCCGCAGGAGTGTCGTCGTCATCATCGTCCTCGACGGCTGCTCGCTGCCTCTTCGGGATGTCCTCTTCGTCGATGTCGTCGTCATCCTTGCACTTGTCCACCGACAGGACTTTCTCCTCGTACTTATCGAGTTCGGCGTTGTCCTCGTACTCCTTGACGCGAGCCAGAACCAGTTCTCGAAGAACCTGGATATGGGCGAGTTCATCTTCGGTCAGCGTGCGGGCAATAGCAAACTTGGGTTTCGACCAGGTATACTGCTTGCCCTTTATCTGTTCCGCCGTGAATTCGCACAGCACCTCGTAGTAGTTCTTGTCGTTCTGGTAGACTTCCTTAGCGAAGTACTTCCAGTTGCGCAAGGCTGTCGGAGAGACATACATCAACTCCGGCATGTACTTGCCGACACGGACAATATAGAGTGCCCGCTTCTCTTTCGGTTCGTTTCCGGCTTCCCGGTCTTCATCCGACTGGTAGAAGTTCTTCTTGGCAACGAGAACTACACCATAGAACGTTTTTTCGATTTCGACGTTATCCGGCTCATCTCGTGTCGGTGCGGGAAGCTCGAAACGAGGCTTCTTGCCATCCATCTTGATTCGGCCAAACCGCCAGTCTTCGTCGTCCTGTAGGACTTCACGAATCTGCTCCAGTTTGGTCTGAGACGGCAGCCTCAGTTTCAGGGTGTCATCGCTCATAGTTCATTGCCTCCTTTGTAGGTTGTCCCGATGACTAACTTGGTGTTTCGTCCACCATCAGTATAACATGTGGCAACTCTGACTGTACCCTAGTAATTCTACCAGGTTTTCAGGATTGCCTTTGAGTCCAACAGAATGGACTTCACGCGAAAACTTGTCCAACGAGATTCCCCGTAGGCAAACATTCGCTTCGGGTCTTTAGGGTAGAACCACTCAGGGTCTACCATCAATACGGTGTCGTTATGGACGCATTTTACCCTCCCGTCACCATAGTACTTGCCCCGGCACTCGAACTCTTCACCGGTTGCATAGTCTATGATAGTCACGACTGCCGGACACATAGTTACTGTCATGCGAATAAGGCCCTCCAGTCGTGTTCGATAGACGCTGCCAAGCTCAAGTCACGTTCCAGTGCTCGCATAATCTTCATGTCAATGGTGTTCTTGCAGAGCAGATGGATATATGTGATGTTCTTGGTTTGACCACCCCTATGATTTCGAGCCAGCATTTGCTCATACCGCTCAGTGTCATAGCTGTGACTAAAGAATACTATCATATCAGCGAAACGCATGTCAACGCCTTTGGCTCCGACACGTTCTTTCACTATAAATGCCAAGTCTTCAGCAGCCGCTTGAATCATCTTGTGTCGAGCTTCTGCCCCCTTTACAGAACCATTCAGTACCTTTGGTGTGAACCCGAAACGTTTACGAATAGCGGCTGCAATGATTCGTTCCTCCTCATCAAATTGAGTGACAATAACTGTGGGGGAATCTCGCTCTTCCAAGATTTCCATTAGCACGTCCAACTTCTCAGTGCTCAATCGCACTGGGTCGGGTTTGATGTCTGGTGTATCTTCGTCTGGGTCGGGGTATACAAATCCACCAGTAATCTGCATCAACTTCCGAATTGACGTGAATACATGGTCAGCAGATACAGTTGTTTGGGCATCCAACTCTGCTATGGTCTGCTCCACCAGGTCATCGTAAATCTTCCGTGACTTGGCAGACAACTCTATCAGTCGAGTTTCATGCACAGCCGGAGGAAGGTCGAGCACGTCTGATTTCTTCAACATGACAGCGACCTTTGACATCTTACGTACCAGGTCTCCAAGATTGTGGTAACCCAACACTGCCCCACGAATATATGGATGTGGGATTGCGTACACAGACTTGAACGGTAAGAAGACTGGTGGAAATACCTCATCACCACAGGCAAAGTTGATTTGTGCCCATACATCGAGGGGTCGTTTGGTATAAGCTGAACCCGTCATCACAATACGATAAGTACTTCGAGGGGCCAGCTTACGCCGAAAGAACTTTGAGACTTTCGAGCCAGGAGTTTTGATTGCCGTGCTCTCATCGAGTATGCCAACATCCCATTTCAGGTCTTGCATGGCTGTATCTACCTTTTCCAGCACACGCACCGTTTCCCCACGCCGTCTTCGTGGTATTCGTTTGTATCCTATCTGCCAAGCAGCTTCATAGTTGACCAGACAAATAACTGGGAATCCATCTGCAGCCAATCGTTTGGCTAAGCGCAGTCCGGCTGAACCAGACTCGTGCAAGTCGATGAAAGCTACTGGAGCCGTTCCCCACTCATGCCAGTTCTCAACCCATACATGTAATGCCGACAATGGAGCGGCAACATATATAAGTCTGGCATGATGCTTGCGAAATAGATGCTCCAAGAGGTGGATTGCAACACGGGTCTTGCCCGTGCCCATTTCCATATAGAGGCAAACACCCTTACCTCTGTCTACTCGTTTGACAGCGAAACCCAGGGCTTCTGCCTGTTTTTTCCACATCGGGGGTCTCTTCATACTTGAAGTATAACATACCCGGACAGAACCAGCAACCCAGTATAATTACCGGTTTTCGTGCGTGGACGGAAGAAGCTCTTGCTATTTTTGGCGATGTCCAGGTATAATACCTGTAGCACTTTTCTCTGCCCTGAGCAGATTTGAGGTATAACCATATATGAAGACTTCGACCGATGCAACGCATGCGGTTGAGTTTCTGCGTTGGATGTTTGGTGACCAACCTGACGGTTACATCTACATCTTACGGAGCCGTCCTAGCTCTGACCCAGTAGAAGCTCGACAAGGAAAGCCAGACCTGAACCCGGCAACCTTTTCAACACCTGAGAAGGTTGACTCCCACTGGTGGAACGAACAAGGACATCATTGGACAATGATGTTCTCAACAGCGACCGTCAAGACTCCAGTCAATCGGCAAGCTGAAAAGCCTAAGAGCAAGAACAATGCTATCCCAAACACGGTATCTATTCCGGCGTTGTGGTGTGACATTGACGGGTGTAAGAAAGCTGGTATTCCGGCTGATGAGTTCTACTCAGATATTCGGAACTCAGAAGAAGCCTCTGCGTGGGTGCAATCATCGGAACGTGGATTACAAGCATACTTCAAACTGCCAGAACCATACGAAGCCAATGGGGATAAAGACCGCTTTGCCGAAGACTTAGCGGGCTTACTCTATGATATGGCTCTGTACTACGGCGGAGACTGCAAGGTTGTTCGTTTAGGTGGACTCATGCGTCTACCTGGGTCACTGAACATCAAACCAGAGTACAAGGGCAGTTATGTGATGGCCCGCACTCTGACCACGAATGACACAACATTCACACTACGAGAACTGAAAGAGCGATTCCAGCCTGACCCAGACATTGTTCCACGGGTGGTTGGCTATGCCTGTATTCGTGCGCTGTCCAATATCTGGCAAGAGGGCGAGCGGCACGAGATTATGCTGCGTTTTATCGGTTCTGTTCGTAGGCACGGCATCAACAAAGAAGCCTGCAAACGGGTATGCCGAGAAGTGCAGAACTACTTCCGGGATGAAGACCGCACTGGTGACATCGACTCGACTTATGATAAGCCATTCAACGAGATTATGACTCTGCACACTGATTATCGCAGTGTTGCAGAGGATGTAGCAAAGGCTATCGAGTTTTGGGTCGAACTGAAGAAAGAGTATTGCAAAAAGCGTGGGTTTGACTTTTTCCCGGAGAATGTAGACCCCACACAACCAGTAATCAGTGATGACGATTTCTTCGAGAAAGGAAATGAAACCTGGTTTCACGGGCCAGATACAGATAAACAGTTCTGTAACTTCGTTATCAGACTCAAAGGAAGAGTCATCAAAGCAGACACCAAAGCCTCAGCTTGGGTAGCTGATGTCTACACACTCGGTGAGCCTGCAACACGTATAGAAATATCAACTGCCGACCACTCCCAGTGGCAGCGATTCCTACTCAAGCCGGGAATGCCAGTAGGATTGTCTGTTCAGGAACCGAAGTTGTGGGCACATTATATCGCGTTTCTGCAGCGTAATTGCCCTAACATGGTCATCAAAGAAACCCTTTACTACGGCTGGTTGGACACAGAAGAAGACCGACCAACGTTAGTGCTGCCCCACGTAGAGCATGACAGCTATATATGGTCACCCAATCGAGAAGATACGGCTGTCTCACCAACCGTATTCACGCAAGAGATTTCCTATGACCAGGTTCGAGAATACTTACGTGACTTTATCAAGTACTATGCCAACTACCATGAGCCAAAATACATCTGGCCTGCATTAGGATGGTTTGCTGCTTGCTCAGTGAAAGGCTTGATACATCCACAGTTGAATGGTTTTCCAGTTCTTGTAGTGAATGGTTTGCATAACTCTGGAAAGAGCTATCTCATTGAGGATGTTCTTGCTGTTCACTACGGATGCCAAAACATTGTGAGCTTCCAGGGGTCTACATCCTTTGCATTCCGCACAAAGCTGGAAGCCAACAACATCTGTCCACTGATTATCGGTGAGTTCCGAACAGAGGCTAGGAACGATAAAGATAGAGGCAAGGTCAATGACCTCCTAGACCTCATTCGAGTTTCTTACGATAAATACACTGTTGCCAGAGGGCAATCGTCATCAAAGCAACTAACCAGTGCGGACTTGCAGACTCCCTGGTGTTTGGTGGGTGAACACCAATTCCAGGATACAGCTACTATTGAACGCAGCATTATCTTGACCTTTGACCGTAAACGAGTCAATGAGATTGAGAAAATGCCTCTTGAAGAGCAGCGTCTTTTGATACAGCAACACCGCTGGCTGCAGAGTCACAAGCATCGTGGTTGGCTGGGAGCCATACTGGTACAGTGGGCAGGCAAGCATATCGAAGACGTGCAGAGCATAGCTGATGGGTCGAAGAGCTTGGTAGATAAGGGGTGTCCATCGGCTCAGAATCGTAAACGAGTAGGAGTGGCATGCCCGGCAACAGGTCTGATAATGCTGTCTCGTATCTACAAGGAGTACGACTTGGATTGGCCGTTAGGAAAGAATGAGACTATGAACATACTCTATGAAGGCGATGCTTCCTTACAGGTCGGACACGACCATGACACTATCACTCTTCGATACTTGTTTGAGGTTACTGATAGTGTCATAGTTGAAGGTCACAGAACTGGACGCCCACATGAGGGTAGCTTGTATGTCTATGACCTCGATGACAGCAAATACATCTACGTGGATATGACCCGGTGGTTCCGGCTAATTAGACCGTTGATTAGCTCGTCAGACGCCGCAAGCCTGACGGACAAGAACGCATTCGCCAATTTGATACAAAACCATCAACGCCAGGAGGACTCTCCCTTTATCGAATTCCTGAATGACCACGCTGTCTTGGGGAATTGTGTTAAACTAGACCTAGAACGAGTTCGAGCCTTTGGCGTGAATGTGGCTCAATGGAAGGGCATCAATGACTACCAGGACATCTAGCAAGAAGACACCCAAACCAAAAGTAGGCTCTACAGGTATTCCAGTATCAGAACAGCAAGAGTCTGACGAATGGAATGGATACCCAACGCCATCTGTTGATGTCAACCGACCAAAGAGCAAAGAAGAAATTCTATGGTCTGAGTACTCTATCCAACCAAATCTTCCTATAAGAAGCAAAGTCGAACAATTGATGCTGCTATGGAGATTGCCCGCTGGAGCCATAGCAAGTCTCATGGATTTGTCTTTGAGCGTGGTTCAGGAAGAGATAGATGCTCTTAACAAGGAGTGGGCAGAACTTGGAAAGCCGCTTGATGAGGAATCACGACAAGTAGTTCGAGGTCGAATGATAGTGGAACTGACTAAGCTCAAAGCCGACCTTGAAACTGCCAATGCTGGAAATCCAGACCCACGTTTGCTAACCCTCAAACTCCAGGTCATTGAGAAGCTGACAAAACTGCAGGGACTCGACCTTGACCGGAAGAATCCGTCAATCGAGGAAGAGTCGATGAATCCTGTAGAAGATGCTATTGACGCCCTGGGAGAAGAACGGAGAGCCGAACTATTGGCTCGTCTGAAGAAGACCGCCCCTACACCGACAACAGATTAGTCTTCGTCTCCTGGCACAGTTTCTATACGAGGAGCAAATCCAACAGTCATACCCTGGGGCATATTCTGCTGCATACTCTGGCGTTGAAATTCCTGAAACTCCTGGATGATGTCGGCTTCGACCTCACGCACAGTATCCAAGAAGGCAGTCAAGGCCGTAATTGCGCTTCCGATTCGAGCCGAAGTGCCTTCGTCACCAGCCAATGCAAGGAACTTCTTGTTCTGCTCCATTGCCTCTATGCCCGCTTTGAGACCGGCTTTGTAGAAGAAGATAGCCGAATCATTGGGCACTTCTATCTCGACGTAACGGGGAGCCGGTTCAAACTTCGTAGCTTCGATAGGTTGCTGTTCTGCACCTTTATCTAGTTGATTGTCCACCTGAAAGCCTCCTCATCGTTGTATCCAGAATCCCACACAGATACTTATGTGTCCATAGAATGCTGGCTTTTGACGGCAACACCAGCATCTCAAAGACAGCATTGTCGAAATCCACCCATATACTGTTATAGCAACTCAAATCGAGTGCCAAAGAGGTAAGGTTCAAGAGAATCTTGAAAGCACTCTGCCTTGACCGTGCATCACCAAATTGCTCAAGATTCTCTCTCACCTGCTGAAGCAGAGAGATGTAGTGTTGCTGGTACTTGCTTTGCCGAATACCTTGCAACTCTGTGTAGCTTATAGGCTGGTTGCTTGTCCAGAATGGAAATGGTATGTCCCGTAACACTGTTCCACCTCTCCGTGTGCTCAATCCTAAGAAGACTTGTAGGTCATGGCCTGGTCAACGCCCATCGCCGTAGCCCATATCACAACTGCATTGAATATCGAGACCAACGCCGCACCCGGCGATGACCAGCTACCAATGACCGCTGCAATGGCTAGGGAGATGATGAACGCCACAAGCTGGGTGATACGTCCAGTTACAGAAGGTATGATGGCTTTGAGAACCATCGTTATCAGCGTAACTGCCAACGCAGCCCCACCAACCGTCTTCAACATTTCCACGGTAAACCAGTTCATATATGACCTCCTCTCATGAGTTTGACAGTGCAATTCCGGCTGCACGGTAGACAATCAATGGTCGGAGACCGTATCGCACGTCAACTTCATATCTTTCCACCATTTCACCCAATTCCTCACGTTAATGGCGGCTAATACTACAACGCCTGGAACCAAACCATATTGCTTGGTCACCACGGCATAGAATACCCATGCAAGCTGCACTCCTACGCCAGTGATAGGCCCCCAGATGGACTTGTTACCCATCAAGTAGAGGTTCAACACCAACAAGGCTGATAGAAGCCATTGCATCAAGCTATTCATAGCGAAACCCCACTATTTCAGAGGTGTCACATACGGTCTCTGCCCCATCCAAGTAAAACTGATGTGCTAAAATGCGGTCGAGTTGTGCTCGATAAATCGGGTTGGGGCAACAAACCAGTATGATTCCACCCCGTCGAATTGCATACTTAGCTAACTGTATACCACCCACAACAGCATCCTCGTTGAACGAAGATAAGATGGTCACTGGTGATTGAACAACAATGAGGTTGGCACTACGTTTGTCTATGAGCTTGTCTGCCTGGTGTAGTGGTGATACTATGGGGATTACTCGATTGGCAACCTTGAAATGTCGGAGAGATTCGAGGAGCATCATAATACTGCCCTCTTTGTATGGATTCTCCGACAAAGGGTTGGTGATATGTGAATCCACGGCAAGAATAGCTGCGTCTCCACGTTTCACGGTCTGCAGGGCCAATGCCATCACCACTGTTGACCGACCACTGCCACAATTCAAATCGAGAATTACACCGTTAGACGGTATCTCTGTGGCAAATTTAGCCAACAACTCGCAGGCGTTCCCAGATAATGTACCTTGAGTCCAACTCAGCACGTTGTTCATATCTCTATTCTACCTCATACAGCAGCAAAACGCAAGCTAATCTTCTTCGAGAGAAGCCGTCTTCCGTGAAACTTCAGGAGAGGGCATATCGGCTTCTGTTCGCCCTTTGGGTGTGTAGCTTTTGTCAATCCTTGCCTTTTGCCCACGACTATCCAGACTATCCGTTATTCTGATACCGGGCAAAGCACCAACAATACGTCGTCCATAGGACTTGTTAGTTGCCCTACTATCTAGGAATGCAAACAATCCGGTGTCTGTGGTAGTACGAATGAGACGCCCAAAACTCTGCCGTACATCAAATAGCATCGTTGGCATAGACAGCATATTGAAGCTATCGCCTCCGGCATCGTCTATCAGGTCACACTTCGCCTTGAACATCGGGTCAGTCGGAACCTGAAATGGTGCTTTAGTAAGCACGACGCACGACAAGGCTTCTCCTGGTATGTCCACACCAGTGAAGAATGACCTTGTAGCAAACAAGCAGCTTTCAACGTCAGCTTTGAACATCTCAATCAATACTGCTTTCGATGCTTGTCCTTGTAAGAAGCACCGATGAGGTACTCGCGTAGAGACATACTCGTGACAGTAGCGCATGTGCGAGTTATTGGTAAACAGCACCAATGCCCGGCCCCGGCTGTGTATCAAGACTTGTCCGATTTCTTCTGCCAGGCATTTCAAGTATGATGACTCTCGATTATCTGGTAGATGTGTTGGGAAGTACCCAGTCACATTGTCCTCGAAATTGAATGGGCTGGCTCCTACGAACTCTAAGACCCCATCAGGAATGCCCAATTCCCGGCGCATAAAGCCGAAAGAGGGGCCTATACGCATTGTGGCGGACATGAACACGGTTGTGGGAATTGTGTCGTACACAAGCGATTTCATAAGCGGAGCCACATTGATAGGCTTCAAGTTGAGAATCCCATGCTGTTCCCGCCGAGAAGAGTACCCAGTCTCCAAAAAGACCAGCCAGTTATCTTTGTAGGCTTCATCTAGGTTATCACCATACACTCCATTCAGGCCGGATACGAGCTTTGATAGCTTCTCTTTACAAGCTCGAATGACAACCGTTTGAGGATGGGCTTCTTCCTTGACTATGTAGTCGGAAAGCTCCTTGCTCAATCTTCGGAGTTCGCCAACCATCACCTGGGAATGCTCTTTCGATTCCTCTACAATGGCCGGAGGAATTTGTTTAAGCGCAATGCTTTGACCCAGCACCGGCTGAAATGGTGCGAATATCCTATCCTCTATCTCTCGATACCGGCCAAGATAGCCTTTTGTGAAGTGGTTGATTCCGACCTTATCCAGCATCCGGTTAATGAGCTTGATTGTGCTGGAAACTGTTCTGGGTTTCAGCGTTGTGCCCCATGTGTCTTGAGCCTTTGACGCAAACACGTGAGCCTCATCTACTATCAACACATCGTAGTGACCGAGAATAGAGCCTGCTTCTGACGCCACATCAAGAAGCACCAGAGTATGATTGGCAACGATTATCTGAGATGCCAGGAATCGGCATGCCGCAGCATATACAAAGCAGTCACTAAACCCTTTTCGTCCACCACCATAGAATGGACAGGCACTCCGTTCACAATCCTCATCCGCACAAACCTGTTTCCACTCTGCAATGTCGAACTCAAACGGGACAGAGGCCATGTCACCTGTATTGACCTTAATCTGTTGTGCCTTAGCCCATTCCATCATACGAGGTGTGCCAGCAAACTCATCTTCATCCAACTTGGTGCGACATACATAGTTGGTTCTTCCCTTTGCTACGGCATAGCTGAACTCTATCTTAGCAGCCGCACATGCCATTTGCAGCAGGGGAAGGTCTTTGAGGATATACTGGTCTTGCAGAGTCAGCGTCTCAGTTGAGATAACGACTCGTTTTCCTTCCAGAGCAGCAAGAATAGCTGGAACCAGTACAGAAAATGACTTGCCGAAACCCGTAGGAGCCTCAGCAATGACATCCGTTTTATCGGCTATCGCCTGCATTATCAGGTCACTGAACTCTGATTGTCCCGCACGTGGTGTGAAATCTGGCTTCACACGAGCTATCAATCCATCCGGGGCAAAGAAGTCTTTGACCGTATATGTTGCCTCACTCATACTGGTAGTATACCACCTTTCTACAGTGCTGTCACCTGGTAATACTACCAGGGATTACCGATACCGTCGAATAGACGTTCTATAGATTCTCGGACGCTGGTCACCTGAGTTCTCTGGCTCCGTCTCGATGTCAAAGAAATAGTCGGTATCAGTATCCGTTAGCTTGCTGACCATAATGCCCTGACGTACAGCCTCGTACAAGAACATCAACTCTCGAAAGCGGAGGTAGATGATAGTTACGTCGTCACGAGTCAGTATCAAGCGGTTCTCATCCATAACGGAAGACATGACCGTGCCGATGATTTCGTATGTATCCTGGTCTACCCCGTCAAACGAGAAAATGTGCTCCTCTTTATCCGGTATAGCATCGAACTCGAACTGTAGTTGCGAAGGAGTCAACGCAAGTAGGGCATCATATACCCGCTTTTGAAGTGCCGGATAATGCTGGCGTATGGACTTGAACGGGTAGTTTTTGAGTTCACCTTGATACTTAATCATCTAACTCACCTCGATGTCGTCAAAGACTACTGGAATCAGGTCTGTTACCTCCTTATGTAATTGTACCATGAGTGCCCGCATGTCAGGATGGGCTGTAAGAGGCGTTCGGAGCTTGAAGATATGTCTCCACTCCGTAAAGTTGGTCGATACCACTATCTCGGTCTTGAGACACGTAGGCAGCACAGACCGAGCATCACCAGGTTTGAGTCCCTTTGACAAGAAGAACTCATAGTGGGCCTGGTCTTCTTCCATTGCCTGTATCCACCGCTGCCAAACCTCAGAATCAGGATGAGTTCTGATATTTCCCGGAGGAACTACTTTGATACCACGCCCTCCGTAGTTACACCAGCGTGTGCTCTCTTGAGCAAATGACGCAATTCTATGTCTAACCAACTCGTGTGTGATACCACGGTCAGTAACAAACTCCACCTGTAGATGGCTATGTTCAATCATAGCCGTATGCCCTCTACTTCTGAGCATCTTGATGAAATCGAACTTCGAGTCTTCGGTTATTTTGCCCTCAGACTTGTAGCATTTCCGTCCAATATACTCCAGACGAGATAGCATCCTATCCACATCTTCCGATGTCTCAGGAAAGAGTATTTGGTATGACGGTCTGATTATTTCCACAATGGTCTCCTCTCTAAAGTGGTGGGAGGCTTCTTGACAGGCGAAAGAAGCCTCCCATTGGCCGGGGCTGTGCGGGAGTAAACCCTACTTAATCGTGAACGTCTCTTCTCCACCCGGATAGAAGAAGAGTCCGGTCTTGTCCTGTTTGTCAACAGTGAGCTTGGCCCGGAGAGCCGCTGGTATGGCACTCTTGAGCACCGATGTAGTCGTCTTAATAGCTTCTGCCAGCTTGTTCTTCTTGCAGAAAGCAACGGCTTTGTCGTTGTCAACGATGTCAACTCTGGCTCTCGTCGTACCAAAACTAAGCTCCAAGAATGAGACTTTGAGAGTCTTAGTTTTCTTGCCGTCCAGAGCCTTCTTAGCATAGTCACGCATCATAGGAGTATAGAACTCGTCAAGATACTTGACAAATCGCTCTAAGTGCCTAATCTGCGGGTCGAATTGCTTGTCGAGCTTAGCCGACCATTCGGCTTTCTCAGTGCGTAGTCCCTGGAGTTTGGCATTTGCCTTCATACGCCGCATACCGACCCAATCAATGATGTCGATTATGTCCAGGTCTTCGTCTGGGGCATCCTCGATACCAAGTATTTCGCCGGTTTCGGTATTGATGGTAGCTAAGGTGAAGTCGTCTGTTATCAGTACAACTTCTGGTGATGTTTCTTCCCCCTCACCGTCTACCACAATGTCTTCATTATCAGTAGTCATTAGATATTGTTCCCTCCTTTCACTTAGCTTGTGAGCCTAGTAGCACAGCAACCAGTCCCTCTAAGTAGTCTATACCATCATCCAATGTGGGCAGAATCCGAGTGGATGCTGACCGGACAAATGGATGACGGATTACATACGGATTGTCTGCAACTACCACAAGTAGCTTTCTGTTGGCATAGCTGATGCCAAGTTCAGAGAGTGTGCCAATGTGAGGGTAGCCGCCCGCCATAGTGCCTTTGTGAACTTCATTACCAACCGGCGTTGTTACGTTCAGTTGGTATTCCACTGTTTTGTCTGTCAGTGGAATCAGATTCATGAAGATGATGTCTGACCGCACTATACTCGCAAAGTCGTGGTGAAGCACCGAGTTTGGTTCAGGATGAAACTGTCCAAACAGCTTTGGCTCACAACCCGCTGTGACAATCTTACCATCCATTGGGTTACGAATCAGCACATCAGAACCGTACTGTTCCATCCGTTGGGTGACAACGGTGCGCCAGGTTCGGTCATAATCTTCCTCTTCCGGCGTAACACGCATTGCTCCCGCCAAATATATGCCTACTTGCATGAAGGTCGCCTCCTTTACGTCTGTAGGACTTCCAGGTCTTTTGCTGTCCCCTTGAAGTAGTTGGTGTCCACGTTTCCGGCGATACCAGACATCTTACCTTTGTCATTGTACTGCCAGAAACCCCAATCAGGCCAGCCTGCTATAGATGGCTCTTTCACACGATAGTGAGCAATCCACAGCATATAGTCGCTGAAATGCTTCCACAGCCGCACCCGCTTGGCAAACGATGAATACGTGTAGATGATGGGCTTTTGCCCAGTGTGCTGCTCCACGTAGTCCAACCACTTTCGCACTTTCAGGAGAATCAGCGATTGTGACACTCCTCCAGTCTTCTCTATATCGAGAACTGGGGGCAGCTTTGGCCCTGGAACAGCCATATATACCTCACAGAAGTGCTTAGCCTGGATGCCAGCATCCTGTGCTGGGTCGAAGAAATGATAGGCTCCAACAGGAATGTTGTTAGCCTGCGCACCCGCCCAGTTGGTTTTGAATGTCGGGTCAACGTACTTCTCCCCATCTGTAGCTTTGAGGAACGCAAAAGCCGTCTTGACCTTCTTCCAGTTGATTTTCCCTTGCCAATGCGAAACGTCGATACCCTTAATCACTTTTTTCTCTCCTGTGGTTTCTTCTTATGTCCAATGTGGAAATGCCCACAAAAGGAACATCGGTACGTTGTCATCTTGTCTCCGAATGTCCGTTCATACCTATCCCTGGCTAAACGAGCCTCCTTTCGGCTCATATACTTTCTCTTGCGTCCACACTCATGAAACCATCGACTGTTCTTATTCGAGGTCGTCGGTGTTGGTGAGGACGTTGATGGCGTTGTCGATTGGGAATGCGCCGGGGGAAAGGACATCTTTGACTTGTTCTTTGGGAATCCATCCTTCAAAGTCTGCTCCTTTCACACTGAGTGACTGCCCATCCGGTGCAACTGCTACAACCTCAGCATTCACTCGCCATCTGGTTCCGGGCACTTCGATGATGACACCACCACCAACCTGTACCTCTTTCTGGACTACACCGTCACCCTTTGCTGTATCTATCAGCATTATACTCCACCTCCAGAAGGAACCAGGATAATCTGTGTATCGTCTATATGGGCAACATTGAGAACCATGCACCCATCCTCTTCTTGCTTGTCAGCAGGGAACAAACGAATGAGTTTTCCCTGCTCCACCGGCCCCGTAGAATCGGCATCGTTAAGACCGAGCCGGATATAGCCCTGGTTGTTGATTGTCTGCTCTATTTCGTCCATCTTGACCGGAATAGTGATGATAACCTCTTGCAACTCCGGGTTCTCCAACTCTGCTGTTGCCAAACGTACCACCTCTTTCAGAGCATCCATATCACGCTCCAAGTAGTACTTCTGCATTTGAGCAGCGATGTCGTTAAACAGTTTCATTTGGGGCCTCTCCTAGTGTTTTCAATTGTGCCAACAGCGCAGCCGGGAAAACCATTCGTGGTTTGGCTTTGTGCTGTGTCCAAGCCGTATGTAGTTCAGTGTCCATGAGTTCATCGAGTATAACATCCGGCTCGTCCATGCCTAGAATGAGAAGAACCCGCCCTTCAATAACTTCAGAATCTTCCCACCCTGGAGCCGTTAACAACAACTCTTCGGTAGGAGTTCCGAGGTCTTGTGTGAGTGTTACGTGCTTCTCACCTTCTGCATTCTTTTGGACGATGACACGAGCTATCATACTCGTAAGTCCTCAACAGAGCGGGTCTCTCGAATGTCGATGTCAACCGTGCCCTGTTCAGCGGTAGCTTCAGCCTCTTCAATTTCTGCAGTCAAATATGGCCGCAATGAATCTGAAAGACTGAAGAGTGCGCTAACATCTTCGACACCGTGGTTGATGCTGATATGCTTCAACAGTGTGATGTAGTCCTCGACCTTGCCCTTTATCAGCACGGGATACTTGGACATATCGTAGACTAGCGGAGGAGCATACTGAGTTCCCCGCAGCTTCGGAAATAGCTGATGGAATTCAATTGCTGCAGCCTGCTTATCATACCGGGCTACTTTATCCCAGTCAATCGGGCCGAGAGGTTCCTGCGGGACATTGAAGCGTTGGTAGATTACGTCTAAGACGTGTGCTTCCAACTGTCGGAACTGGTCTGCCATCACAGTATGCTTGAGCGGCCATACCATATCTCCTACATAGGCTTCGGCTGCATCGTGCAGTAAAAGTGCCAATGAGAATGGTACTTCGGTCTGGCCCTTTACGTCCTGTACGTAAAGCATGTATGCCAAGCCCGTATGTGATAGAACATCCCACGGCACGGGGGAATGACCCCCGAAACGGTTTATGTGATGCAAAGCCCAAGCAATATCATAAGCCCGAATATCTTCAGGTCGGATAGCTTCGACTTTGACCACTAAGTCATTGGCCGTGTTGAGCATCTTATTGCCTCCCTGTGCTACCAAACCGACCTTCTCCACGTTCTGAGTCGGGTAGGGATTCGGTTTGGGTAAATGTTGCTTGAGCATAAGGACTAACGATGAACTGTGCAACCTTATCGCCCTTGCGAACTGCAAACGTCTGATTCCCGTGGTTGATGAGGATAACGAAGATTTCTCCCCGGTAACCATTATCAATCGTGCCAGGGCTGTTCAACACATGAACTCCGTGCTTTGCAGCCAAGCCCGATTTTGACCTCACCTGCCCTTCGTATCCTTGTGGCAAGCACACCTTTACACCAGTCTTGACCGGGTAGTAATCACCAGGTCTGATGTCTACATCTTCACTGGCATACAGGTCTGCTCCCGAATCGGTCGAGTGGGCATATTGAGGTAGTTTGGCTTCTGGGTCGAGCTTCGCAAATACAATCATACTCATCTTCTACTGGGTAGCCCGCTGAGCGGTATCTTCACCCTCAGTCGTGACTTCGACGCTTTGGACGCTTCCTGCAACTGACCGGCGAAAGTCTTCAGCATCTTTCTGATTATCAAAAGACTTGACTTCTTCGCCATTAACGGTAACTACATACTTCTGCGCCATTCGTCTTTGCCTCCTTGTTAGTCATTCATTCAAATTGGTGGAGGTGAGGGGAATCGAACCCCTGTCCTAAGAGTCAATCAAATAGGCTTCTACGGACGTAGCTGCTTGTCTTCTTCCCCTGATTCAGCTAAAGCAGCAACCCAGTGTTCAGGTATGTCAACCACTCGAAGAACACACAATGCCGCTTCTATGCGGCCAATAGAAGCTCCCGCTCTTCAACAACTTCCTCAACCGGGAGCAGTCCGTCAATCTGACGGATTATCGTAGCACTGACTTTTTCACTGTTCGCTTTTCTTGTTTGGTCGATGATTTAAGAGGCCAACGACCGTCCTCTGTCCGCTACCTATTCACTTGTCCCCTCAGTCGAAACCTTTCACCCCCAAGATTGTTTGTGTGCCAGCCGGGTAAACTGGCACACACTGCCAATAAACGCGAACACAGCTTACGCACCCGCTGCGTCTTTTCACATCCTCAGTATACCATAGGTGATGGAGCTTCGCAACCTGGTAATTCTACTGGTTTTCTCCACCGACTATGATACGAGTCCCATGATAATCAAACACGAATGGAAGCTCTTGCAAACCAAGTGATTGTCGAACAGCTTTCTGCTTCTCCAAAGGACACGAAACCAGGAAGAAACCTCCTCCACCCGCTCCTGTTATTTTACCACCTCTGGCTCCCGATTGCATGGCTTTCTCGTACAATTCGTCTATCTTGTGTGTGCTGATTCCAGAAGCTAATTGTTTCTTCATCTCCCAGTTTGTCTGTAACGCACAACCAACAGTCTCCGGGACATGCTGAATAGCATCACGATAAGCCAAGCCCCGTGCCTGGTCTCGCATTTGTCGGAGCACATCCATTTTCTGGATAGTGTTTTCTGCTTGCCGGTTCAATATAGTGCTGGCTTGACGAGTGATTCCGGTAAAGAACAGCATCAGTTCTGATTCTAGGCCAGAAAGCTGATTATCGGAGACATTCAAAGCGTGTACTTCCACCTTGTTGCTGGGAAAGAACCAAATGAACTTGACTCCGCCAACAGCACATCCATACTGGTCTTGCTTGCCCATACGCTTACCAAGAATCTCCATTTCAACATCACAGGCTTCTGCAGCCAAGTCTAGTTGAGAGAGAAACTTACCCTGGTAGGCGTAGAACGCATTGAGCAATCCAACGGTCAAAGCACTGGATGACCCCAAACCTGACCCTTCAGCCGGAATATCTGCCATAGTACAGACTTCTATCCCCGACTCGATTCCAGTTTTCCGTAAACATTCTCGCATGATGTCATGTTCGAGGTCATCCACAGAATCGACTATCTCTGTGCGAGAGTAGCTAATACGAATCTTATCATCGAATCGGGGCTTTGCAACCACATATACGTATTTGTTGACGGCTGCCGATAGAACACACCCAAGCTCTCTTGTATAGAACTCTGGTAAGTCTGTCCCTCCGCCAACAAAACTGATTCTGAGTGGTGTCCGGCTAACTATCATTGGATAACTCTGCCTCCCACCGGCGAGCTACCGACTCCCAAGAGTAGTTTTCACGCATACGAGTCATCATCTCGACTCGTTCAGCATCCAGGTCACCAGCAGCACTCATCTTGAGAGCACTGATAAGTTCCTGTGCATAGTACTCATGACTGGTCTTGACACCATATTGCACGGTGTCTACCATACCACCTTGAATGACCACAACAGGTATAGCTCCACCTATCTGAGCTTTCAAACTGGCTGCCGAGAATGTCTCTGGTGCGAACGTGGATGGGTAACCAAATATATCTGCTCGCAAACACTCAGCAGCTACATCTCGGTATCCCAATTTACTCATCGGGAGTATACCCAGGGCCTCATTTGCTGGCAGCCAGAACTCCGGTTCCCACCAGAAAGCTGCCAGAGTCGCATGTGGAACCGCTGCCTTTATGTCCGGCCATATTGCACGAAGACGTTCAAGCCCTCTATGAGGATGTGAGAAGTAGAGAACTCGTCCAGAGATACGCTCTACCGGAACATCGAACACACTGAGGTCAGTCCCCACCGGACAAATAAATATCTTATCATCTGGGATATGATGGTATAGACTTCGATGATAGCCATTAGACAACGCAAACTTGTCGATGTGATTGAATGCACTATCTGGCCGGTCTATCTCCTCTTGGCACGGACAGTGGCAACCTACCGGTATGTCGTGACACCACAGCCACTTGTGCTTAGCCTGCTTACCGATAAGCAAGTACCAGTTACGCCAGGCTATGATGACATCGGTCGGTGGGAGCTTGTCATAGAATGCGTAGTTACGGTACTCTACTCCATTATACCGCCCAGCCCGACTGCCGCAGTTGTTGTACACAACTACCTTATGACCGAGCTTTGCAAGTTCTCTGGATAGTAGAATCACGCATTCTTCAGACCCACCTATGCCTTTCTCTACATCAGAGTCAACCCACGAATATGGTGGGCCTCCATTACCACACGCAATGACTATCTCCAACTTAGTTGCCTCCCTATTTGGTGTACACCGTCGTGCCTCCGAAATGAGACACTATCCGCTTTGCCAGCTTTTTGCACTTTGGACACAATGTCAAGTTCGGTGCTTTCATAGACTGCAGCCTCTCGAACGTGTGCCCACATTTCTTGTCCTGGCACTTATACTCATAAATCGGCATCGGAAACTCCTTTCCGCATAACGAGTTCTATTGAGAACTCTCCTGGAAGTGGTTCTCCCCACGGTCGAAACTCGTAGTTCTCGTCACAGCGTTTCATATAGATAAAGTCTCTAGGAGCATTACCCAGAGCTTGATTCACCAGGTCTAAGAGTCCCCAGGTATGTGGTGGGTCACTCCTATCCGGCAGTATGAAACAGCGATGTACTACCGGATTGGCATAGTCACTTGGGTCTACCCGTAATGTTCTACTTCGCTCGAACAAGTCTCTGTGTGGAACAAAGAGTATTAGATACCCATTTGACTTGAGAAGCCTCCACCAGTTCTGGATTGCCAACACAGGGTCACTTAGATGCTCTAAGCAATGACTGGAATACACAAAGTCATATACCCCGTGTGTTAATCCATTGACGTGAACGGCATCTCCATCACCCCAATCCCAGGTTGTTGCGCCATCGAGCGGGTCATCACCACACCCAATATCAATGCCTCTACCTTGACAGTAAGCATCGAAAAAGCCTTCTCGTATTCTACGTTGTTTGGCCTTAGCTGTCTCTGCCATCATTGCTCTCGACATAGATGACGCCCACACCAGCGTTATTCTGGTTGACATCAGCTATGTATTCTCTGGTCAGGTAACCTTCACCTTGAATCTCATTCCACAACTGTGCTGGCCCCCATTCTAGCGGGCGCAAGTCGTGAATACAGATGATTCCACCCGGTCGAACCAGAGGCCCCCAGAGCGTGAAATCACGGTAAGCTGATGAATATTGATGGTCACCGTCGATGAATAGCCAGTCTATCTGCTCCACACCGAGAAACGCCATAACCTGCTCTACTGTAGCCGGTTCATGTGAACTGGTTTGGAAGAACCGGTATAGCACGTGGTCAGGAACCCATGAGTAGAACTGCTCAGGCGAACCAGTACAACTGGGGTCTCCAAGTGGGTCAATGGACGCTATCCTGCATCCTGGCTCTGCATTCTTCAACCAGTGCCATAGGCTTCCGCCATTGAATGTGCCAATCTCTACCACGGTTTGTGGTTTGGCAGCCCTGAACTCTTCGACCAGCTTCATCATCTCCCACGGTCTGCCAAGCGTAGTCACAGGACATTCCTGGGGATTGAAGAATGGGGTTTTCACAGTCGAGATACCCCAATCATCTCCAGTATCTCGGTTGCTTTTGTCTTTGAACATCGTTGCCTCCTATACGTAGACGATGCCAATACCGGCATCATTGTCGTTAGCAATAAGTTCCTGACATACAAAGCCAGCTTGTTGTATCTCTGTCCATAGCTGACAAGACCCCAGGTCTCGCGGACGAAGGTCGTGAAGCACGATAACTCCACCCGGACTGACCAGCTTACCCCAGTTGTTGAAGTCGGCCTTCGCTGGCTCGTAGAAGTGGTTTCCATCAATAAACAGCCAGTCGATGGCTCCGTCCAAGAATTCCAACACCTGACTGATTAGTTGGGGGTCTCTCGAATCACCGGGGAAGAATCGAAAAGCGTTGATGTTACCAACCCTAACCCACTCCCCCCATTGCTCCGGGGAAAATGCTCGCTGCTGTGCTGGGTCATAGAGTTCCGGCAAGTCCACAGAAACTATCTTGCTACCTTCGGCTGCTTGCTGTAGCCAATGATAAAGTGTTCCCCCTGAATGAGTGCCAATCTCCACAACCCGCTGAGGTTTACGCTCAGCATAGATACGGAGCAATTGGGCAAGCTCCCACGGATTCTGTTGTGCCCATACCGGACATGTGGTTGGGTCAAACTGAGGAGTCTTTACTGTCGTCTTACCCCAGTCTCGTTCAGTGTCTCTTCCCTGCACATCATGCATACCTGTAAACATTAACATTCCTCCCGCTTGACAATCCAAGCTACGTGTCCTCTACGATGAAAGTCTACCACACTTTGCAGTATCAGAAGCTCAAAGAACTCATCCACAGCTTTCTGAACTCCACCACATCCACCAAACCCGTAGTCATGAACTGCGAGAATACCACCCACAACTAATCGGGGAAAGAAGAACTCGATGCCGGATTTGGTAGACTCATATATATCAGCATCGAGGAATACGAAACAAAAGGTATCCTGATTTATCTCTGGTACTTGTGCCAGACTATCAGGAAATATACCTGGCGCAAAACGCACATTCGGAAACTCTTCCAGGCGTTTCTGCACAGCGACTAATGAGGTATCTGCGAAGTCAGTAGTGTCAAATCCGTAGTCATCAACACCAGCAACACCGAGATTTGGCATACCAGCAAATGTGTCGAACAGGTACAAAGACTTATCAGGTAACGTCTCAGCGATTGCTTGTGCCGAGTTGCCCTGATATACTCCCAGTTCTGCTACATTGCCTGGTAACTCTTTGACCTGTAAACATAACTCTCTTGGCATTACGAAGGTTTCTCCAGTACATTCGACAACACCTCAAGCAGACGGCGAACCTTAGCTTGCTGTGCTTGATTCTTTTCCCACAAACGCATTGTCCGAGTATTCTTGAGTCGAGCTTCCTGCTTCTCCAGGTGTTCTAGTCTGGCCTGCAACAAGGCTTGAAGTTTTCGTATAAGCATCATCATTCATCCTTGTTGCCCCCGACTATACCCAATCCACCGGCTTGCTCCTTTCTGGAATCTCTCCGGCCAATGTGTCGATGAATCTCCACACGTCAAAAGCCGGGTCTGGCATATCCTGACTCCAGGCTCCGTATGGATTATATTCGTTCTCTTGATGCCACTCTGGGGATGGCGTATGTTCTGCATTCTCACCCCCAATAGATTGCACACGGGGCAAGACCGGATATATGCTACCCTCCTTCAGGGCTGCATCCATTCCGTGGTAGAACCACCAGTCAAATCTACCGTTGACCTCTTCACCCCAACGCTCTGCATAAGCAGAACCGTCACCCATTTTCCGCTCATAGCGGTCTTTCCACATTGCCCAACCCCAGGGACAGAAACCTCCGCCCATGTGAACCTCGTAAGGTTGAGATTGAAGCACCTGGTTATGAGTTGCTATCTCTGTGTAGCGGTTATAACCACACACAGAGATGATTCTTGGCTCTCTGGCGAATCGAACTGCAGCCCACTCAAAGTAACGAAGAGCATCCTTCGAGGGGATAGTGTCATCCTCCAGAAATATCATATAGTCCGTCATCTCATAGGCTTTAGGAATGATGAACAGCTTGTTTACATCTATCCCTAGCCTGGGATTGTTGATATGGACTTGTGTCTCACAGGCTTTGAACTCACGAGACATACCGATGACTGTATCGCAGTCTGCTGCATACTGCTCATTGTAGTCACACGAAATGAGCAGCGTGTAGTCTTCGATGCCGTAGCATTGTGCCAGAGCCTCAAAGAACCGTTGCGAATACTTTGGTCTGCGATATTGTGTTGTCACCAAGACTTTTCGTAGGTTCATCTAAATGCCTCCAAGACCATTATACCACGACTATGCCTGAAATAGGTGAATCAAATCCAAGCACAGTGAATGTCCGATTGCCAGGTGAACGTCCTCAATGAGTTGCATGGACTCCACGGGCACTGTCAGTGACAACGAAGCTACCTGAGCCAGCTTCCCGCCATCACGTCCACACAGACCTATGGTCAGGCAGCCCTGTCGATTGGCTTCCTCAACGGCTTTGATGATATTCGGGGAATTGCCGCTGCCGCTGAATGCAATCAAGCCACTTCCCGGATACATCATAGTCTTCAACTGCTCAGAGAAGATAGATGGGTAATCTACATCATTCCCCATCGCAGTTATAAGCGGCACATTATCAGACAAGCACCGCACTCGAATCCGTTTCCCAGTCCGTTCAGGAACCAGCTTAGCCAGGTCATTGACAATATGACTGGCGTTAGCCGAACTCCCACCATTTCCGATGAGGAACAGTTCACCGAACCGGTTAGCTACCTCGAAAACGGCTTCAAGAATCTTGTTGTAGGCATCCATGTCAAGCTGTTCCAGAGCCGCAATCAAGTTCGTCCTATACGTCTTCATCGTGCTCCACCTCGATTTCTTTCCCGCCTTGAACCATCACAAGTCCAGGAGCTTTCTGGATGAGTCCACTACCCTTACCCCGTCGTTTTTTCTTGGCCTTGTCGATGTCTCTCTGCGCCTTCAATCGAGCAGCATCCTGTGTAAAGCAGTAAGTCAACTGCTTAGCATAGTACATCTCGATTGGCTGTCCCTTAGCCAGCATATCAGTTATCTGCCTGATAACCTCCCTGGTAGCAGCACTTTGATGCTCCTTCAGAACGTCCTGTGTGACTGCCATCAGACTCTTGACATCAGACACATTGGCAAACGTTCGCCGGTCTAGCCCCAACTCGCGCAGCTTTGCTTTGGCCTGCGCTACTTGGTCAGGTGTGAAGAAGTTCCAATCTCGTGCTTCTGTCACCACCTTCTTTCGACGGCAAATATCACACGAACTGTTGTACAGCTTCGTTCCGTGATATTGGGCATCTACCTTGCCTGCCAGGTAAGCACACTCCATGCAAACGAATACTACCCGGTTATGCCCTTTCGCACTATGTTTACCCATCAGACGAGCCTCCTAAGTTTCTAAGGGCTTCTCGAATATCCAGACCATCTATCTCAAAGCCCAGTTTCAACCATCCCCGTGTCTTTGGCGGGCGAGCGAACAATTCTAATCCCGGTATGTCACCGAACGCCTGGTTGATTCTGTTACGCACCTCTTCAGGCTTCGCAGAATGCTCAGTGACAGGTGCAAACACGACCTGTTTGACATCCTTTGCATATCGTTTTGGACGGCCCCTCTTTCCCAGCAGAACAAGTTCTACGTTACCATTTGTCCAGTAACCCTGCCCCGACCGCACTCCACCTTTGAGAATGATGTCCTTGATGCCAAGAGTTCCGACAAAACCTTCTTCAGGAACAGCCACAGCCCGGCTCACATTCATCTTGGTATCCGGTTTCCATAGCTCTCCTGTCGGATTGAGTTTCACCCAAACAAAAGGCACACACGTGTATTTGAACCCCCATGCAGCCATTACCTGCATTGCTTCCGGTAGTTTTGGAAGTGTAGCCCACAACAATAGCGAGCAGTCTTTTGCAATTACCCGGTCTATCAAAGGCCGTAATGCACATAGCTCTCGCACACAAAGCTGTGGGTATGGAGTTCCACCACGAGCAGAATCATAGTTCTGTGGGTTATCATACTCCCAGGGTGGGTCGGCATATAGAATTGGAAAACCGCCATTGAGACGCATGTCTACTTCGCTCGCATTCTCTGGTTCACTTCTTCCAGCGTAGGCTGAGGTATCGGAATCGGCCAACGCTTCTCGATGTTTTCACCAGCAAAAGACGCCCAGAAACCTACCCAGGCAAGACCCTGGTAAAACACAGACACCCAGTTTATCTGGATGGGCTGTGTTGGATTGAGCGTTTTCATCCGATAGAACTGTCTGCCGGTCAGATACCCAGCGTAAATCCAGGTCACCAGCATCCCGATAAGATACACAATCACTGCTACGATAGTCACTTCAATTCCTCCTTATTGTAGTACTTTTTGAAGTCACTGACCATGTGACGAAACACCTGCTCTCCGGCTCTGGCATCAACGAGAGCAGTATGTTCCTTGCCCTCAAAGTCGAGACCATACCAGCGCATAATGTCGTTCATTCCACAGCCAGTAGCCGATACAATTCCAAGCCCGGACAAGACCCGGAACATGTTCTTCGTGCAAATCCACTCACACCGCTTATGTGCAGGTAGCACTTTACCATCTCCAGCCCGATTTGCAAGAGCGGAGAGGAATCCATAGTCGAACTGTGCGTACTGCGCAATGATGTGTCCCTGCCAATTTCCACCAAGATGAGTGTCCAGGAACATTCTGAACATAGCCCACACTCGCGCCTCTTCTGTGCCATACTCTTGCAAGTATTGCAGAGTCCGGTCTTGAAGCTGCAAGGCATACGGTGTGTACGCCATGTTAGGATTCGGCTGAATGAGCACCTGAAACTCTTCTTTTCGATACAGAGCACGCTCAAGAAATGGCTGTGTCGGGTCGAAATCAAACGCCACAGCCGCAATCTCTGTGATGCCATGCACTTGAGGGTCAAGACCCCCGGTCTCTGTGTCTACAAACACATACTTCATTGCTGCTCCTTTACATACCGCCATCGAACTACTCTGTCTGTTTTGCCGTTGACTATACGGTATAACCCCAAGTCTCTTGCTACGGCTTTACTGACATCGAACTGCCAACGTCCATGTCGATGTAATGGTAGTCCTCCACGGTCAGATAGAGTACACGTGCTTCGACCATTCTTTCCATACCGTATCTCTACACGGTCTCCAAGAGACCCACATCGACAAGCTATCACACGGTCACTATGGTGGAACACCTTACCATTCGCCATAGTGCGCCCTTCAAACTTGTTCGCATACGTCGTGACTACAGCCGTATTCCAACCCGACTCTACTACTGGGGCAGGAGCTTTCTTAGGCTGTTCAACCACTGCTGGCTTGATGACCTCTTTAGGTTGCTCAACCGGGACTTTAGTGATAACAGATGCTTTCTTCTTCACTGGTTCTTCTGCTCTAAGCCCTTGATGATTCACTGCAACCAGACCAAACAGATATAAGCTCAGATAAGCCCAAAATGCCAGTTTCACGTAGTGCTGCTTATGACTGGTGTTAGCCAGATATATAAGTAGTCCTATTGGAACCACCTTCACAGCAATGAACAACCATACTGACTGGCTCAAAACCCACCCCATTATGGGGTTTGCTTCTGCTGCTCCCCAACAGTATACCGACAACAGTGTAAGTGCCGTATCAAACAGCACTAGGAATCCGAGTAGCCAATTGTACCAATAACGCATAACATCTATGTCCTCTCTGGCGGTAAGCCGTATTCATGCAATGTTGACTTGCAGATACTCGTGCCGTGTTGACTTACCACTTCGGAGGCACACATAGCCGCAACGCCCAAAACCTCTTTATCACAACGCCCATAAGTAGCGATAGTAGCTACAACCGTGTCACCGGCTCCGGCCACATCTGCGACCTTGACCGGAACTGCTTCCTGTCTCCAGGGGCCATCAGCTTTCCATAGCTCCATACCCTGGTCACCACATGTAATGAGAATGTCAGGGCCGGTTTCTAATGGGGTCTTGCCGTAGTCTCTGAATAGAGGTTGATGCATGAAGTTATAGAGCATACCGGCAAGGCTCGCTACATCTGTGCCGTTCCAACTTTGGTTCCCGAACTGAGTCCAGGCAGCCGCAGCTTCCGACAGATTGTAGATGAGCAAATCCGCCCCCCTATAACAGGGGAGCTTATCCGGTTTGCCGTTGACAATAGTATACTTGCCCCGTGTCCGAAACTGCTTCAGTGCATATTCAATCAGTTCCGGTGTGCAAGTTCCTTTTCCATAGTCACTGATGACCAGGGTATCCGCTCGTTCACAAGCGACATCTAATGAATCTCGTAGATGCACCTGTGCCGTATGGGATAGCTTAGCATGTTGGTCAAGTCTGCCTTCTGTATCAAGTCTGAGCATCTGCCGACCAAGCCCGTCCACAAATCGACGTTTCTCAATGGTCACCCAGTAGCCAGCTTCGACCATTAACTTGTGTCCGATAGAGTGGGTGTTGAGGCATTCGATGAGAGTACAGCCAACATTGTCTCCGCTCAGCACCCCGATGAGTTCGACATCTAGGCCAAACCCACACTTAATGTTAGCGGCTACATTTGCGGCTCCTCCGGGAGAATAGGTTTCTTTCTCTCGTGTGCAAATGAGCACAGGAGCTTCTGAGGATATTTTGGTCGGAGAGCAGTGAACCCAAGTATCGAGCATCACATCTCCGAACACACAGACAGTTTTCATCGTTGCCTCCACACAGACATTGTAACACATCGAATCAGTAAAGGCAACCTGGTAATTCTACTGGTTTTTGTCGAGCACAACAAGTAGAGAGGTCATAGGTCTGGCCGGTCGAAGCATAACACGCCCATCAGCATAGATGCCAGTTGAACTCCCACCATCCAGAATAGCGGCATCAGTACAGTCCAGCTTCTCCATCACATCTTCCATCTTTCCCAAACAGATAGGCACATCAGTAGCAACCAAAACCAGCTTACCATGCTCAGTAATTCCGATAGCTGTGCGACTGGCAGTCTTGGCAATGTGCTTGAATCCTTCAGGATTGATAAGTTCCTTGCCATCACGTATCAGAGTAGGGCCAAGCTGCATCCCAAGCTGAAGAGTAGACTTAGGTGTCTTCTTATATTCTTCTTGGGATATGATACGGAGTGTTTTGGAACCTTTGGGGATGATAAGAGCCGGGCCTATGCAACCATCATAGACTACCTTACCATCTATTACAATGTCTCCGACCGGTTTATAGGTCTTGGTATCGTAGAAGTCGCCTGAAATAGCAGCAAGAGGCCGAATGCGTTCCACCATTGAATCAAACTTCTCACCATGTCCGACACCACCCTTAGCCAGACATACGGTGACCAAAAGAGAATTGCTGGCGGGATTGACCATAACGTGGTGAATCGGCACGCCAGCAAATGTCCCATGTATGTACTGAATCGGGCTAGATGCACTCATTGCCATAACTAAGAGTAGGCAGAGCGGCTTCATAGTGACCACTCTCCTGAATGGGATTTGGTACTCTTATTATAGCACCGACCAGATATGCTTTCGCCAGTCTCTACGAGAACCAGAGAGGTATTTCTAGTCGAGTTGCTTCAAGCGAGTCAGACCCATGTACCAGGTTGCACGGTAAGTCACCACCGAAGTCTCCACGGATAGTCCCCGGAGCAGCATCCGCAGGGCTAGTCGCCCCAATGATTTCCCTGACCCTGGCAATTGCGTTCTCACCTTCGATTATTACAGCAATCACCAATCCAGAGTGAAGAAACTCTACGTTTCTCCCAAAGAACGGCTTCTCCACGTGCTCTCGATAGTGAAGTTCACACAGAAACCTGGATGGATACTTAACACTTCTCATCCGTGCCACTTTGAGACCGGCTCTCTCGAAGTAGGTCAGAATTGCTCCTACAGCGTTTCGCTTTGTAGCATCAGGTTTGAGAAGCACAAGTGTTCGTTCATCACACACAGTATCGCCCTCCTAGTCGGTGTAGCCTAGCTCATCGCCGCAATCCTGGCAAAGAGGCTCGCCACAATCGTTGGTGATGCTGCCATCACACGGTTCGCCACATTCAACACAGTATACCTCTTCTTCCATCGGTATATCACCTCCTCTGCTATGTGGTGCGTCGAGGGAGAATCGAACTCCCATTTACTGGTTAAAAGCCAGCTACTCTGCCGTTGAGTTATCGACGCTAACTTGGAGCCGCATAAGAGACTTGAACTCTTCCCTCGACGTTGGAAGCGTCACGTGCTCAGCCATTAACACCAATGCGGCAAATATGGAGCCGGTAGCAGGCATCGAACCCGCGACAAGAGGTTTACAAAACCCCTGCTCTACCATCTGAGCTATACCGGCATATTGGCGGAAGATACAGGAATCGAACCTGTGCAGCCAAAAGGCCGACTTCGGTTTAGCAAACCGGTACATTACCGCTCTGTCAATCTTCCTGGCGGAGCGTGAAGGACTCGAACCCTCACCACGGGGTTCTCCCGTGCTCACGGTTTTCAAGACCGGGGCAATATCCAGTTCTGCCAACGCTCCATACTGGTGGAAGCGGAGAGAGTCGAACTCTCAACCTTAACCTTGCAAAGGTTCTGCTCTCCCATTGAGCTACGCCCCCTTACGTTTACGAGAATCATGATGTGTTTTCTTACAACATGGTTGCAATCCATTCCACTTACTTTTATTCTTCCAGAACTCACTTATTGGATGAAATGTTTGACAACCACAACACCATGCCGTTCCTTCAACTCCGACTTTTCTACGAGACTCTGCCAGTTTTTGCTTAGTAGCATCAGACCGCTTACTTCCCAATACGTGCATTCGAGAATGCCCGCTTCGCAATCGTACTTCCAAATTTTCTGGCCGATTGTCTCGTTTGTTCTCGTTGATATGATGTACAAGCTCATAGGATTTTAGGCGTCTCCCTAAAATACCCTCCATTACAAGACGATGCTCGTCTCGTGTTGTTCCATCTGGCAGTTTTATACGCTTATATGGGTATGCCATAGTAATTATCTGGTGCGTAGGGGTAGATTTGAACTACCGATGTTTTCCACAAGGGTACGAGTTTTACAGACTCGCTGCATCAACCACTCGCTCACCTACGCATATTGGTGGACTCGCTTCGAGTTGCACGAAGGACACCACGGGCTTCAACCGTGTGCTCTACTACTGAGCTACGAGTCCGTGGACTCGCCTGGACTCGAACCAGGAGCCAATCGGTTATGAGCCGACCGCTCTACCAATTGAGCTACAAGTCCAAAAACTGGTGCAGGCGGAGGGAGTTGCACTCTCACTGACATGCTTCTAAGGCATGTGCCTCTGCTATTGGGCTACGCCTGCATATTATACTGGCTCTGGTGGGAGGACTCGAACCTCCAACCATCCGGTTAACAGCCGGACGCTCCGCCAGTTGAGCTACACCAGAATAATGGTGCGGGAAGCAGGACTCGAACCTGCACATCACGAGGCTTAAACCCGTTGCCTTTGCCATTTAGCCATTCCCGCATTGGTGGAGACGGAAGGAGTTGCACCTTCACTGAACGGGTTTTGAAGCCGCTGACTCTGCTATTGGCCTACGTCTCCATAGGTGGGGCGAATGGCGGGAATCGAACCCGCGACCCCTGGGGCCACAACCCAGTGCTCTATCCGCTGAGCTACACACGCCACGACATTCGCCCACATTGAAACTGGTAGCCCGGACGAGGCTCGAACTCGCAATCCTCCAGCCTTGAAAGGGCGGTGTTCTACCAACTGAACTACCGGGCCGCGAATGCCGGGAACAGCTAATAGTAGAAGTGAGAAAGACCTATCAACTGTTCCCGGCTCTACCGGTTAGCTCTTGTTGTTGACGCTGACGCCTCCCCTTATTATACCACCAACCACGATGAGAAGCCAGTATCCAGCATAAGCTACCCAGTACGTGAGTTCCTTCCCACCAAAGTAGGGAATCACCACGTTCCACAGATACATGAGGATATATGCGGCGATGAAGCTCAAAATACCTGCTACCACCGCGACCGCAATTATCGCTCCAAGAACTGCTGCGAGTGTTCTCATTCTACCTTTACACCTCCCTTCGCACGTTGATACAGAGCTTGAAACTCTTCAACGGTATTGAAATGTCCCCAATCACGTGGTTCGGTGCAGGTAACAGTCTCCCCGCAAACATCACAGGTCACTGTATAGAATGTTGCTATGTGACCCTCCGGCCAAGTCTTTCCCAGTGCTTGGGCACACTCTGAGCAAATAGCAGCCGGGTAAGGTATCCATTCATGCTTCTTCGCATACGCTGATAACCTCAACTCGACTTTCTCCTTGTCCTTAGAGCCAGTAATCTCTTTACAACGAGATGTGGCACGCCCATGCACCCGACGTACATAGTATGCCATACTAAATGGGTCTTGGACAAGTAGATAACGACTTCCTTCTTGGTCTACATACATGATGTCACCTCAGAACTTCTTCAGTTCATCGTGCAGACCGGACTCGAAGAATGCGCTATCCGGGCTAAGCCCCTGCACTAGGCCCGCTTGGTAGCGGCGAATCGCTGCTTCCATTTCCAGGGGCATTACCACTCCGGTTAGTGGCTCCGCATTCGGCGGAACATCATCTGCCAGAGCTTCAGCCAACGCTACGACCGAATCACCGGTCTCTGCAATAGCCTCTGCCAACTCCTCATGAATCTGCTCTTCCGTAGGTTCAGGCTCACTGATGGATGCCTTGACATGAACCACAGATGCTTCTGGATTCACTGGAGCCATCGGAGTCTCTTCCTCATCCAGTCCCGGAATCGCAACAGGAGTCTTCTCATCTTTCGGCTTGCGTCCGAACATACCAGCACTACCTCCTTATAGGGTATTTAGGAACTCCGTGACGCTATCCCAGTTGCCTGACGCCTTCTCCAAGAAGCTCACAACTTCCTGTTCGGCAGCGACACGTGCATCCCATTTGTCTTCGTCTCGATACCGAAGCACCCAGTCCTCGATTAGAGCACTGATGACGGACGGTTCGAGAGCATCCAACTCCCAGCATTCATACCCGAACTCACTGACGTAAACACTCGACCGGGTATCTTGTAGCTTGGTCGGATTCGGTGGAGGAGAATACTCCTCAATTTGGTCATAGTTGAGAGCTATCCGATGGAATATCGGGAAAGCCCCAAACAGATTCAGCCGTTCTTCGATGTCGCGGCTCATATCCTTTCCTGACGGGTCATGGTCACCCAGGTGAATTATCACTGTGGGCGGGCCGTCCTTGAACCTTTGTCGGCGGGTGATACGCTGTGCAGCCAGCCACATCTCTGTTTGACTCACATAGCCCCGGCACGAGAAGAAGTTCACATCCAATGGACGACAAGCATTCTCAACAACGCCTACCAAAGCATCTTTCTCTACCCACACTTCAACCCGGAACTCTTGCCCGGCCCATTTGTCATACTGGAAGCTCTGAGCACAAGCAGAAACAATGTCTCCAGGGCTATTCCAATGCGAATTGCCCCGCAAGTTCCGAGTCCTATCCTCAATAGCATTCCAGTCAATCAGGCCACACAGACGCCCGTTAGAAATGGTCTCTCCGAGCTTCTTATACTCACGCTCGTTGTTTGCAATATAAGCTCTAGCGACCATCTGATAGTAAACCTGACGTAGTGTAAGTTCATAGCCCTGCGCCCGGTACTGGTCAATGACCTCATTCACCAGTGCTATGATTGCCAGCGTTGCCTTTTGGAACTTGATGTCCCGGTATCGAATCTTAGGCATCTCGATGTATTTCCTCATCCAAGTGTTCGACGGCTGCCACAGCTACAGCAGCGACCTGGATAAGCTCCTTTCTCAGTGGTATGAGTGCTGCCTTATGAGCATCACTGCGCTCAGGAATCCTCCGAGCTTCAAGCAATGCTTGGCACGCCTCACCAAACTCCTCTCCCAGAACTGTCATCCAAACTGGGAAATCGTGACGTTGGACACCCCAAAGTTCGACTTGATAGTCACGCTCTTCAGCGACTTCTTTGAGAATGTCTTCGTTCCTTATGCACATCAACGTATCTCCGTTTCGCTGTTTGATGGTGAGGTTTCTGCCGAATAGCATGCAGTAATTCATCTGCAAGCAGGTAATCCTCGTTCCCCACAGCTTCCACATACCGAATGGCATCCTCACAATCATCTGGATGCACTGGATGAGTCATAAGCAGACTTGCCCGTATTTGGTGGTCAAACACCCGGTCGTCTGCTTCTAGTAGTCGAAGGTCGCCCTGCGCAAGCACTGTCCACGCTGCCTCAAGCAAGTCATCTACTACATGGTCAGGTTCACATTCACAACGTTTGCCTTCTATCAGCAGCGTCCGACATCCGGCTGCTTTACCAGCGAGAATATCTGTCTCACTGTCACCAATCATAAAGGACTCTGCTAGGTCTATGTCTAGGTCGATAGCTGCCTGCAGAAGCATACCTGGCTCCGGCTTTCGACACGAACACCCCTCCGAAGCCAGGTGCTTGCAGTAATAAAACGCCTCTATCTCCCCATTCACTGTTGCTGAAATGGCATCCTGCATTCGACACAAATCAGTTTCAGCAATGAGACCTTTCGCAATTCCTTGCTGGTTAGATACTACCACAATGATAAAGCCTGCCGCTCTCAACCGATGAATGGCTTCTACCACACAAGGGTAGACCATCAACTCGTGTAAGTTCTTCACGTAGTCGGGCCGGTCGATATTGATGACACCATCTCGGTCAAGGAAGACGGCTCTATTCATGGCCTAGTTGAGCCTCCACAAGCTGCTGCTTGTACCACTCCGGGAATCCAGCAATGATGCCCCGCTGAATCTTCGGCCAGGCCCACTTGAAAAGCTGCTCCATTATCATGTCCTTCTCTTCCTTGAGAACATCCTGACCAACTTCTTTGAGCAACTTGCCGATGTCTCGCGGGTCGTGCTCCAGTTCCCCAGCTTCTTCAAGATGCTGTATAGCTTTCTGCCAACGAGCATCAGTCTTTAGTTGAGTAATCAAGTTCTGCACCACATCCGCAGAGCCAGGGTTGCCCATCTTCCACTCAGTCCGATGCTTCTCTTTGAACGCCTCAGACACGAACTTTGCCATCAGGCATTTCTTGTCTGGTGCGTAGACATCATAACCTATGGGCTTGATAACCACACCCTCAATCTTCACACCACCAAGCACTGAGTCTCGGTCGAGAAGTGAATTGAACAGGTCGATGTCGAGCTTGACAGCCGTTGCCAGAAGCGGAACGACTTCCAGTCCAAGCCTTGCCGCTTCAGCCGCTTTCTCCTCGTATGACAGGTAAGATTCCTCACCAGTGTTGACATCGAAGAGAATGATATGGCTGGTCGGAATACGCTCATAGCAGAGAGCATTGTGTTTCGGCTTCGAGAGATATTCCCCACGATATGTCCAGCCATCATGCAAGTCAAGCTGCGCTACAGCTTCCACACCGGCAATGAACATCTTCTCTGGAGCATCCACTACCATCTCTTTGCCCTTTGAACGCACTCTCAACGTTCCATTGAATCTGCCAAAGCTAAACTGGCTGCCATCTACTTTCTCTTCGATATTGACAGCACACTGCAGTAGCGGTTCCAATGCTCTGTGACCCAGGTTGTACACCGAAGGATAACTATGCCAACTTGTTATCATTTCTTCAACTCCTTGAGTTTTTGTGCTATACTTACAGACTCTTCCCGTGGTGCTCCCCTACACTCTTGTATCATCAAGTCGGCTTGTTCAGCTTTCTCAATAAGAAACGGCCTGATAAGCAAAAGAAAAGCCAAGATGTCTTGTTTAGCTCCAAAACCCCAATTCCATGTATCTTTATTCCCAGTTACTTTTGGCTCAGTTTGATGTTTTACTATATGCAAACTACCACCAAACTGTTGTTGTAATTGCTCTAAAACTGGTAGATACGAATTGGTGATATGAACTGAACGTATCCAACAAGGACTTTTATACCCACTCTTGTACCGTGAGCATTTACTACCCTTATTTCGGTACATCCCTATGCTTCCCTCACCATCAAAGAAACCTGCTACATATTCTAATGACAGCATAATCCTTCACCTCTACCCCAGTATATCTCACTATGGGTATTTCATGCTGTCTTCAAAAAAAGCATATAGAAGTCCGGGTCAAGGCTTTCGTGAGAGTATAGGTTGCTTGACACGCTACTCTCCATCTACGGCAGCCGGACTTCTATATACTGGGGTCTGGTCAACCACACGCTTCCCACCAGGTCAAGCCTGCCTAAGCCTTGTCCGTTGCGACCCCAAATAAGAACTCGACTATAGCCGGTAGCTGCACTCGACTTCCCACCACATCAGTATACCGCACCTAGCAATCCAGGTCAACTGGTACTATTACTGGGTTTTCCGCATTTCAGCGAGCATATCTTCTTTCTCTTGCTCAAACTTCTTTCGGTCTATGCCGAAAAACTCATACAGCAACTCCAGCAGATTCGGATTGGTAGGATAAAGCACACCCTCACACATCCCACAGTGCCGCTTGTAGTCCTCGTGTTCTTCCAAGTCGATATAGCACTCATCAGTGTGTTCATGATACTTGGCAAGATGAATGTCCTTCTCTTGCTGCAGCCACTCGAAGAACTCACCACATGCTTGTGACTTCTCCTGGATTGCCACTACCTTGTCATGCTCCGGGTATTGACTGCTCTGCGATGGCATCTCTTACCTCCGTATGCTGCTTGTAAGGCTTACCCCGAAGCCCGGCTTTGAGTGCATCACGAACATCTCTGGGTGATGCACCTTGCTGTCTCATTTTGTAGCATAACAACCCTTCAGCCGTGCCACACGATGAACAGATATGAGTCTTATTGTCGGCCCGGCTGATTGCCGGGTAACCCTTGATAGGGAATGTGCATATCGGACACTTCTCAGCCATCTATTTGCCCTCCATACAATTCAGTAGGTCACAAGTCTTGGTCAAGGTCTCTATCTGGCTATTCACTGTGCCACAGAGACCCTGCAGAGCTTCTTCCGGTGTCTTGCCACTACCCTCTGCAATGACGAATCCGCCATCTTTGATTACCTGTGCAAAACATTCGCCCTGCTTCTCATAGAATTTGACGTGCATCTTATTTCCTTTCGGTTTTGGAGCCAGGGGCAACAAAAACATCTCTCAAATCCTTTCCTACAATACGAATCTGACACGGCTTCAATACTCGACTCTCTCCAGCATCACTTGTAAAATCATATAAGCCGTCAGACCGTTTGGTTGCATAGCCCCAATGTTGAAATCCCCGTGCATTACTAGCACAGTTATATGATTGTCCAATTTGGGTTTTCATTTCTTCACCTTCGCACAGTCACTTCCACAGTACACCTGGGGATTGCCTCCCGACCGTCGTGCTGCTTCCAGTGCTCGTTTTGATGAATACGGTATCCAGATGGTCTTCCCACACCGTGAACAGTGCTCCTCGTACAAGTTCTTCGGCTGAAAGCCTATCCAGTACCACCACAAACCTTCTTTGCAGTGGTGTCTCCTACCGACACGAAATCCAACCTTGTCAATGAGGTCTGCCATCCAATCCGGCAATACCATCAGCGTGCCGTTCTCTTCGCCAGCATGCTTCATTGTTTCCAACTTGGTCAGAATGCGGTCTACCATGCGCTCCTTAGCTCTCATACGCTGAAGCCTGGGATGAGACCATCTGTGATACCGTATCATTCAGTGTGCGTTCCTTTCTGATTATCTATCTAAGTATACCGCACAATGTTGTGTCTTGTCTACTGGTATTTCTACCCGTTATAGTGCAGATTGTACGTGATGACCACACTCTCACCTTCCAACAATGTCTGGTCAAGAGTAAATGACATCTCTTTTCCATCGAGTGTTGGAATCACTGGCTGACCATCTACTTTCGCAGAGCCAGCCACAAAATCAAAAAGAGCGGGGATTACCACCTTGTACTTCTTCGGCTTAATTGGCTGTATGACCGTGATAGTCGCTGTAGCCGATGCACTGCGGTCGGTTCCATATTCGTCTGACCACAGTATCTCAATGACCAGCGGAATAGGGTCACGGGTATGCAGAATGTTACTGAGTGTCGTCTGGATAGTGGTAATCTTAGTCACACTATCAACTTGACTAGCTGTCACAGTCACCTGCAACCCGTCTGCCGCTTTCACCGAACATGACAATACCAGCAAAACAATGCACAGAAGTGCAATCTTCACAAAGCTGGCTCTAAAACTCCGTTGTACGAACTGATACCGCATAGTGTTACCCAATCCCCCACGTTAGGTCGTGACCCACTGAATACCCGAAGAGCATCTGGAGACCCGTCACTAATGTCATAGTAACCAACCCCTCTATCCGTGACTCGACCCCAGACCCGCACTCGCAGTCCAAACGAAAGAGATTCTTGTGCTGTCTTATTTGTCATACCAAGCGGGTCTGGCACAGTTCCACCACTGTCGAGCAATAGATATTTTGGATAGATGACCAAATCACCACTTTCAGAGGCTATCTGGCCGATTACTGTTGTCACAGTTCCCGGTGTAAGGCTTTTATCACCGAGACGAATACCATTGGCCCTATTCGGCTCCTCGATATATGAGAAGTCTCCGAAATCAGCCGTGACCGGTTTGTCCCGAAGTTCTACCCAGTCACCAGCAGTCTTTGTATTCACCGGAACGGATGCACCTTCATAGCATCCCCGGTCAATAGTAGTTCCCAGGATTCTTGGCATCCCTAGCAAATCGACGCTGGTAACACACGTGTTGATGCCCGTGCCGATACACGAAGAACCATATTGTAACCGATATTGAAGTTCGTCAGACACCAGAAACAGTGGGTCAGCTTCGACGTTTTCATCCAGACCGATGACCTGCCAACTGGTAGGATAGAATGGCGTGTCTCCATTGTTGTAGAACGTGTTGTAAGAGACATCTCCACCCCCACCAGAGCCGGACACATAGATAGCTCCACCGAGTGTAGCCTGATTGTTTGCGATGATGTTGTTCTCAATGTAAGGTGCTGCGAAAGCAATAGCAATACCACCGCCCTTATGCGTGTCCTCGTTGTGATTGCCTACTATCGTGTTGTTGTAGACCAGCGGAGCACCATTACCAATATACATGCCTGCTCCGTGGTTGTTTGCAATCAAATTGCTGCACACGATGGAGTTTCCCTGGAAGAGGAATATAGCTCCAGTGCCAGCCGGATTTGTCCATCCATTGATGACACGGTTTGCCACAATGGTAGATGTGACCTCACTGTATATACCACGCCCCCAGATAGCTTCAGTAACCGTATTATAGGACACTGTGGGGCTTCCACCAGTGCAGCCAATACCAATGCGACAGTTAGTGACCGTGAAGTGTGACATCGTAGCCGTGGTCGTTATCTCGACCGCGAAAGCTCCTGACATGTTTCCGTCGATGACTGTCGTGTCATCTCCAAGCAGAGTGATAGCCTTGTTCACCACCAGTGCCCCCACATACGTATGTGGCCCGGCAACTTGTACAATATCATTCGTCGTTGCTGCAGTGATTCCTGCAGAGATGGTGTGGTAAGCATGTTCCCAGTCGTTACCAGGCCCATCATACGGCGAATCCCATTTGACGTACACAGTGCCCGCATAGCAAGGCACAAGCAATGAAAGTACTACCATTACCAACAAAAACGTTCTCATCGTGTCTCCTTTTGGTGGTATTCACACCACCGACGATTGTAATCAACGCACACATCCAGACAGTTCTTCTGGCAGATAGGGTCTTTGTGGACATCGTGTGTAAGGAACCACTCACAACGTTCCTGCCTCACCCGTCCAGAGTCATTTCGACCAATCGGTTTGTCTGGTGCTTCACGCAGATGTATGATACAAGGGTAGTGATATTCCCCTGTAGCAGCAATGTCATCCAAGACCAATGGACATCCGTGTGGGTCTGATTCACAGATTCCCCGCACTGGTCTACCTCGATGAGCATTCTCAAGCCGATATTCCAGTATTGGATGTTGCCCCGGTTCACCAAAGTATTGAATGTTCTGCAGCGGGATATTAGTCTGTGCCGCAGAAATCACTCGAATGTCGGCAACGCCCAAATCGTGAGCATATTGTATGATGTCAGGAAGCTGGTCGGCATTCTCATCAGTTACAACGATGCCAACAGTCACATACGTGAGCTTCGAGAGATGCCTGATGTTCCGAGTCACAGTGTTCCAGATAACCTCGTCACCGGCTCCCATAACTGCTCCACCACTGGCACAGCAGGCATCCAACGATATAGAGAAATCGTTGACGCCAGCATCTATAAGGTCTAAGTAGAACGCCTGACTAGCAGACCCATTGGTAGAGATAGCTATGTGTTCAACACCACCTTCTACAGCCATGTCCACAAGGTCGAACAGTCCGGCATACAAAGTAGGTTCCCCACCGGAGAATCTGACATTCCGCAAGCCCTCATCAATCCAACTTTGCAGCACAAACTTCGCTTGGTCAAGCGGTATGTCTGGCCCACCAACATTGCGGCAGTAAGGACAGTTGAAGTTACACCGACCACCAAGCAACAGTTCACAACGATGCAGTCTGCTTCTCACAGACGCAGTGGCAGCCCTCTCATCGGAGAGCGTATAGAACCCGATGTTTTCCAGTTTCATAAACAGCCCCCGTAGTATTCTCTCCAACGCTCCTTCCAGTACTCCTCTCGTTCATCATAGCAGTCCTGACAAAGCGTAGACCAGTTGTCTTCTTCGGTCTCATATTGCGTGCAGTGGCGTCTGCATTTGGGGTATACGAAGAACCTCCGACAGCAGTCACAGAAGCCAAGCAGCTTTTTGATGAAGGTCAACATCATTGCATCGGAAGGTTGATGTCGTTCGGCCAGTCTTCCGGCCTGACAGTAATAACGATGTATTGCAGGTACTTGTTGAACACCTTGTGCGGGCTGTAATAGTCAGTAACAGACCGTTTGAACTCGTTATAGTATTCCTCACCACAACTGGCCTTGCTAGAATGACTCAAGTAAGCCTTTGTGATAGCGTTGCCATCTACCATAAATGAGACAGTAGGAGCCTTGACAGTCTCATCCAACTTCACCCGGACTCTGTTCAACGGCAGCGTGGTGATAGTGTAGGTGTTGTTCTCAATCTCCCACGCGAACCGAATGTTGGTGACGACATACTGCTTCTCTCCGGTGTACTTACCGTCCACACCACCCATGAAAAGGAACCATCCGCCAGAGAGTTCGCCTTTCGCTGGCTCTGTTTTGACTTCTGGATTACAGAACATCTTACGAAGCTGATGCTGTGACCCATAGAATGCCTGAACCTCAGAAGCCGGGTCAGTCCCATAACGACCACAACCTGACAATGCCAATACTACCAATCCAAGAACTAGATACCGCATATAGGTCTCCTTTCTCATTACTTATCTAAGTGTAACACCCATTTTGGCAGAAGTCTACTGGTATAATTACCAGTTCTACTTGCCATTATAGGTTCGATTGCTGTCTAGTTACGAGCTTTCTTTCCGAAGAGAAAATTTCTGAACGATGGTGAGGATGCTGGTAGCCCTCCATAGTGACTACGCTTATCCGGTGTTTGGGCATCTTGAGTAGGCCCACAGCAGTCACGACAAATCATCTCGATGCCTAACCATTCAACTCCACCCGTGTTCTTTAGCTCAGCCCCACAACGTTTGCAGCGCATTTGGTCACCTCTCCCTCAAGATGGCTCGCCAGGCCCCTTGATAGCCTTCATGTGTGCCAACATCATATCGAGTGACATTCGATAGCACTACTGCTTGCTTGATGCACTTGTTCAGTGCAGTCGGCCAGTCATCACCCTGAGAGAAGTAGTCGAATATGACTGGGGGCAGAATGTAGCGTCCTGCGATAGCATAGAGACTCAGTGGGTTATCCGGCTTCTCCACCAGACCCCCACTCTCAAAGATGCCATTCTCCGGGTTGGTCAGCGGGATAATGACACCATACTTCTGGACATCTTCAGCTTCATGCTGCACAAGCACACAGTTCTTGAGTCTCATCATTGTGCGTATAGGCAGCACGGACACTATACCATCCGGCAGCAATACCGAGTCTGCCAGCACCAGCATGAAGTCATCAGAAATGACTGACTGGACACATTGCAGAGCATTAACCGGGCCGTTGGGTTCCTTCTGTACCCAAAAACTGATGCCCACATGTGGTATTGACTTGATAGCCGTTTGAAACAACCACTTGTGTTCCGGGTTGCAAACTATGACTATCTCCTCAACACCAGCTTGAACTATCTCATCTAAGATGTGCTGTATCACCGGAGTCTTACCCAGTGGAAACAGAGCCTTTGGTATTGCCCGGCTCAGGGACTCCACACGAGTAGTTTTACCGGCTGCCAGAATCACTGCTTTCATTCAAAGCCTCCCATGACAGCATCGCCTCAACTCGCTCACGAGTAAGGAAATGCAAGTTCATCTTGTCTTTGTTTCGCTCATACCAGGGCTTAGCATTCCAGCCCTTTCCTCGTGCCTTTGCCATTGCCCGCCAGTCTGCTACCATCTCCAAAACATCAGCGTCCGGCATCTGCAACGGCTCATTGTCATCACCAATCCAGAACTGCCAATGGTGCGAATTGTGATGCTTGTGATGCAGCCAGGCTACAGCAAAATTGGCCTTGACCTTATCCTTGTGGCCGTAGAACGTCTCTACGTAGCTTGACCATTCCTCTTCGCTGAACTTACTCATATCGTGGACAATGCCCCGCCAGGTGATACCCAATCTTCGGCATTCCTGGAACACCAACCACTTATGCAGCAACACGTACTTGAGGTATTCCCAGTGTTTCTTCATTATACCCCTCTCAAATAGATATGTTCTGTGGCTCTACCGCAGCTTTCACACGTAACAGTTCCAGTGTCCACGTTGTAGGCAATTAAGTCCCCAACTCTAATCTCTTCTCCGCACTCCTTGCAGTAGAAATAGTATTTTGCTTTGAGCCAACGAATAGGAGTATCGTAGGCCCCATCACCAAATCTTCGTTTACCCATATTACTCCTTTCTTTGGCGGGGCCAGGGGGATTTGAACCCCCGACCCTCTGCTCGACAGGCAGACGCTCTAACCACTGAGCTATGACCCCATACGTTCTTTCATCCACGGCTCCAGCACAAACCTGTCACCAGGAACAAAACCTTCTTCACGCTGACTGATGAACCGCCATTTCTCTGCTTCCGGCCAGTCCTTTCGGATAGCATCCTGAGCATCTTCGTCATTGGCTGCAGAAACTACAGCACATAAAATGGCATTGTCTTCACCATCGTAACCACTGCACCACCATCCAAGTATCTGCTCATTTGGCGGAAATGTCAACGGTCGATAGTCGTCTCCAGGTTGAACCCAGCTTATCCAGTATCGGTGCATAGTTGCTCCTTCATATACTCGTGAGCCATCAGACAGCACACGATGAGTTTTCAATGGACACCAATCCTTATGCTTCCAGAAAGCCATCCACATCCCACAGCCCCGGTCTGTCCATTCTCCCTGGCACAACCAGCAATGCCAGTTGCCGGAAAGCAGCTTGCGGAAGAGTTTACGAATCATTGGCCTACCTTTCTCGGAGGCCATGCCACAGAAGACACGCTCTTTCTGTTGATTATCCTCTTAGCATGGTCAAGTAAAGGAGTGGCCCCTTTGGTAAAGTCATTGCAGGCAAGCTGCAACTCATCTACGATATTAGCAAGCTCAGTGATGAGCTTATCCTTAGCAGCTATGATTCTGTTGTGCTCTTTGACCGTGATAGTCGGCTCAGGCTTTCTCATAGACATCTCCGTTTTCAGCTATCTTCTCATCCTCGTACGGAGCCATCACCCGCCGATAGAACTCATCAGAAGCATCGTTCATTGCTGCCCGAATAGCCGACATCACCTTGTAGCTGCGTCCGTATGTCTGAACCAACTCGCTGGCAATGGTAGAAATCACGTAGTTGAACTCCCCAGTGATGTTGTCCAACGTTATGTGGTTGGCGACATCTATCACCGGTTCATTATCGAGAACTCTTCGTTGTGGTTGCTTGATGTAAGGCATCTAATCATCCTCCTCTATAAGAGCCGTTATCCGAACACTTCTCCGCTGCATGCCCAACGTCACAAATCGAAGATTGTACTCTCGGTATACAACAGTAGAAGTAGAAAGCCTTTGGTGTGTTTCTAGCTTGGTCTCAGGTAAGACTATACCCAGTCCTACTGTGTGAGCATCACACCATCCACCATACCAAGCATGTCTAAATCTGGCACGGAGAAATTCTCCACTACCGCCAACACACTTATAAGGATTACTCTCATCTGTCTCACCATGACGAGCAGCAGTAAAACCCTTATTATAGGCCCCTAACTCCGCCTTATTCTTGTAGCAGTGCTCAATTTGCAGCGACATCACAAGGTACCAGCTTGATTTTCACCTGGTCGCCATTCACGTGAGGAACCAGGTTGAGATGATTGTCAGCAGCCCCACAAAAGAACTGAGCTTCCATCTTGGCTTCACCATAGCCCAAGTTCTCCGGCCAACGTCTCTTTGCCTCAGCTATGCCCCACCCGCTGGCCTCAGCATGTCCCGGAGCCAGCACCAGCGCACACTCTACAATCTGAGAACTGTCACGCCGGTCAGTGACTCTCCATACGATGAAATAGAGGTTCATCCTTTCACCACCGCCATAGGCTCCAGAGTGTGAACTATATCCACCAGGTCGCTCTGTTCCGCCATCACTACGTCGATGTCCTTATAGGCCCCAGACGCTTCTTCCAAGTCATCCTTGCTGCGGATTGCGTGCAGAATGCCCTTGCTGTCAAGTGCCTGCACCTCAGCCTCAAAGTCCAGGCTGCGAATGGCTTCCTTGCGCCCCATCCGTCGTCCGGCTCCGTGACTGCAACTCATGAACGAGTCAGGGTTGCCTTTGCCCCGGACAATATAACTCTTCGTGCCCTGCGAGCCGGGAATGATACCCAACTCATACTCCTGTGCTCGTGTTGCACCCTTACGATGCACCATCACGTTCTGACCGAAGTGATTCTCCATCGCTGCATAGTTGTGATGGATGTTGATGGCCGTCAAGAACAGACCCTTTGTCACTTCGTAGATGATAGGCTCTATGAGGTCAGTCATCAGGTCACGATTAGCTGCCGCAAACTGTAAGCAATACTCCATCTCTCGAAGATATTGCTTACCCTCGAATGAGTCTCGCGGCAAGAATGCCAACTCCCACTCCTTTGGCACAGAGCTATACCACTGAGCATTGAACTTCTGTGCCACTTTGTTATAGTGGTCAGCGACCTTCTTACCCAAGTTCCGAGAGCCGGAGTGAATCATCAGCCACACGATACCTTCCTCGTCTCGCTGTATCTCGATGAAGTGGTTTCCACCACCCAGGGTACCAAGCTGGTATCTGGCCGACTCCCACTGCTCCCGAAGCACTACGAACTGGTGAATGTCTTCCAGTCCTGGTTCCTCCGGTAGAGTGTGCGGGGTTGAATGATGCTTGAATCCAACCGGCACTGCCTCACGAATCTGCCCCAGGATGGCCTTTAGCTGCTCCTGTGTCAAACTCTCAGCATGCAGATTGGTCTTGACCGCTTTCATTCCACAGCCGATGTCTACACCTACGGCATTTGGAATGACCACAGCATCAGTAGCTATGACTCCTCCAATAGGCATACCGTAGCCCTGGTGAGTATCGGGCATCAAACATATCTGCTTGACTGTGAAAGGCAAGTTAGCCAGATGCCTAGCTTGCTCTATTGCTCCGTTCTCCGGTTCATTGCACCAACTCTTGATGACAAGCCGGTCTTCATTGAAGTATTTCACTGTGTAATATCTCCTCCCTGCATTCGGATGGTGACACTTGTAGGAGCCATTAACTCATTAAAGTCACGCTGCATGACAACTTCACAAGTGCGTCCGGTAATCTCTACACACCGGCGTCTATCTATGTATCGAAACACTGCTGTGCCATCTGGCACACGACCCCAGCGAATAAGCAGGTTCACTGCCTGTCGATAACACCATCGACGGAATCTCATTCCATTCCACCCCATTTCCACATATACTCAACCATCCTAACACAAAGCTCTGAGATAGCCTCTGCATCCGGCTGAGCCGGAAGTGTGCTATTGATGTAGGCTTCCTCCGCCCGGCTGAATAGCCGGTTGGCTTCATCTTTGACCTGCTCCAATGTCCAAGCCCCACGCTTGATTTCAAGCAATTGAGCAGCGTCGTGTCGTTCTACATAAAGCTCGCCCTCTGTCAGGAACTCAATCCCCATTCGCAGGAGCCGGATGAGATGAGCAGCGTTCTTGGTGTCGTATCCGAACTTCTCGACCAGACTCTTACGCTTCTCACCCATATAGCCCTCAAAGGCACAAGCCGTCATCTTGTGAAGCTGAGCGTGGGCATAGCCTACAAATGGCCGGTAGACATGCTTACCTACAAACAGGTCTCTCCGCTCACGGAGCATCTTACCTGATGGTGTGTTCTTGATGATATGATTCTCGTTCACCCACAGCAGCGACAGCACATTTGGGTTGCCCTGCTTGAGCAGTGACATCACCTTTCGAGCTTCATAGACCACAATATCCCACTCGTTCCGCTTGATTTCCTGTGTGCCCCGCGACCCGAACTCTTTCAGGCCCATATAATGAGACTTTGGAGGAACACAGATAGCCATAGTATCCTTATCGTCAAAGGACAGTGGGTCTGAGTTTGGCACATACATCCCGTGGGCAATCGACCCACGATATACGTGCAGAATGCACCATCTGTCCAGTGCCGGATTGTCTCTGAGAATGTCTCTCGGTACGCTCATAATGAATCTCCAGTATGATTGCTGGATTGTCAAGTTTTCAGTACAAAAAACTTGACAATCCCGGAACTACTTCTTCGTTGCCAGCAGCTTCTCAGCGTCACTCTGGTCAATAGTGACCTGGCCCTTTTCGGTGTCCAGCGTGTAGTTGCTGTCGGAGACCTCGAATGGGAAAGTGATGACCGCCCGCAAGCCTGTTGCATGAGTTGTGACTTTGGTCAGTTTCCCCACCCCGGCGATGTCGGTTACGTAGTCGGTTTTCTTGGCTATCTGGCCGTTGCATATTGCAATGATGCCCAGAATGAGAAGAAGCACACCACACAGAGCAGCCCATGCCCCACTCTCATTGCCATCCTCCAGCCAACAAATCAGCCCTACCACGATAAGAAGAAACACTGCGATTCCCCAAAACATTGTTTCCGTTGCCTCCTTTGATGTAGTTGTTTGGGTTACTACATACTTCAGTATACTGAAGTTCTGTATCAGCGTCTACTGGTAGAAATACCTGTTTTGCTACGATTCCTTATAGTATTCTACTTCGACCTCAGCCTGCTCGAAAAGCAGCTTTGCCATCGTATCGTACTCTCCGGTATCCAGGCATACTACCTTCTTGATTCCTGCATTGATGAGTGCCCCAGCACATCGCTGGCATGGCAGCCCACAATAGCAGTAGATAGTTGCTCCAGCGATGCAGATGCCGTTCTTAGCTGCATTTGCCACAGCATTCTCTTCCCCGTGTTGCGCCGGACAGAACTCTATGCCTTCTCCAGACTTGAATCCCATTCGCTTACGAGGACAGAATACCCCGTTAGTGCCCTCTGGAAACTGACATAGACGTGAACCTGCCGGGCTGCCATTGTAGCCCATTGACAGGATTTGCCGGTCTCGAACTACGACCACTCCTATATGCCGGGATGCACATTTAGACATCTGGCTAATTGCCTTAGCAATCTCCATGAAGAGGTCATCCCAACGAGCAGGGTACGTGGAACGTTTTCTCATAGCATCGGCAAACTCTGGGTTCTTTGGATTCATCCACCAACAATGTGGCCCAGAAACTTGCTGCGACACCGGGATAGGCTCCGGTTCGTCATCATCGTCATCATCCAGAACAGGGAAGTAGTCCCCAGACATAATCTCAGGAATACCTTTACTGTTGACAAAGCCATCACTCATAGCTCGAAAACGACCAATGAATGTGCCATCCGGCTCTGTCATTCTGAATCCCTGGCCTTTCTTGACATCAGCCAAACTTTCGACAGTTTGCCAGACACCTTTACTCTCTACTTCAACTTTACGCATTTCCATGTTACTTAGTTACCTCCTCAACTTTCTAACTATCCAACCAAGTCCCGCAGCAATAGCCAGCAGGAACAGCAAGTCATAGAGTATCACCCCGTCACCGTGATTGCCCACGGACAACAGTGCATACTCACCTATTCGCAGGATGTCAAGGTTCCATCGAACCTCTTCTCGCTCAGTGTCGAGATTGTATATCCTTTCCCATTCTACCAGGAACGGAGTCACTTTGTTTTTCATGTCAGCCTCCTCACCTCAGCCCGCAGTCTGAATATCTCGTTGAGCAGCCCATTGAGTGCTGTGAAGGCCCCAGCCAGGATGTCTGCCATCTGCTCAGCCTTACCCATATCGTTGTGGTAGACTGTCACAACAATCTTCTTGCTGCTCTTACTCAGTCTGCTCTCGAATGTACAGTCGTAATTGTCTGAGGCTTCCATCATTCGCTTGATGTAGCCTTTCAAAGTTTCCTCCGAGAAGATTTCCGTGTCGCCCCACTCTTCGGCTCCCAGAATGAACTCCTCGATGGTCTTAGGTTCCTTGTTCGTCTTAGGCACAGGCATGTGCTTCCCCTTTCTGTGGATGTTGTTCCAGGAAGTCCCGGATGGTGAGGTATGGTTGTCTAACTAACTCCGCTAACCCCACACGTCCGACAACTTCATGACAGTCGTTGCATAGCCTACAATAGACATGCACTCCATCACTCTTGACGGAGAAGTATCCTGCGTCCGGGGTAAATCCCGGCAGCGATTCAACTATACTTGTATTGGCGTGGTCACACATTCTCAGATTTCCGCCTCCAGTATCTCAAGCTGAGTTTCTTCCTCCGACGTGAGTGTCACCCGCCAGTTCTTGAATGCCAGTTGAATATGTTCCCAAGTTGTGTAGCCCATCGTCTTGAATAATCCTCTAAGTGCATGGACGTGCGCCTTGTGAACATCCTCACCAGCACTGGTGTTGAAGAACAGAGTTTTCAGGTGCGCAGCCAGCACCAGGTCTGGCACAAAGACCTCCGTGCCCTCGTTGTCGATTAGCAAGACTTGCGGCAAGCCCACGCATTTGTGGTTTTCAGCGATGCACGTGACGAATGCTTCCTCCCGGTCAGGTTCGTATGATAAGGAGTAGATGTCGCCCCGTGTCGAAGTTTTCGATACTGCTATATAAGGTAGTAGTCTCGTTTCCAGTGTGAACCTCAGCAGTCTGGTCAGCAAAGCATCCGGGCTGGCAAAAGGCTCAGCGTGCTTTATCTGAGGCACAATGTGTCTCGGTAGCTCTGGTGCATCCGGCAGAGAGTCGTTTGTCACATCCCCCCACAGGATGACGTTCGGCTTGGTCACCGTTTTCTGATACGGTTTGATTGATAGTAAGACCGGTATGCCATCTTCTCCAATGGAAAAGACCGTCTTACCTGGATGAGTCCACACAGGATACTTCGTTGGCGAGCCATATAGATTCATGACATCGACACCCAATCGAAGCTCTCGCTGGATTTCCAGGTTGCTCAGCACCGAGTCTGTCAGAGCCGATGCTGACAGTGTGTATACTACCTGCGCCTGTTGTCCGCAGCCAACTTCCGGGTTGGAGTCGGGCCATGTCATGAGGATGCCGTCTATCATCGAGCCAGAGTTATTTGTGCAACTAAGTAGACGGTCACAGCCCAATTTGAATACAGCTACTTCTTCTCCTGGACGTGATTCTACTGATATTCGGTGGAGAAGCACATAATGGCTTGGCCCCTGCATACCCCACTGTTGGATATAGAGCTTGATTCGCTTTGCTTTCGGGCAAAGTTCCCGGAGTCGCTGTTGAATCGGATTGTCAGGGGATGGGTCAGTGGTCGTGCATTCTTTCATGAATGCCCCCACACGGTTCCTCTGCGCCCGGTATTGTTTGATGATGCTATCCGGCGAACTGTCCTCTGTATATAAGGTACAGAGAGCCAGAGCTATGCTATGGGCAGCACCATACAATGGTTGATTCTTGATTTGTACTCGCATGACATTTCTCCCCTGTTCACTGCGTAACCACGTGACTCCCTATTGGATTAGCCCCAATGGTTACCCCGTAGCTATTTCCACTATACCACAAGGGTACTTGGCTGTCAAGCAAATTCTGTAGGAAAAATTTGCCATTAAGGAATTGCAGGGCTGGAATTTCCCAGTAAAGATGCTTGGAAATGATTTGCCTTATACTTACTTACTTACTTTTTTGTACAAAGAAGTAGAGTAATAGGTAGAATACGTAGTTCCACTTGCATAAATCGTGTGAGAGTGGTAGGCAAATGAAATGTATGATGTATGGTAACGTGTATGTTGAGCGTGGATAGTGTTGTAATGTTGTAGTGTATTGGTAAATGTTACTTCGGAATCAGATACACATATACTCGTGATGCGAGGGATAGTGGTGCATGACGCATGATTACGTGATTTCATGGTATGGTGCGCGGGGTCTGTACATGTGAGTATATGTATTTCCGATTCTGTAGTAAGAACTACCAGTACTATGCAACATGGGAACGAACTTCACGCTCAGGGACTCCAATACCATACAACATAGAAAAATTTACCATACTGCTTTTTGGCAAAATCAGCGATGCAAATGTGTATTTGTCTTATTTCGATACCACATTACAACATTCGTGTTTCGATACGCACCCACTTCAAAAAATTCTCGGAGTAAGAATTCCCACTACTATGCGACATTGAAGCTGCGGCGCATTTTGGGCTGCGGCGGAGTTCATGGGCTGCGGCGACTGCGGTGGCTGCGGCGACTTTTCCTGCGGCGGCTGGCGTCGTTTCGGCGTCTCGCGGTCACACAGACGACAGGCACACACGCACTCACACCCCGCAATCTTACTAGCTAGTACTACGGTGACCGTGTTACTAGCTAGTCAAACTACCAGTTTTGCCCGAATATGAGCTATGTGCTATATTCTATGTTACTATATACTATGTAGTATCCCCGCCCCTGCCAGTTCGATTATACCATGCCGGGCGCACTTTCCGCCACTGTTGACCTGTCTTCATGAAATCAGGTATTTTTACCAGTAGTCGTGGAGGAGTTCTTGCACTATAATGAAGATGAAGGGATAACCAGTTCCCGGTCAAGAGACATGGAGAAGTTGGGGAATCTTGCTCATGAGGCTAGTGGGCAATGCACTCTGTGTACTCCCTTCTGGGCAATCATTCAATTGGAGGGGTTCGGTGACCGTTAGGCCACAAACACTTGATACGTACGTTGGGCAGGAACACATTAAGGGGCTACTCAGAATTGCAATAGACAAGGCTAAGAAGTCTAATAAGCAGTTCGGTCACGTGCTCGCATTCGGCCCCGCTGGAACTGGCAAAACAACCTTGAGTCAAATCCTGGCAAAAGAACTAGGTTATGAGTTTGTCGGTCTCACAGCTTCTAAAGAGATGACCGTGCCCCTATTGCGCAGTCTACTGCTTAACTTGGATGTTCGGGGTTATGGGTCTGGGGGTCAATGGAAACCCGGAGCAAAGAGGTTCTTGGTATTCATAGACGAAATCTCTGAGCTAAAGCCCTCTCTTTGGGAATCGGTTTTGCTCAACGCGATGGAAGATTGTGAGATACATGACGAGAAGGGCACAACCTACTGGTTGCCTGATTGGACTCTGGTCGGAGCTACTACAACGCCCTATGTCTTGAGAGCACCCGCTTTGTCACGATTTTCGTGGCAATTGCATCTACAGACATATTCAGTTCCAGAACTGGTAACCATGATAACTCGTCAGTATCCTACCATGAGTAAGGATACAGCTACCGAAGTGGCTAACCGTAGTCGTGGAATCGCACGTTTGGGGCTGTCTTTTGCGGACTCGGTGCATGACTTGGGGTTGGCTTACTTTGATGCCGCAGGAATTGACAACCGGGGTCTCAATGAGCTTGACCGTTCATACCTTCAGGCACTCGAAGCATCTAATGGTAAGGGTATGAGTGTGCAGAGCATAGCTAACGTAGTTAGAGAGTTGCCTAAGACACTTACCACATTCGTGGAACCGGAACTTTTGAGGCTCGGTCTCATAGAGATAGTTCCACATGTGGGTAGGGTACTGGTGACGCAGGGTAGAGGGCCAAAGGGAAAGTAGTACAAAAATACCTACATTTGTTCACAAGTATAGGTATTTCTATCCAAAAATACTAGCTAGTACTACGGTCAAGCTCTGTTTTCACTCGAAAACTCTGGTATTTGTACCAGTTGCGAATGGAATGGAAATTGCATATAATATAGGTAGACAATCAACTTCGGAGGCACGACATGGCATGGATTCTAGGCTCTGCTACAGAGCAGGAAGTCACTTCTTTGCGCAGGGCAGGTTACGAAGTCACTACTATAGATGAGTGTCAAGAGATTGCTCTATTCAATGGGATAGATGAGGAACGCCCGGCTACTGATAGCATGGTCATGGTGTGGGTAGACTGTGATGTTCTTGACCTTACTGACTTGCACACAATGAAGGAAGAGGTAAGGCTATAATGTACATCAAGCCGACAGTCGTATTGATAGATGAGACGGAATACTGGGATAGCACGCTTGCAGAGCAGGCAGGTAAGATATACGGGGTATACTTGTTTGATGCTAACAAGGTCGTGCATTGTTGTGAGTTGACCGGTTCACGAGAGTTAGAGGCTCTTGACGTTGCGATTCTCAACAATGAGACTTGCCCGGAACCCGTGCGTGATGAGATAGAGGAACAATGGAGACTCTGCACGGAACCCGTGATGTATGTTCACGTGTATGATGTTGACCGTCTGAAGGTATTCCCACAAGCTACTCAACGCTGTAAAGCTGATGAGTATGATGAGGCATGGGAAGGGATTCTGGAATACTACCAGTGCAATAGTCCCTACTACGCCCTCCCGGAGGAGTCCCTACAGGCGGCTTGAAAACCCCGTACGTTTACCAGTTCCAATGGAATGGAACTTGCGGTATAATTAGTTAGATAGACAATATCGGAGGTAGGCTATGAGGTTTCGCAAAGATGATATTGAGAGGCACACGGAAGGTGGGTACGGATGTCCTTACCCGGCTGTCAATGTCAAGGTGTATTCTATGGGATGCACTATACAGGATGTAGTTGACAGGTTCGGATGTTCTGAGGAAGTGGCGGAGAAGGCTCTACAGTTCGCATACGAAATGGAGTGTGAGTCCTTCTGGGAATACTGGCAGGATACCACGGGCTGTTTTGAAAACGGTCTCTATGGCTCGCCGGAATACGCATACTTTCCTGGTGAGAAGGTCATGGTCTATGGGGCAGGCCGCTCTGGTGGTTGGCTTATAGTTCAGGGACTTCCTCCGGTAGAGGAATGGGATGCTATAGCGGTAGCCCGGTGGAACAAGTTCCAGAAGGCCGTCAAAGAGGATGTCAAGTACAAAATGGGCAAGGATGTCTTGCTTGAGGATATTGACTCGAATCGTTGGTACCTTGAGCACAGTACCCAATTTAACTACTTCCAGAAGTCAGATGGAAGCTCTGTGTGCATCGCTGAAGTCAAGGCGGACATAATCGCATACGCCGAAAAGACTCACGGGTTTGTGCCCGCACTTCCTTAGCAGCAGCGGCATGTGCAGCAGCGGCATGGCTGGTAGAAATACCTGGTCGTGCCGCTTTTTTGCATCCTGGTAATCGTACTAGCTAGTACCACGGTTGCAATCTACCCTGGCAATTGTACGGGGTTGCAAAACAGGTATTCTTACCAGTTCCATTGGAACGGAACTTGCGGTATAATCTTAGTAGAACAATCAACTCGGAGGTATTCTAATGAAAGGCAAGGTGAAGCTAACCCCGACCGATAAAGCTCTGATAGCACAGCTTACAGAGAACACAGGCACACACATGCTTGATTCGGGCGGGGCTTATGGCCGACATTGGGAACAGAATCAAGGCCGTAAGTTTGTAGATGAACCGGAATCGGTGCTTAGCTTCAAGTACGGTATTGAAGTCACGCACAACGTATTCCACTGGCTTAGGGAACGTGTCGAGTATGACTCTGACATGACACGCAAGTTCCGGGCATTCACTCGCAGGAAGAAGTACGAAGACAGCTATTGGCCGGAAATCATTGAAGACTTTGCACGACTTCACGGCGGAAGGTTTGACCAAGACTGCATGGGCATGGTGAACACCTATAACGGGGAAGACTTGCTCAGTCAAACACTCCAGTACTTTCAGTGGTATAGCCGGGAAGACTGTGCAGAGTTTGTACTGCTTCAGATTCACGGGGGTTGCGATGTTCGGGGCGGATATACTGTACCGAAGG